AAAAATATATATATAAATATTATAATATAAAATATTTATAATAATATATAATATAAATATAATAATATAAAAACGCGCGCACGCACGCGTATATACATGCGTCAATAAATAAAAATAAAATAATTGTGAAAATATTTTACAATATACGTCGAAAATAGTTGACAAATTCTGTAAAATGTGATATAATAACATTGTGGTTAAGATGAAGCCACAGAAATTAAAATAAAGGAGAAAATGAGATGGTAACTTTATATGTTGATGCAGATGATACAATTTTAGATTCATCTAAAGCTGTAATTGAAATACTCAACGAAAAATACAATCTTTCTCCTGCAAAAACTATTTTGGATTTAGAAGATTGGAATTACCATTCCATTTGCGACGAAGTAACAGCGGCTGAAGTTACAGAAATTTATAACTCCAAAGATTTTTTTGACAGAGTAAAGATTAAAAAAGGATTTGAAAGTTTTTGGAGAAAACATAAAGATAAATTTTCTTTAAAAATTGTAACAAAAGGAACTTCTGAAAATCTTCGGAGAAAAGAAGAATATTTTGCAAAATATCTTCCAGAAGCTGAAGTCATTGGAGTTGGATTTAGCACAGATACGCTTTCTGATTTTGGCAAAGGCCATATTGATATGACTGGTGGAATTCAGATTGATGATAGAACAGATTCTTTAAATACAAACGCACCGATTAAAATTCTGATTACGCACGGGATGCAACTCCCTTGGAATCAATATCTTGGTGAATACGATAAAGAAAGCGTATACATTTTAGAAAACTGGGATTTAATTGAAGAAAGTTTACTTTTCTTTTATGAACATCCAGAATTTATAAATTAAGGAGAACCTTATATAGTGAAAAAGGTTATTTTAATCTCTGGTAAAGGGCGGCACGGTAAGGATAGTACCGCAGAAGCTCTTAGAAGAAGATACGAAGAAGAAGGAAAACACGTTTTGATTTATCATTTCGCTGATCCGCTGAAAATGATTTGCGAAAATGCCTATCATTGGACACGAGGTGATAAAGGTCCTGTTGGAAGAACAATTCTTCAACATACAGGAGATATTTACAGAAGTAACAAATCTGATTGTTGGGTGAAAATAGCAAAAGAATTTGTTCTCAGTTGTCCAGAAGAAGTGGTAATTATTCCAGATTGCAGATATCCAAATGAGACAAACGTTGCAGATAAGAAAGAAATTATTACATTGTGTGTTAATAGACCAATCGAAAACGATTTAACAGAAGAACAAAGAAAGCACTCTTCTGAAAACGCAATGAACGATTATGATTTTGATTTTTATATCGAAAATGACGGTACACTCGAAGATCTCGAAGATTTGAGTTTTAAATTATACGAATTGATTGAACAAAAATATAAAGAAAGGGGCATGTAATGGCTCGCGAACAAGTTTTATATCAAATTATAAAGTTATCTTCAAAGTTTATTTGTGAAAACAATCTCGATATACCATCATACGATGCTAGACAGGCTGCTTTGGACGGAAACCTTGTTTCTCTTGGTGATAACATTGCTTTTCAACAAGCTCGTTTTATTAATGGCGATAATCGAAATCATCATGAGATATTTAAAGAAATAGAATTTCTTCGTGGTTCGATGAGACGTGCAAAAAAAGAAGGTCGAGCCAAAGATGCAAGAATATTCTGGTATGCAATTTTAAATAAGTTATTTGTTAAAGATTTTGTTCTTGTCACCGTAAATAAAAAATCAGAATATAGAAGGCTTGCAAAAGCAGGGTTTTATTTAAATGGTGTAAGGTATGTTCGTTTTAGTGCCAGCGCAGGACAAATCCGACACAATACGGTACAATTCTGCTCGGAGTGTATTTACGAAGAATTATTTACTCGTTTGATGTGCGATTTAAATAATCGCCTCGAAGAAACAAATATTGCCAAACTGTCTGCATACTTCTCTCTTTCAACGTCTTCGATCATGTGGGTTTCGAAACCACGTGTTTGTATAATCAAAGATTTTGAAACAACACTAAAAGATCAAAAAATCGATTGGATTATAAACACAGAAGATGGGAAAAAGGCAGTCGAAGAAAGAATTCAAGACGTAACAATGAATAGCTGTGACGGGCAGGGGCTTATTTCTCCAGAAATGGCAATGAAATGGTCTGAGGAAATGGGACTTGATTATGTTGCCAGTTCGTACGTTGTTCGCTCCGTGTTTATCAAAGGAAACCTTGTTCCGTTTGATTTTAAAGCGTATGCGGCAGAACATAATATATCAATTATTTATGATAGATGGGGAATACCGCATAAAATAGAAGACATAGATTGTTTGATTTCAGAAAGTCAATTTAAGGAATACAAGGCTTATTCAAGCTGGGAAGATTTCGATTCGTATGCCACTAAATATAATATTGGCTGGGGTGTATCTCGATACAACAAAAAATATGACGACGAATGGGTTCTTGCAAATTATCAATATATTCAAGTTTTAAATATAAAAGAACAAGATGTTAAAGAATTAATTCAACCGACAATTGACTGGCTTCAGAAAGTTTGTAGCGGAGATGATTTATATGCTATGTTATATTCGCTCGGCGGATTCAATCAAGATATGGAAATTGAATATTCTGACGTATACACAAGAGCACAAAACCTTGCCATGAAAGCGGTTGTAAAAAATCCAGAATTTTTAAAAGATTCTTATGTTCAAAGAAAAATTTACAAAAACATAGTTGAATCAATTAATAAATCAAAAATTGGAAAAATCTGGGTTAAAGGAAATTATTCGTTTATGATTTCCGATCCTATAGCACAGTGTCAAAGTGCGTTAGGGTTGCCACCCGTCGGAGTGTTACCCGGTGAGCATTTTTATTCGAACTTCTGGAAAAAACGTGCAAATATTGGCGATGAAATAGTTCTTTGTCGCTCTCCGCTTCTCGACAAACACGAGATAAATCATTGTAAATTATTTGATAACGAAGAGACAACTAAATGGTACAAATGGATTGAAAGCGGAATTGTTTATTCAATATATGATTTGAGTACGCTTAGACATTCTGACAGCGATTTTGACGGTGATATTTGTATGAGCACAAATAATCCAATATTCTTAAAGGGTTCAATGAAAGATTATACAAATCCCATCACATACGCAAAACAACCGGCACCTTCGCATAAAATCTGTCATAGAAACTTCATAGAAACAGATATTCGTGGGTTTGGTACAAAGGTTGGAACTTACAGCAATTATTCAACGATTATTGAAGCAATGCTTCCAATGTTCCAGCGTCCAGAGCAACAAAGGCAGCGAGAAGAACTTCTGCTTCGCATAAAACTCCTTCGAGAAATCAACGGTCAGGAAATCGACAGAATTAAAGGTGTTGAAGCCAAAGGTCCCCCGAAAGACGAATGGCTTAAAATCTGTAAAATCGACAAAGATGATACTGAAGAGCAAAGAAAAGAAAAATATTATCACAATTCACTCGTTATTTCCAAAAAGCCTTATTTCTTTAGATACTTATATCCAGAGTTAAACGAAAAATATAAGAAATACGAAAATACGTATAACGAAACATCAAAATGTATGTTTGGAACGAAACTTAAAAAACTTCTTGTAAAAGAAAATAAAACAAAAGAAGAGAATGATTTCGTAAAAAAATATCATAAGTTTCTTCCTCTTATCAATACGAACTGCACGATGAATTTATTATGTCGTGATATTGAATCCATCGATTTTGATATTAAATATAATAAAAACTGCACAAGCATGCTTCCATATTACGATTTAAATTCTTATATCATAATTCCAGATATTCTTCAAAAGTTCCGCGATATGTATCGTAAATACTGCAATAAAAAAGCAATCACCCTTATCAACAGTGTTTATTCCGATGTTGACGATGAAGATTTTAAAGACATAAGATTCGGTTATCTTGACATTATAAAAGAAGAAATTCAAAATGATTTGATGGCACTTGAACTTACTACGATGGAAACGCTCACTTATATCAAAGCTTTATCACAATCATATACGAAATTCAATTGGGATTTTGCCTGGCAGATACTTGGCGATGACATACTCGATTGTATCGAACAAAAACAAACATACGTGCCAATTGAATGTGAAGATGGCGAAGAATTCCTTGGAAGAAAGTATAAACTTATGCCTATTTCAAGAGAGACACAAAATTTCTTAATAAACGAAGACGGAGAAATTATTTATGAATAATAAAATCTCCGAAGAAAATTAAAAAATATATTTAAAATTACTTGACAATCCCTTATATTTGTGATATAATATAAGGGACGAAAGTCAAGAGAGGTTTTCATGGCGTATCAATATAATAATAAGAACAGACAATATAATAAATTCGGAAATTCCGAATTTACTCATAAAAATAACAACTCAAACCAACAAAACCGTTGGAATAAAAACGGAAATAACGGTTTTAAAAAATCTTATCAAAAATCACAAGATCAACTCGACTACGAGCAATCGTTGCGCGACATGGGAGTTACTCCGAATTGCGATATGACTTCAAGGCAAAGATTTGACAGGGTTATGGCAATGCTCGAAGGTTTAGAGTGCGAGATTGATTATATTGTAAATGTTAAGAAAACGTGGTGGGAAAAATAATTTTATATGGCTAATTTTTTTAAAGATTATAGAGAAAAACAAAAACAAAATTTAAAGAAATATAACGTTACGCAGGAAGAAATCGAAACAATTATGAACAATATTAATCGTAACAAAGGCGAAGATCATTCCGATCATCCAGAATGGACAAAGAAAGATAAAACGGAAGATGTTTCGTTTGTTTACGATACTGAATACGGGTGGGTTCCAAATGAACAATAAATACGATAAGAAAAATTTAAAAATTATTCAAAAGTCATCGCCTGTAGTCGGAGGCTTCCTCGAAGACGAATTAAAAAGACAGGGTGAAACAATCGAGCTTATTGCTTCGGAAAATTTTTGTTCCGACGCAATCAAAGCAGCTTGCGGAAGCGCATTTACCAACAAATACGCCGAAGGTTATCCAACGCACAGATATTCTGGTAGAGAGATGAGATATTACGGCGGATGTGAAAACGTAGATAATCTTGAAGAATATTGCTGCAATATGTGGCGCAAAGTATTCAAAACAGATTACCACGTAAACGTACAACCGCACAGCGGTTCACAAGCCAACTTCGCAGCTTATATGTCTGTTTTAAATCCGCACGACAAAATACTTTCAATGTCGCTTGACAACGGTGCACATCTCACTCACGGGGCTTCTGTCAATTTCAGCGGAAAGCTTTATAATATGAGTTTTTATAATACAGACAAAGACGGTAGAATTGATTATCAAAATATTTACAATCATATTATTTCAGATCAACCCAAACTTATCCTTGCTGGTGCGAGTGCATATTCGAGAGAAATTGATTTTAAACAAATCAAACAAATGATTATCGAAGCAACCGCTGTAATAAGAAGAGATATAAATAAAGAATACCAAACTCCTTACTTTATGGTTGATATGGCTCATATTGCAGGACTTATAGCTGCAGGCGTTCATCAATCACCTTTTGGTGTTGCAGATATTATTACAACTACTACACATAAAACGCTTCGCGGCCCGAGGGGTGGATTGATCTTCTGTAAAAAAGAACTCGCAAAATCTGTTGACGGCGCGGTATTTCCAGGTAGTCAAGGCGGTCCACTCGAACACATTATAGCGGGTAAAGCCATTTGCGCCGAAGAGGCTTGCACAGAAGAATATAAAGAGTATATTCAAAAAGTTGTTTCGAATTGTAAAGTTATGGCGGAAGAATTTAAAAAACTTGGTTACAAAATTGTAACAGACGGAACAGATAATCATCTATTCTTGATAGATTTACGCCACAACCATTCATCGATTACAGGTCTTCAGGTTCAGGAAGCGTGCGATAGAAATAATATCACGTTAAATAAGAATTGCGTTCCGAATGAAAGCAGAAGCCCGAAAGAGACGAGCGGTATAAGAATCGGAACGGCAGCAATGACAACGAAAGGATATACAGCAAAAGACTTTATTGAAGTTGCACACAAAATCGACAAAATCATTTGTGAATTGGACGGTAAGAAATAATGAACGGATATTGTGAACACAAAGATAGACTTTGTTCATTTGCAGAAGGCAAAGACGGTGTTTGTAAAATAAATTCTGATGGTACAGATCAAGATGTAAAAATGAATACGTATTATATTGATATTTACTTATACAAAGATGATGATCTGGTTGCTAATTCTAATTCGATTTATGTTAAAATGCCTGAAGCAAGAGCGGAAAATCTTTTGTTGTTTTTTAAAGTTTTAAATGATAATAATAAAGACGTGAAAATCGAAATGGATAGAGTTTAAATTAGACGTTGTAAAAATGGTGAGAAATATGGGAAAATTCAATACAAGTGATAACAAAAGTATAAAGTCAATATATAATAATGATACAACAGTTTCTTCGTCATCAAAATCTGAGCTCAGTAATGAAGTGACCAGAGAAGAGATTGTAGATTTGGCATATAGGGTTTATAAAGCGAATGGTTCACGAAAACCAATTAAAGTGGCAACTGAATACGGAGAATTTAGAGTTTTAGATGAGAAAGGGAACTCAGTTGAGGAAGGGATTATAGAGGTGTTAAATTTCTTTTATAAGCGAGAAAGCAACAAAAGAGATAGATAATATGTAGAAAATTTAAACTAAATATTTATTAGGCTCGCACGAGATGTGCGGGCTTTTTTTATTTACGCTCGTGTGCGGGAGGCACGAAAACGGGGTTGGGAAATTTCGAATTTTTTGGGATTTTTGAGAATTGTGGGGTAAAAACGAAATTTTTTGATTTTTTTGGGAAATTTGAGTTTTTTGGGTTTCAAAAGGGATGTAGATCACTACATATTCTTTTTGAGATGTAATATATATTAAAAAATGTATATTACAGAGTGCACATAGCACTCACTGCTGAAATGCAGGAGTTAAACTTCGCACTCAACGGAGGTAGGTTTATGGTTATGAAACTTTGGTTAGAACAAGCGAATGAATTCGCAGCTCAACTTAATACTCGCGCTCGCGAGCTTGAAAAAGTTGAAGACAAAAAGTTTGTCGAATTCGACATGCTTTCGATGGCTGTCTTCGATATCGCCGCCGTAATTCGTTATTTTAATGATTACTGCGCGCTGTCTGAAGATAAACACTTCGAGTTAAAAGCTCGTCTCGAACGAGCTTTTAAAGTAGCTTCTCGCTACCCTTCGCCCGAAGCGGAGAAGGTTCGTAAGGCCGCAAGAAAGGTTGGTGCCAAGTTTATTGGCATCAACCTCTAAGGAGGTATCTCCTATGCTTAAGATGATGAATCTTATCTACATCAACGGTCGCTTGGCTTCCAACGAGGATTTAAAATCCTTGTTGAAAGACGAATGTCGTTATGGTGAACGTGCTCTTCGGACCGTTCACTATACGCATACAAACGTTCGAGTAATTAAATATTCGACTCGTTGGTAAAACGCAGAGTGGCACCACATAAGTGGTGTTAATGCGGCAGTTCGGTCACAAGCCCGAACACAAAACATTCGATGGTTGCTCTTCGTGAGTGAGCAACAGCACCGCTAACGGAATAAAAAAACGTACTTGGAGGTACGAAAATGTTTATTTATACTATCACAAATATGTTTGGTCAAACAGTTGTAAGCGCAATCAACCGCCTTCCAAATGGAACGGTATCGGTTGTAACAACAACCGATGTAACCAAAGCACTTCATTACGAAGAAGTCGAAAGACTTCTTACCGCCAGCGAAAGAAGAGCTCGCAATCTTGAGCTCTCTTGGTTAGAAATCTAACCAATCGTTGGTGAACCAAGGTTTTCAGACGTTTGTCCTTAATCAAGCGTTTACCATTGTCTTTCGTTTCGATGATACTCACCGAAAGGGAGTTAAGCTCGGACGAGAAAGGAGACATTATTTTATTACTCAATCTTCAAGACGCGAGAACGCTCGCTGACATAATCGTAACTGACAAAGAAAATCGTCGTGAATTCTACGATGAATTCGAGATTGACAACCTTTGTCGCGAATGCAATCTCAACTATGTTCCTGCAAGATCTCTTGCACACGCGTTGAACGAGTGCAGACAGGTCAAGTCAGCCGAATTCACAGAAATCGACATCGACGGTGGTGAAACCTTCTACGGTGAAACCATAGAAGGCGTAGAAATTAAATATTACGATTAACTTCACACGTGGAGGCGATAACCACGTTAAAAACACTCCTGTAATGCAGCCAAGGACGGTTCCAAGCCCGTGTAAATGCAGAGGACAGGACGATACGAAGCTGTTGAGCGTATCCCCTTAGGTATAGGGTTGAGCCTCGTTTGTGTTGAAGCAAGCGTTAAGTATCTTCAATGGGACTTGCATCTCGTTATGCAAGAAACACCGTCTCAAGTTGGTGTATGTTGAACTTGGGTATTCCCGTAAGACTAACCGAGAGGAAGAAAAAGAAAGTCGGTTTCGCGGAACAGTTGCATTTCCGTTCCAATACGTTGGGTGATACCTCGTATGGATTTCCTGCGCACGTTGCGATACAAAAAACGGTGCGTTTGCGAGCAGGAAACACGAGGGAAGTACCAACGTAAGTGGAGAAAACCAATGTGTTTACATTGGAAATATGTAACAGTGTTGTCTGCTGAAGGTAAAGCGGATTTTACATCCGTACCGCTTAACAATACGGATGTTCCAATAACGGCTTTCGCGAGCGTTTCATAGGACGCTTAGGGCCTTAGAGCGAAGGAGAAAATCTATGAATACTTATCAAGAAAAATTTGCCAACATGATAAACAAGGCAAATAGCAAAGAACTCGTTGAACAGCTTTATGATCAATGTTGTTCTAACTGCACATACAGATTTGTATGCAATGAACGTCTTTGTGGCGTTACGTGGGCAAAAGATATGTCCATTCAGCGTCTGAAAGAAAACGATAAGATGCTCATTCATCTGCACATTGTCTTCCCCGAAGAAAAGAAACCGAAAGCTTCTCCGAAGCCTAAAACGGCTGAACAAAAGGCTGCAAAAGCATGTATTCGGTTTCTCGATCGCGTATACGATCGGACGGACGATGAGAGGCTTAAAGAACTTATCGATGATGTTACCGTACAACTCTGTATTGGTGACACACGGGCAATCGATCGTCTTAAAGAAAATTATGAAGTTCTTTATTATAAGTTAGCCCGTTTATGGTGGAAATACGTCGAAGAGACGAAGGAGGTGAAATAAGATGCTTTGCATTTATGACTTTCATGAATTCAGTTATCTTTGTAAAAAGAAACTGAATATTAGAACCGTTAAGGACTTGAATAAAGTCCTTAACGCAAGCAAAATCACAATAACGCAATTATATTGTGTTTTAAACGGCGGATGGGTAGACATCAACAAATAAAAAAAATCGGTTGACCTATCGACCGTAAACGGGGAAAGGAGATAATTTTATGAAGGTTTTTGAAGTAAAAGTAGATTGGGCAACCAACGACGCAGAGGACTGCACAACGGAACTCTACAACACAAAAGAAAAGGCTCAAAAGGCATTTAATTTCGAAAAGTTGCAAGCCATGGAAGACTACGGAGTTTTTGATGAACAAACTGGTGCGCTGATTGATGAAAATTGGACGCTTGAACAAAGCGAAAATTATTGGGAATTATTTGAAACAGGATATTGGAATACAAACCATTGCTTAATAACTTTAACTGAAAAGGAGGTGAAAAAATGACAAAACAGCAATTAGAAAATCGCGACAGATTTATCAACAAACTCTTGTCAACAGCTGAGCATAACGGAAAAGAACTTGGATATCTTGATGCAATCAAGTTTGCTGATTGGCTGCATAGAAATGAAAGCACGTTGAACAGACTTGCTATAGAGCAGTGTACTTCAAACAATTATAATGCTGTAAAGCAAGAACGCATCGAAAAACGTGTGGTAAATGCAATTGCCGAAACGATAGGCTGTAAATGCTACACGCAAAGAGATCTGAGAGGGTTTGCAATTCGTCTGTATCTCGTTGATGAAGACGGTTGTAAATGGTTCAATGGTTTCGACGGCGAAACAAGCGGTTGTAATTGGTAACTCAATAAAACTATTAAGAAGTCTGGGCGATACGGACATAAACGAGCAAAGGAGAAAAACTATGAAACAAATCAACACAAAATTCGGGACAATTTACATCGAAGAATGGGAGTTTGACCATCATAAACCGTGGCAACGCGAAGAAGAAGACCGCGTTAAAATCTTCGACTCAAACGAACGCTATCTTGATTACTTTTCAGCTGATTCAATAGAAGAAAACGCAGAGTATGACAATATTACTCCACAAGAATTATTAGACAAGTACGCAAGTGACTTTGCGAATATGGGAACCATTGAGGAATTCCTTGATGAGCTTGGTATTGAATATGAGTTCGTTGGCACAAAAGATGAAACGATTGCATATTTGCACAACGAACTGAATTGGGATTTGCCGAGCGAAGATTATAATCCACTTGATAACGAATGGGTGAACAAAATTGGCGATTACTACATTGTAGTATCAGAATATTAAAATTGTTCAGAAGAAAATTATAACAAATGGTTTAAATAGGAGGATAAAAATATGTTAAACCAACAATTACATGATGAACTTGCAGCCTTTCTTAAGGCAAACTACCATGAATTCGACGAAGAAAGCAAGTGTTTCTTCGACGAAGCTTACACCGATTATAACGATCGGATAAGCGACAAAGACCTTGGAGAAGTTCTTGATTACGATGATCCAGAACAAGCGTTCGAGGAAATGCTTTGGAATTGCTATACAGATTGCGAATGGCAATATCGCAATGATATTGTATCGGAATTTCTTAAAACTCCAGAGGGTTCGAAGTATGACCGCGAAGAAGTCGATGACGAACTCGTCGAAATGTGGTACTTCAAAATACCCGAAGATCATTACTTTGAACAAGAAGTCAATGTTGATATCGCCGTTGATACGGGTGATGCGAATTATGATTACACCTTGAACGCAGTTTACCCGCATTACAACGGTCGTGAAGACGATGAAATCGATGAAAAAGCATCGCTTGTATGGCTCGCGAAAACACAAGGTTATACGAAAGAGCAGTTGCAAAATTGTCTTACCAACGGCAAAGATAAACGTGATGCAAAAGGTTTTTTGGAAACCGTTTATCAAGAAGTTATCAACTGCTCGACGGGTTGTCCAGCGTTGATAATTCCTATCAAAATGACTGTAAGGCAGTTGTTAAAAATCGGCAAAATTATCAACGCTCGCGACAAAAACGGTTATGTTTACGATCCTGACAAACGAAAAGATTGCGGATCGCTTATAATCGATAAAAACGTCGATTGCGCTCTGTACGATTCTTGGGCAGGTGGCGGCGGTTGCTGGGGTATCGAACTTGAAAAGGATATTGAGCTTCCTATCAAGTTTATTCATAAAGCAATTCCCGATGGATGGTTTCATTATTCGATGAAAGAGTGTTACGGAGTAACTTCCGCTTGTTGGAAAGATGCGTTGAAACAAATTAAAGATTAAAAATTATGCTGTCCTATCGGCAACACGGGGAAAGGAGAATTTATATATGTTTACCAATTACACAGAAATCATTAAAGTTCCCGACAACTGGACGGATTTCGACAACGAACGCGATGAACTTCGCGAGGAAATCGCCGAAAAGCTCGACAACGGCGAGAAGGCTGATAAAATTATCAATATCATTGATAATAATTGGTCTTTCTTCGCCGAAGAAACAGCGGTTCTCGTCGAAGTCGAAGGTTACGATTGTTTGACAATCGTAGATGAAGACGATAACGTCAACGAAACGGTTTATCCGTTCGATGAGCATCGGACTTATCCGATGCAGAAAATGGAGCAAAAACTGTATTTCAAGCGTTATTAAAAAATAATTGGTTATAAAAAACCGAAGGAGTAAATATTATGAAAAAACTTTACTTAAATAATTGGAATGTCAACGCAACGAAAATTCTTGACGAAATCGATCGTCAAGTGAAAGAACTGGGTGGCGAACCTGCTGCCGAGTTCGGTCACGATTATTATTTCGCAAAAGAACCTGTCAAAGTCGAAGCGAAAGATGGTTCGACATTTATATCGAAACACGCAGACGTGTTCGGTGTATATACGAAATTCGTCATCGATAACATGTATTATTACATTGAACTCGACGATAATCCATTCATGGATTTCGCTTTCACAAAAGCAAATCGAGATTATAAATGGAATAATCGGTATGGCGAAATACTTCCGAAGAATTTGTTCAAATATAACGAATTCCAGTTATATACCGATGAACAAATCAAAGAAACTGCGAAAGCAATTCTCGATTGGGCATTACAAGCAAGAGAGAATAACATCTGTCGCAATGATAATCGCGTCTTCGGTAAATTGATTACCGAAAGTGAATGGAAATCAAAACAAAAGGAGGTGAAATAAAATGCGTAATACCATCAAAGCAAAAGTAGGTTATGTCATTTGGTTCAAAAAGAGCAAACCGAATAAAGTAATCGTATGCGATGGCGATGATGTCCTTTTCGAAGGCGAACGTCGTTCGTGGGAAGATTACAAAGACGAGGTTCTCGACGAAGGGAACGAAATGGCACACAAGGTTGAAGTGTTCACGACGGTAAAAGGAAATCAATTCATTTACTGGCGTGATGAAGAAACTGATGAAGACTTTGTAACAAAAGTCGAACAAAATTAAAATTAAGGAGAAAATATTATGAAAACTTATTACATCAGAGTAACAGAAACAATTGATCGCATCGTCGAAGTCCACGCAGAAGACTCAAGCGAGGCTTTACAAAAAGCAGAAAACGCTTATTACAAAGGCGAAATCGTACTCGATTCAGAAAATTCGGAAAATTTCGTTGATACGCAATTCAACGACGAAACTGAAGAAACGATTAACAACTACGAACTCGGTGGAATGCCGAAATTTTACGAAGTAAAATAAGGAGAAACTGAAATGATTAAACTCACTAATTTCCAAAAACGTATCCTGAAGCAAAATCTTGTAGAAATCGCAGCGAAAAACACAGAGAGGTATTTCGGCGATTTGGTATTCGCTTTCGAATGGCTTGACAACCACGAAGAATTCGAGGAAAAGACGGTTATCTTTATTTCTCGAAAAAATGGTATCGAGTTGAATTACCTCGATAACCACAGAATTCAAAGCTATCTTGGATGGGGCAAGGAGGGTGATCAACAGGCTTACACCGTTGATTTATTCAATCTCGCAACCATTCACGATGGTTGGGATTCGAGAGATCAAGCACCCGCCGCAGACAAAATTGGGCACTACTCTTATCTTCGTGATGAAGACGATGACAGATTTTGTTGTATTCGCAAGTATTAAACGTTAAAGAAACAGTCGGGGTTGCAAAGTCAACTCAAAAATTAAACCCGACTGTCCCGAAAGGGAAAGGAAAATATATTATGAAAAGCTACACGCTCATTGAAACCTGCGTTGATGCAGAGGACAAAAACACCGCAGTTGAAAAGACTGAAAACGTTCTTCGTGGTAAACCGCAAGGCGTTGAATACGAAGCAAGCGTTGTTTTAAACGCAGACACGGCGCATAAAGCTTATTTACAATATCTTTCTCGTTGGATTTTTGAACATTACGAAGACGAGTTCCAAGGTTGTTCGCCAGCTGGATATGACGAATGGCTCGATTGCGAAGGAGAATCGTATTGCGAAGATAATTCTATTAACGGAATGGAACCTGAACGCTATCTTGCTTCTTTGCTTCTTGCCAACAGCAGTTATAAAGGCGAAAAGTATTATGAAAAAGAAGATGAATATACGGAAATCATCAAAGAAAATAAACATCTTCTTTTGGATAACAACGAAGACGGTCCGATTGACTAAAATAATCAATAAATCAAATTATACCTTGGGACACTTTCCTGTTTAGAAAGCCGAAAAAGGATTTATTATGTTTAGTTTCAAAGAATACAAAGAAAAAGTTGATTCCGCACAACAGAAAGCAACTCAATTCTCGACGATTGAAGACGTACTCAAACAAATGGGCGCGTTGAGACCGTTGAAGAAAAACGGCGATTTATCTGAAAAAGGTTGGGTTGCGTTTGAAACGCTTCGAAACTTTTTGAGTTATCTCGCACAGCAAAATGTTGTTAAATTCTACGAGGACAAACTCGACAAATTTATTGATCAAATTTATTGTAAAGACTAATTTATAAGGAGATAAAAATATGAACAAAATTACAGTAGCACAACTCAAAGAACAGCAGCAAATCTCGTCGCTCGATGAATACACCAATATGGATTTATCGCACAGCGAAGACGTGGAAAGGTTCAAGGACATTTTCCCGAAATCAGTCGAAGCAATCGAAAAGTTGCCGACCGACAAAATCTACGTAAACACTGCCGATTATGAAGGTTCGGATTTTGCTTTTTATCGCTACGGCTCGGTACGTGCTTGGGCTTATCAAGCTCTCGAATGGGCGTATATGGACGATTGTGACGAAGAAGCCGAACCCGATGATTGGAACACCGTAAACGTTTATCGGTTATTCGACGGATTTAAAGCGGAAAAAGTAATCGACATAATCAACGAATATTGGCAAATCGAACTTGCCGAATTGGAGGATTAAAACATATGGAAATTAGAAATCTCGAAGAACTTTTAAAGACAATCAGTCCCAATATCGTCGTTTTCGACGAGAACGGGGAACTTACACAAGATGCTTATCTCGCGTATGATAAACTCGTATCGATACTCGAATTCTTAGACGATCAAGGTGTGATAGAAAACAAAAGCATAATCGACAAACTTGATAGTTGGGTTGACGAAGTAGTAGAAATGCAATATTAAACGCATAAAGGAGATAAATCGTATGTTTAACTTCAAAGACTACGTTTTTCGCGTCAAATGTAATAATACCCCTGCAATGACAGTCAGACTTGTCGCAGAAGATTATGAAAAGGCTGTGTTGTATGCAAAAAATATGTATGCCGCAGAAAATTCGATTTATGCCGACGATCGCTATAATCTTTGGCAAATTAAATCGTTATAAACAAACCCGTGGGCGGCGGGTAATCCGCCCAAAGGAGTTCGTTATGAATAAAACAATTTTGGAAAGAATTAAGAAAGAAAATCACGTTACAGATTATCCTACAGCAACAAGCGGATATCTTCTCAAAGATGGAACTTATGTTCATCTGATTGCAAAAGAAGACGAAGACCGTGGTAATTTTTATAGAGATGATCATCGTTCTATAAGGAAGTTTTTCAACAAAAGAAAAACAGATAATTGGAGCGGTATGACCGATTTTGTAAAAATGGGAAATATTCGCTTTTCTCCAGAGTGTAATGGTTTTCAGTTTATAAAAAGACCAACTCGCGAACAAATCAAAGAAATTATTTCTTATTGCTCGCATGCAAGAAGAAATCAAAAAGAATATTATATTGAAAAAGTAAACGACGATTTTGTCGTTAAAAAAGAATATAATATTGAAGATTTAAGAGAATTGCTTTACAAATAATCAAAATAAATTTGGTTGCTCCCAGCCATAAGGGAAAAGGAATTTATATTATGAATAAGAAGACGTACAAAGTAGCAGTTGCATTGAACAACGGTATCGAAGGAATCAAATTCGTTAAAGTCGAAGCTTATGATGAAACGCATTTAGAACATATTCTCAAAACAAGAAATCTGGAATATCGTTTTATCGATTCTGTAACCGAAAAACGTAAGTATTGCGTTTCGATTTGCAATTTCAAAAATGGAATTCGTATCGAAGAAAAATGCGATATTTATGAAGAATATAAAGATGCAAAATTATTCTTTAATAAATACGCACTCGAAAACAAATATGTAATGCTTTGGCTTTGTGAAAACGATGAAACAAAGATTTGCGAAATCGAATCTTACAAACCGACTCTCAAAACAAAAGAAGAAATTCTTGCGTTTATGAAAGAAAGTTGGGGCGAAGAAGCCGTAACAGAATATGTTTCTCACGACGGTAAACAGTGTTATCGTGTGTTTGGAAATACAGTTCATTTCCAAGATTTATGTGAACGTGCAAATATCGAATGGAAATGGGTTGACGATTTCCAAATGATCGCAAAGGGTTCCGATTTTGAACTTGAATATTGCGAACACGATATCATTCTTGCGTTTGAAAAATAATTTAAAAAACTTTATTTCAAACGCTTGACAGAATAAATTTAATTTGTTATAATAAAATTGTAACCGACCTGCGGCGGTATATCCGCAGGAAAGGAGTTATTATGGAAACTAAAACCACACTTAAAGAACTTGTAACAAAGTACGTTGAAAACGCAGCGTTTAAAGCCGCTGCAGAATATTATAATAAAGATAATATTCCGACAAAAGAAGAACTCGAATATCTTGATAAATTTGGGTTGAATTTCACTGAATTCGCGGCTCATTACGAAGTTGTAACGCTCGACGCACCTGACGGAGAAATCCGCACGATTGATAGTACTTGCGACCTCGAAGAAGCGTTGAAGTGGTACAACGAAGAAAGCAATGGATATGTTTATATCCAATTCGTAGACCACGAATCAATGCTTATCGCAGTTTTAAAATGCAATTTTTAATTAAGGAGGATAAATATCATGAAAACGGTAGGATTTGGAGTCAATATGAAGTATAACGAATTGGATGGGTTTGAACGTGTGGCAACGTTCGAAAATAAAGAAATAGCGTTCGCTGTTTTTCATCTTCTTTCACAGTCATCAGAATATAAAGATACTGCAATGGCATTGGAAGTAGAAGAAATATTCGAAGATGATTTCGGCGGATATGAGTACAAAGTACTTGCGTCGAAACAAAATTAATTAAATTTTAAGGAGATATAATATCATGGAAAACAAAATGTATTTCGCGTCTAACGTGGACAGAAACGGCAACACTTATCAAGCAATTGTTGACAACGACAACAAAACCGTCAGAAAAGGTTATTTCCTTTTTAGATGGAAAGATCAAATTAAAATGTCAAAACGTCAAATCAAACAAATAATTGAGCAGTACAAAAAGCAAGGTTATGAGGAGGTTTAAGTATAATGAAATACGTTAAAATCAACAGACAAGAAGCACGCAAATTGCACGAGGAGGGAGATAGCGTATATCTCCTGCCTTCCAAGGCAAATATCAACTCTGTTTGGTGGGAACCAGCAGAGTTGGATAAAGAACAAGATTTCGATAAATTCATAAGCGAATATCGATTCTATAACTGCAACAAAGAAACTGGAAAAGGAATTATCTTTTATAAAGAAGAAGAAAGATTCGAACCAAGACAAAGAACAGCTATTGACGAAAATGTTTGGTGGGTTGTATACGACAAATTTTCTCAAAAGTATAGCACTCTTACTTGTTTTGGCAAATATAGAACAAAGAAAGATTGTTTAACTGCAATCAAACTTTATAAGGAAAATTAAATTTTAAGGAGTAATAAATATGAAACAATTCGCAAATGTAAGCAACACGAACAGCAAACTCGGTGGACAAATCCTCAGCATCAATATGCCAGCAGGAATCACCTGCAGACCAGACGCACCTTGTTACAAAGGTTGTTATGCAAAACACGGACATTGGCTGTATAACAATGTCCAGAAATCTCTGCAGGAAAATCTTGAACACTACAAAGAAAATCCGAAGCTTTTCTTTGATAGCGTTGCAACGCAAACCGCTTTATCGCGGTTTGTACGCTGGCATAGTTCGGGAGATATCGTTGATCCCGAATACTTCGAAGGAATGTGCAGAGTTGCAAGAAAGAATAAAGAAACTCATTATCTTTGTTTTACAAAGAAATATGAAATAGTAAATTCTTATCTTGATTCTGGAAAGAAAGTTCCAAAGAATTTGACGATTGTGTTCAGTGCTTGGAGTGGTTGGCTTCCTGAAAATCCTTATCATCTTCCCACGACTTATGTTTATGGGAAAGATTTCAGGAATGAACTGATCCCTCAGGATTCCATCCCCTGCACGGGTAGCTGTGAAAAATGCCAAGCTTGTTGGCAGTTGAAGAAAGGGCAGAGCGTTTGGTTTAAAAAGCACTAAGTTAAATTAAATTTTAAGGAGTAAATAATATGATTAAATGTTGCAATTGTGAAAAAGAGTTTGAAACCGAAAACGATTTAAGTCTTATTTGTGAAAAACAAGAATTAATCAATGGTTTTTGGCAAGCCACAGAGAGATTTGTAACCGACGGAAATATTCCCGAAGACACAGACACCGAAAGATATGAAATATTTAAAGGTTGTCCCGATTGTCTTGGTGACGAATGTTTAATGGATGTAAAAGATTAAATTTTAAGGAGATATAAATATTATGGTAAACAAAAACGATTTCAATGCAAAACAGTTTCTCAAAGGCTTCGACGAAGAAATGCAAAATCTTATGGAGATTGACAAATTCTATACGAACGACGGACGCACAGAATGCGCGAAAATCATCGTTCGCGGAAAAGAGTTCGAAGTTGAATTCTGGAATACATTCGCTTATTTCTACGGTGAAAGACCGAGAGGATATAAAAATTATATCCTCTCTTACGAGGTTACGGAAACATCAACAAAAGATGGTTCTATGTGTATTGGTTTCGATACGGAAGCTTTCGAGGACAGGAAGATAACTCTCAAGTTAATGAAACAATATTTTCCAGAATTAAGATAAAATTAAATTTTAAGGAGATATAAATTATGGTTTATCGTAAACGCACGCAAAAAGATGTAACCGACAGCAAAATCATCGAGATTTGGAACGAATGTCTCGGAGAAGCCAAACGGCTTTATCCGAGATACTTCGAAAACTGCACACCAGAACTTTATATGGACAATTCTTGTTCACATCTTGGAAAATGTTCTTACAGTGTGATTGATCCGTATGAAAGAAATGTTGACAAAATCAGATATTCTCGGTGTATCATCACGATTAGTTCAAATCTTAAACAAGATTATGAACAAATTCGCAAAACGATTTGTCATGAACTCGGCCATTTCGTTACACCGAAAGAACATCATTCGTATTTATGGAAAATTCGCTCGGATAAAATCGGCGAAAAGTGGGGATATAAAGCAACCCGTCTTGCGGATAGCGAAACGTTCCACAAAGCCATTCTCGAAGCACCGAAAAGAACCACCGCGTTTAAATATATGGTTTGGTGTCCCTGCTGCTTTGCAAATTGGAAATATAAAAGTTTGTGCGGTATCGTAAGAGAGCCGCAAAGATATCAATGCGGAAAATGCAAAGTAAAATTACAATCAAAGAAAATTATTTTGGAGGACAAATAAAATGACAAAACTTACAGAACTTGAAAAGCAGAAAGCAATCACTTGTGTTGGTTACATTGAAGGAAAATTCAGATGTGACCGTTATAAACTCGAAGTTGAATATGACAAACTCGGTCATTATGACGAAGAGTTAGACAAAAAGTTGGAACACGCAAAAGAAATGGAAGAGTTTTATTCGGAACTTGGACGTAAATTAAAGGAGGTACTTTAACATGTACGAAATCGGAAGAACGGAATTAACTTACAACTTAAAAGACGCAGAACGCAAAGGCTGGGAACGGAGCGAAAGTATTATTATCTTTCATGTTCCAGAAGAAGAGTACAATCTTTTGAAAGATAAATCTCTGAGTGAAATCAGAGATTATCTCGAAGAAGAGTATGGTATGCACAACGGTTCTGATTATTATGTGCAGCCAGGCGCAAGATACACGGATTATGTGGTAGAAGCCATATATGAAGTCGGTTGGGACGGTCAACTTATTGTTCGTGAAATCGAAGCATTGAATATTTAAGGAGATATATTATGAAACAAGAACGTTATAACAATTACAAAGATGAATACAAAGAACTTTGCGAAACCTTCGGTGAAAAACCGAAGATCGATGTAGACAAACTTTACGATTGCGAAGTACGTATCGAAGGTGAGATTGAAAAGCTTCTTAAACATCAGAACAAGAAGCTTTACAAACAAGCCAAAGCAGAGCTCGAAGCAGAAGGCGTGAAATACAATCTTTCGGCGGAAAAGAAAATGTTTATTTTAAATCAATTCAAAGATTTCTTGTTTGATTTCAGAATTTTTCCGAAAGTCGAGGATTATAAAGCTGCTTTAAAATGCGACAAACGTTCGCAAATTATTAAAATTCGTGAAAAAGTCAAGGAGGGCTGGAGTTATGACTTATGATAAACTTGTAAAATTTCTCTCAACGTACAAAAAGTGCTCTTACGTGAAGATCTTATATAAGATCGATGTAGGAACCGACAAAGCGAAGGCGAACCATTACAGCGTAAATAAGCTCGTCAGAATGACTGTCCGTATCGGGTTAAATTATAAACCGACGGCTGACGATATATGGTTCTCTCCTACAAATGTAAGCGGCATCGTAAAAAGTAATTACGATGAAAACCGTTTATATCTGCAAGCGTTTCTTTCGCCAAACAAACCAAAAGTAAAATATCTTCTCAACGGTCAAATTGAGAGAAAATCATTTTTGGTTAATTACGGATATTTGAACACGAAACAACTTCTGCACTCAAACGGAAATATGTTTACGCTCAATATCGATAATATTATTAAAATCGGAAAGGAGGTAATGTAAACCAATGTCGATTAGTATATTATTTGTTATTGTTTGCTTTTGGCTTTGGCTCCATGGTGCGTTTCCACCGAAAGATCCGCCAAATGAGTAAACCGCTATCGAAGAGCGAGGCTTCGAACAAATCTTATTATTTGAGGTGAATTATGATATTTTTAATTCTTATAGGTTGGTGTGTCTATCTGTTTTGTAAAGAAGCAGGGAAGACGGTTAGCGAACTTCGCGGCGTTGTCAGAAAAGAAGCGCGCGAACACGAAGCGGAGATTATTGCAGAAGAAATTCTCAATGATCCGACTACTCAAATTATTGAAATAGGGGAGGCGAGGATATTAACGTTTATGATTGATGGATATCAAGAAGTTATCATACTCAACTAGCAATTGACGGGCGGCGGATAGGAAAATAATCTTATCCGCCAAACCTTAAAACTTCACAAGCTTTTTAAAGGACATAATAACGCTCAAGCGCATCGAACCCCAAAGTTGCGCTATACAAATAGTAAGATACGCGAGGGCGTATTATGCGGGAATTTACGCGCCACGGCGCGACGAAATGGTCTGAACGCCGCCCTTGAAGCATTGATAAAAATGGTTGAGCGTCGGTTTGTTTGTATATAACAAAAAAACAGCCGATCTTTCGACCGACTGTTTTGAAAGGAGTATAACAAATATGAACCAGCCAAACAAAGAACGAATCGCAAACGCTCCTGCAAGGCACTATGATCAATTGTAAGAGAGGGAGAAATCAAATTTAATGTATATAAAATTTTAGGAGGATTGTTATGAGTGTAGTGATCGATTCTCCCTCTCTTCTGTAAGCAAATCCGAATGGCTTCGAGGTTTCCCTCTCAACCTTTCGACACATATAGTATACCATATTTCTTGGGAAAAGTCAACTGATTTTAGTATATTTTTTAAATATTTTTTAAAGAATTTTCGAGCTGACCGATTATTTTTTAGCCGCCGCCCGCGCAGGGCAATATAATTACCCTGTAATCAATTTTTATCCCTATTTCTTATTGATTACTTAATAAATATCAGACTAACTTTCCTTCCCTCGACCAATCTATCTACTTACATCAAATCGCTTAATCTACGGGCATTTTTCAATCTTTCAGCCGCCGCCCGCTTTTGTTCATCAGTAAGATTCGACTTTATCGTTTTTGCTCTTAACGAAATAAGTTTCTTTGGAACGATAAAAAACACGCCAACGACATTCCCGTCTTGATCTTTAACAACATCTTTCAGTTTCCATTCACAACCATCGCTGTTGAACATATTTTTAATTTTAGTAAGAACTGTATTATCACTCGTATAAACTTCCGCTTCTTTATCGGTTCTTCCATAATTGATCGTGGTTTCCTGTTCATCAGCCGAAACGCCTGTAATTGACAAATCATTAATATTCATTTTTTTCACCTTTTATATTATTCCCTTTGATTGGGTTATATATATTATAACATAAATTCTTTTGTTTGTCAACTTATTTTGATATGTTAAAATCAATTTTTTTATATGTTTTTTATTATTGTATCAATAAATATTACACAAACTGTTGTTTGGTAGTATAATCTATCGACCAAAACAAACTTATCTGATATTTATTATCGTCCTTGGGCGGCGGATAATAAATAAAGAAAAAGTGCGGCGGACAGCTGCCCTCTTATGTTTTACAGTAATCACTTATCGCTTACAATAGGCTCTTCCGCCGCCCGTGCGGCTTCTTTCAACTTCTCGATTTCATCGAATGGAGATTTCCTTCCATAAAACTTTGCCAACGCTTCAACTGCTCCGATAAATTCATCGTATTTATCTTCGTGATAAAGACCGACTGTTTCACAAACTATTCCATCACTCGCAATCGTTGTATTGTCTGCATAACAAACGATTTTAAGTTCCCTTCTTACAATTTGTTGTTTGTCAAGCTTGAAATTATGTTGTAAGGTTTGTTGAGATACAATGGCTTTATACTGTAAGCCATTACGCATTTCCATCAAAACCCCTCTGCCACTTATTAACCGTTCGAGCTCCCATTGACCATCTGGAAGTTTCTTTGTGATTTCAAACATATCACCATAACAATCCCACTCTGGCTTTGTACACTTAACAAGTGCACCGATCTTCATGTCTTCAAGCTTCATACTTTCTCTCCTTTCGGGCGGCGGACCATATATTGTTTTTTGCATATAATTCTTTTGCATCTACTTGTATTTGAATCGATTCAGATTCTTTTGTTGTTTCTGCTTCTTCTTCAAATTTTACAGTGTCTCCCCAACCGTATTCTTTCATATCTTTGATCCTTATTTTGGACGGTTATCCGCCGCCCAATATTTATATATTAATTATACTACATTTATTCTAATTTGTCAAGTATTTTTAAAGGGTTTTTATGAATTTATTTGAATTATTTTTATCGGTGTTCGGGCGGCGGATAAGAAGCTTTATCACCCTTTTCAATCCATTCTTCAAGTAAAAATCTCATTCTTGATGATGGAATATAAATATTGATTTCTTCTTCATTTCTAATTGCACTTCGAAATATAAATTGTAATAACTCTGACAAAGCCCAACCATTCTCATCTACTCTTATGTGTTGATCTAAGAAAAAGCCTTTAAGAATAGGGTTGAAATATCTATTACAAAGATAAGCAACCGACACTCTATCCATGTATTCATTCGTGGCTCTTGCATTACAAGCGAGGAAAGATTTAGAATATCCTTTATTTTTTAATAAAGTTTTATTTTTCTCAAACGTTGTCCACAAATTTTTATTCGACGGTGTTTTGGCAATATTTTTAAAGAAATTACTTGTTCTTTTTTTAAGTTCTTCAATTAAAATACCATCTTTGTTTTTGTTATACCAACTTACAGACAAAGCAGTATCTCTATCTCCGATATCATTAAGTTTTTTATTTTGTACAATATGAATCAATTTGCCATAATCAATCTTTTTGGTATCTTCGACATTATCTGAAAAATTATAAGTTTCCAAACTATCGCCTTTGATTCCAAGATATCTATATTTAAGATTATTATAATCATAATAACATCTTTGTATTTGTGAATCAAACATATAAGTTAAAATATAAATATCTTTAAAAGCAGTAAAACATTTAACAGGGAATAAATAAAGCAAAGCGGTATTGTTATAGTAATATAATGCTTCAAGATCAATATAGCCTCTATATTTATCAAGCCATTCACCATCGTACTTCTTTTGATTATTCCATTTTAAAATACCATTTTCACCTGTAATTGTATAATTAAGAAGATATTTCAAGTCAGCACCTTTAATATCATCCATTTGTTTTACAACTTCAACAACTTCATCCATTATAAGAATATATCCCTGTATTCTTACTAACTCCATAATATCTTCGTTAAATTGTAAAAACAAAGAATGTGTTGACACAATATTCATACCTTGATTAAACAGCCATTCTATTCCTTTCAGTTTACTTCCCATAACATCTGGTTGTTTAAACTTCTTTTTTGGACATGATTTAATAATTCTTTCAACTTCATTAAGATATGGAGTAATATATAAAAACTTGGTATCATCATCAGAATTGTTAATCATATTAATAGCTGCCGATGTTTTACCTGCACCGCAAATAGCATCAACAATATTCACTGTTAAATCTTTGATTTCACTTTTGTGTTCTTCTTGTCTAATATTGTTTAGCATTTCTCTCATTTCAGGAGTATCTTCATCTTCTTCATAAGGATTAATATTGAAAATATTGTTCATAATTTAACCTCCGTTGGTTGCAGGCATCACGTGTGCGTGAGCTTCGCACACGCATGAAATAATCGCTTGCCTTTGACGATTTTAATTACTATAAAAAACTAATTTTAGCACTTTTTGAATATTAAAAAGTTCTAAAAAATCGCTGGAAGCCGCTAAAATGGCGGGTTTTTTTGGCCTCTCCTTAAAGATAATAAGTATTACTATATAAGCTGAAAATACACCTTTCCAGCTTACACACATATTATATCATATTTTAAAAAATTTGTCAACTGATTTTACGGGGTTGGGAAAAAGTTTTAAAAGATTTTTATAAAAGGTGTCGAACACGAGAGTATATAATATATATGTATAGTAGTTATTATATATACTGGAACGTTCGACACCTTTTTTATTTATGATGAATTATGAATTATGACAAATATCCTTCGCCCTTTCGGGCGGCGGATATTTTTTTTATACTTTTAGACTTATAACGAAGCCGCTCGTTTGGGCGGCGGCTTCTTATAAGATATACGGGGTTGGGAGAAAGGTTGGGAGGTGGGCGGCGGATATGAGGAATGATTAGTGATTAACTATTTTTTTTGGTTTAGGGTAAATTTGATGTTTTTGATTCTCTTTTTTTTATAAAGAAAAAGAGAACATATCATAAAATCATAAAACAAACAATAAAAACACCGTAAAATCACATATCAACATTATAGTCACCCACATCAAACCAACTATAAACTCATCCACAACTCACCAACACAAACATCCATAAACACCCATTCCTCTCCATCTCTCTCCACTCTCAACCCTCTCCAACCCCATATTTTTCACACCGAAGGTGTTATCCTTATTATAATCTTAATATATCAAGTCTGACCACTAACTATATAAAATAACCACAAAACACGTAAAAATCAGCTGTTTTTGACCATTTTATGCTTATTTTGGCATAAAAACATATAAATTATATTATATCATAACCACTCATACAAATATACTTATATTTATATCATTCAATCCAAGTTACAATGTTTTCTTGTTACTTCGTTAAACCAACTGCCTTTATCTTCTTATACTCATTTTAGTCAGTATCTTTAGACCATATTATAAACACATTATCCCACCTGTAATATTCAAATTAAAACCTTCCTACGTTGACAAAATGGGCTCAAATTTCGACGAGAATGTTTGAGTGGTATAAGTTATCGATTAAGGTGTGTCGTTTAAATTTGACGTGTTAGAACGCAAAATAAAAGAAACGCCCGATTAAGAGCGTTTCATGTTTTAAAATTATTAGTTATACCAAGTGATAACAAGTTCTGTTACGAGTTCATAAGAATCATCGTCTTCGCAAGTTACGAATTTAACCGTATATCCATAATCAGTTAAAAGAGATTTGATTTTACGAATATTTGTAATATAGATATTCCCAATAGAAGAGGTGCTGAAAATTGTATCGGACGTATCTTCAAGATAATCTTTCAAGAACGGATAAGAAATTCCCCAATGCAATTCGCTTTCACCCCTCTCGGCTGTTTCACGGATCTGTTTGAAAACTTGGTTTTTAAACCACTCATAACCCTTGTTCAATGACACCTCTGCTGCTTGCTTTGCACTTAAAAACATTTTTTCCATAACTCTTTTTTCCTTTGCTCTGAAGGGCTGATGCAATTATGGCTACATCGCGAACCCTGAAATAATATATAAATAATCAAGCGTGCGCATCGCTTGGATTATTCTTCATAGTTTAACTTCCTTGGCAACTTTGATTTCAGCTATCTCACGTTGTTTTGGATCGAGGGAGGATTTTACTCGCTCCCTTGCTTCATCTTCACTGTTGGCTTCGACTTCAATATATTTTGGAACGTTTATTTCAACAATATATCTCATTTCTTGCCCTCAATAAACGACATAATCTTCTCCGTGGTATAAGCTGTGATTATAGTTGCCTTGGTATCGAAGTTAGTATCGATAGGCTCTTTTGTGATAATATAATCATCTTCGCCAACGCATTCTTTCGGATCACTTACTCTTTCTCCAACGTTCTCAAAGAGCTTGTAAACGTTCAGATATTGAGCAAGATTAATATATTTCTTCACCCACGAATTATTTTCTGTGAACGAGCAACGAGCGTTAGAATCAACGTTTTGATTAAGCCAAATCATTTCTCTGGTCTGTAAATCAATCGCGAACAAAGCACAAAACGATGAATCTGATGTTATGTTGAAAGCCGTCTGGACTGTCTTGGGTTCATAAACTTCACCGCTGTTGAACTTGTCTCGGAGCATATAACCAGCCCTGCAGAACACATCTTTGAATTTTACACCAGAATATACATTGTTAAAGAAAATCATGTAGTGCGATGTGGAATAAGTTTTAAGAACATTGTCAATATCAATATCGAAATATTCGCTGCCGCCGTTATAACCAGACGTCTGATCGCCAGAGAAATTTACAGCATTTAAATCCCAATTTGTATTATAATGATGATAATTTCTGATATCTCTCCACTCACTCCAGTTGAATTCTTTGATGCTGTTAAAATCTTTATCTACAAGCCAGCAAGACAAATCGATATCATTTACTTTTTCCCAATAAGTGAAAGCACGAACGATTGCACCGTTTGGAATTGTCATACGCGAGCCAGTCGGCAAACAACCAACACCACCGTTAGCGGTAGCCATGTCAAGCGGAATAGCGATGTCTTTCATTCCATCTTCAAGATAAACTTTACCAGCTTTTTTCTTGCTCATCAGTTCATAAAAAGCTTTTGTGAAATAATCTTTAAGATATTTTACTTCGAGTTCGTCAAGATGCGATTTGCTTCTTTCTACTTCTTCACCAGTTTCTATGTGGCTTATCTTCATATTGAATTTGTTAAAAGAAAAACTACGCGCTTCATTTGGCTTACGATTATAATCACTATAATGCTGAATAAGCTGCATCAAAATAATCGGGTTGAGATCTTCTTTAAGCAGACCAAGAACTCTTTCAATTTCCGAAAGCTCTTTTGTTCTCGACACGATATAATCAAGATGACGAAGAACCGCACTCGTTCCTTTTCGATACTTTAAAATCGAAGCCGCACCGTAAGTATTCTCGCCTTCCATAAACCATTCGAATTCCGACATTCCAGAAAATACTTTCGAACTGTAAATGAAAGAAAGTCTGTCATCTTTATAATGCAGGTGATAAAGAATTCCTTTCCAGATAGCTCGCTTTTCAGCACAAACTGCCATCTGATATTCGGAAATCAAATTGGAATCGTTATAGCTATTCGTAATCAAAATTTTCAAAACATTGATCAAAAACTTTCTGTCTTGGTTTTTAAGATTAAGCTTTTTGATATTCTTATTGCGATAAACTTTATAATTAAGCTCTTCAACGATTTTGGGGAAATGGCTCAATTCGAGCGGCGCAGAATATTTTGCTGCGTATCTCAAATCTCTCGTTTCAAGCAAAACTTTGATTGCTGTATTCGCCGATGCAAATTCAAACATAAACATATCATATTCGCGAATAGCTTCAACGAGCACGGTGAACTGATATTCGCTAATAGGTCTTGTCTGATCACATAAACCCTGCAACAAACTTTTAAGTTCTTTCTCCGCATCTCTTTCGTTTAAAATTCTCACGTTCTTCGTCGTAAAAGATTTGAGAAGCGCAATTCTCTCAACGGGACTTTCGCAAACCGAATGTTGTTCTTCGGAAAAATCACCAAGCCCATAGGTTTTATAATAAGACCAAAGCTGGTCAAACAAACGCTCTTCTGGGCAAAGTTTTTTAACGCTTTCTGGAAATCCTCTGTAAAAAGGCTCGGTGGGTTTAAAATCAATTTGTTTTGCTACGTAATCGAATACCGGCTTCGACATAAGCTCTGCGCCAGAAACAACGTTATAGCCATATTTAGCCATAAGAGCCGTGCAAAGCAAAGATTCGAGCTCTTCGTCCTTTTCCTCTGCACCATCATTCACAAGAATGTTTTTGTCGAACAGGTATTTTTTAAAAATTTCCTTCATCGTAAAAAGTCTCCTTTCGTTTTTGATAAGTATATTATAACATATTATTTTTATAATGTCAACTAATTTTACACAGAAAATAAAAAGAATCGAGATTTTCGTAATTGTCGCGCTATATTTTCTTTATATTTGTAAAGTCTATATTAAAGTAAGCTCGACTAGCTGAAAATCTCGATTCAAAATAAAAAATAATTATGTCGCGGAGCTATAAAATATTTCAAGTATTTGTTAAAAAGTAAGTTCCGCTAGCTGCGACGTTTTTAAGGACTGAATTATAGCACTGACACAAATTAACAATTTGGAGCTATAAGCAAAAGTAAGCACTGTTAGCTGTCCGTATTTTTTTGTCGCGATTTTTGACTTTGTTAGAATTACCCAAGATGAACCGCGCGGAGGTCAAGTCATTCTCATCTCATCAGACGGAGTGGTTAGCTCCGTCCTACATCTTATTATAGGAGGTACAAATGTTGCAATCAGTATCGGTTGGTGTTTAAGGAGGTGTTTGTCTTGTCCCTAACTGATTACGTGTATATTATATCATATTCAAATCGATTTGTCAAACGATTTTATAGACTTTTTAAAAAATTTTTTGAAATATTGTAAATTTTTTTCACGTGTATAATATCCATTTAAAGGTTTACGACTTTGCGGGGTTTGCCGCCCCGCTCGGCTTTATTATTTAATATTTTATATTTGAAACTGTTTCGTCGTTTTTTAACTCTTCTAAGTATTTTTCAAATAAAGCCTTTTCAGTTGTTTCATAAGTGCATTTGCTTTTTTGACCTTTTCTGTTATAAATAATTTTATACATTTTTAACTCCCTCGGGACGTTACCCTTTTGTTTTTTGCACCCATATTATAAACTATTATTAAAAATTTGTCAAACGATTTTGAGGGGTTTTTCAAAAAATTTTAAAAATTTTCCAAAAATAAAAATGTACTTTTATTTACACGGTTTTACAGGCTATCATAAATCTCACGAAGAATTTCTTCATTGGTTAGCATGGTTTTATCGCCGTCAAGATAAAATTGGGCTTGCAAAGGATTGTTATCTTTGTAATGATATACGATGATAATCTCTGTTTTGTTACTCGATTTGGAATAACACGTGCTTAAACTATCGAATATAGCATCTCCTTCTGGTATTTTATTAGAATTGTTTACAACGAGTTTCGGTCCGTCATAAAACGGTTTATCATCGTGTATATCAAAATACGTATACGGATTTTCATCGTAGTCATTATCTTCGTCTGTGGAACAATCGTCCTCGTCAAAATCGTCTTCGTCTGGATCGCGTTTTACTTCGATAATAAGACTATCTTTATATGCGTAAATGTTTTCTACACCATAAATATTATCAGTTATATCAGTTGCTGTAACAACTGCGCTCTTATCGATGTCAGTTCCGTTTTCCGAAATCACCTTAAATTCAATATCGGTAGGCTCGTCTGTCGCTCCCATAATCGCTGGGAAAAGCGTTTTCAATCTCAAATCAATCTTATACATAATCAGTTCCTGTTCTTGTTTTTATCTTGCAAATCATCTTTGCTTTTTACTTTTTTATCTTTATCCCATTCTTTCAGCTGTCTATAATCACTTTCGTAAATAAAACTCAATGCCAACAAAAACAAAATAATTACTGCGGACAAAATTCCAAAAATAACAACCAATGCTTTCATTTCTTATTCCTCTGCCATTTATGATGATAATTCCAAACGTAATCAACGAATTCGTCCCACCGATATTCAAGTTGATCCCAAACATCGATTTTGGCTTCTGATCCGTATTTTAGATTGATATGTTTTTCTGCAAAACCCTTCCAATCGAAATCGGTTTCGTCCGTCACGTCTATTTTGTAATTGCTATCTCTGCAACCACACCAAGGCTTTAAGTAAACTCTGCTGTTTTCATCTATAAATATAATCACTTCGTATTCTGCACGAGACCAATATTGAGACATACACTTGGTTCTAAGTTCTTTCTCAAATTCTTCTTTTGTCGGATATTTCTTTTTAAGTTTTTTAATCTCTTCTTCACGATATCGAAGAATATTATACTTTTCAATCTTTTGCTTATTACAATCGAAATTGGTTACTAACCATTTGAAATCTTGATTATCTTTTATCATTCCACGTTTTCCCCCATTTTATATACTAAACTTGCTACCGTCAAAACTCCAACACCCTTTGGAACAGGGCTGATAAACGAGCATTTCGGTGCAACCGATTCAAAATCAACATCTCCGCAAAGCTTTCCGTTCTCATCACGATTGATTCCTACATCAACTACAATGGGTTTATTATCTCCGATATAATCTTCTGTAAGGAATTTTGCTTTCCCGACCGCGCTTATAATCAAATCTGCATTTTTCGTATAAAGCGACAAATCTTTCGTATGCGAGTGGCAAATGGTTACGGTACAATTATATTTCAAAAGCAGATCTGCCATCGGTTTGCCAACGATTTTAGAACGACCGATAACAATAGCGTTCATTCCATCGAGTTTATCAAGTCCTACATAATAATCAAGCATTTTGATAATTCCGAGCGGCGTTGCTGGCGTTTTAAACTCTGTCGATAAATCTCCGTCGAAAGCATCGATATCCCAACTTGGAAGAAATTTTATAATGTCTTCAAATTTGCTCTCGTACTGTTTAAGGTGCTTCGGGATTGGCTGCTGAATAATAATATAAGGATTATAAAATTTATCACAATTGTAACAAATTTTAATATTCGCTAAATACCCGTCAATCTCTTCTATTGTCGCATTCGAGATATCATAAACAGTGCAGGGAACACCGAGTTCTTCGCATTTCTTTTTCTTATTGTTTACATACACTTTACTTGCTGGATCTGCTTGATTTGAAAAGATATAAAGGCAAGAACCTTCTTTCGCCTTAAAATCTTTCAACATATTATCTGCAACTTCTTTTCCATACATTATAACTGGTTCTGACATTATTTTACTCCTTACAATATTAATTATTTATTGCACTTAACTGGCTCTCTTTCTCTGATCCCTTTGCACCATTTTTCATACCAGGCTTTATAATCATCAGATTCATAGCAACAATTATCTTTTATATCATTCGGAAGAGTCATTCCAACATTATTATATTGATCATCTATTATGTCATCAGGAAGTTTATTTGCATAAATATCTACTTTACCTGTAACACAACCCGATCCATGCTTATTAATATCTCCTATAGTGGTGACTATATTTGGGTTTACGTATTGACCTGTTGTGGTAGCATAATTATAGCCAGCATCGCCAACTGTTTTGTTATCTTTGATAAGATTCATTTTAACTGTTTTTGGTCCTCTGTGTGTAAGCGTGGTATGACAAAATGGACAATTAATATAATCTAATCCGCTTAAATCACTTAAATCGTATTGAAATTTACAACCACATCTATCACAAGTTATAGTAAATGTTTGCTGACCTTGTTCAAGTATTTTTATCATTTTTTTCTTTCCTTTTTATCTAATCCTCTTCTTCATACTCTTCGCAAAGCGGTTGACATCCTTCAATCAAATAATTCTTTTATCGTCATTCTGATAACCTCACAACTCTGATATTTCCTATATATTATAATATATTTTTAAAGAAATGTCAACTAATTTTATAGAGAAACAACAAATATTCCTATGAATTTACTTACTTTTTTCATCATCTTCCAGTTCCTTCATGAATTCTTTTTTATAAAAATTACATTGAGATCTATATCCACCGCAAGTACAAAATTCTCTTTCTTTAGTGCCTAAGCATCTTGAAACTTCTTTGGTAATATATTCAACATCTTCGTTGTATCTTCCATAATGGTAACCTTTTTCATATTCGGTGAGATAACGCCTTTCTTTAGTTACTTCATAACAATCGCAAATTGGCTCATCAATTACTATAGTAACTATACCTCTATCGGGATAATCATTATTAGCAGTTACAACTTCAAAGTCACCAAATGAACTTTTTAGATGTTTAGCTGTATACAAATCACCTCTAAGTCTAAATACAGATGTGTCTGTAAATGGTTTTAAAAATTCTTTTACTTTCATATTATTACTCCTTAATTTTTTTATATCTCTTCTGGTGGATTGCCACACAATTTGATATTTCTTTCGGTGTATTTATTCTTTTATTCATTTGATAAACTATATTTTTCGTTGATATATTTCTTTTTATCATCTATACTTAAACAATATTCTTGCCTAAGAGTATAAGTATTTACATAATATGATTCATTTCCACTTCTAACCAGTTTCTGTCCATATTTTACTAAAAAAGACTTAATAAGAAAGTTTTTATATGACAAAGAACTGCTTTCTGGTAATTCGCCAACTCTATCATCTAATTTGCATATATTATTAAAATCTTCAATGATATCCAAATTTATTTCATTATTATTATAAAAATAATATTTTGAATTAAATATGTCAAATATATTTTTATAAAATTCACAATTTAAACAAAAAAGATTTAATTGAGCAATACCGATATAATAATGATTATATGGATCATCTAATGTTTTTTGAAAAATATCTTTATTAAGATCTGGAAAAATTGTATTTATTTTTTTATATAAAACTTTTCTGGTTTCTTCTAATTTTAATTGTTCTTGCTTTTCTAACTCTTCTTTTTTTGACTCTATATCAGATTTATATACACACCAAATAACAAAAACAACGACAATAACAATAAAAAGCATACCATATACATTCATAACAATTACCTTCCTTGATTTTTTATACTCTAATTATACACCAAACGAAAAAGAAAGTCAACTAATTTCATTGACTTTCTTAAAAATATTATTTAATTTTATAAATTAATTACTTCAATAGCCTAATTACCTATAAAGATCGAATTAGTCATACCAATCAACTTTACTTTCTTTTCCTTCGCAAAAATCTTTAAATCTCGACTCGCAGTCATCTGGCGTACATGGGGAAGCAAAATAACGTTGTCTTCCACAAACCCTACAATTAAAAATCGCTGTATCACCATTTGCTTTTACACATTCGACACTTACAGGATGTTCTTTAAATTCAAACTCTACATCATAACAACTCATTTTATACTCCTTAGAAAAACATTTTTCTTAAAATAAATCTATAATTTTATTATCCGTAAGATTCTTATTCTTCTTTATCTTGATTGTCAAAAATATTGCCTACTATATTACATTCCATAACACCATTATAAACTAAATCATCCATTTCAACGGTTTCTCTGTTTGTTACAAAAAATGCGCCGTCTTCAAATTCAATCACACCCTGGTTTACAATAATGGTTTCTCTATAGTAATCGCTTGCTGGACAATCCTCATAATCTACAATATCATGTTCGAAAATCTTATTTCCATCTTTGTCAATAAGACCAGTAAATTCACACATTGTTTTTGGATCTACTTTACAGTCTTGGGTTGTACTATACTTTACTTTTTTACCATCTTCATCTTCATATTCCTGTTCGGTAAATACTCTTATATAGTTTTTGTAAATCGGCAAACCGCAAACCCATTCGCCGTTATCTACTCTTTTTGCCTTATACAAAATATCTTTACTCATTCTTCCGATAACTCCATAGAATCTAACGATGAATAATCTTTTGTAACAATTACTTGATAATCGTCTATATTATCTTTGTCTGATTGAAAAACCGCTACTAAAACTCTTCCAGTCGCACACATTGAATATCCACAATTACTTTGTTTATAATGTTCGATCGTTTCTCTGATTAATTTTCTAATTTCTTCGTCGGATTTATCTAGACCGTCTTTGAAACTATAAAAACCTTCTGGATATAGTTCGTCTGGTGTTTTTGTTTTAACGTCTTCTTCGGTATCGTCATTAAATCTAACTTGATAACCTTTGTGCGAGTGGCAACAAGGACACTCACTGACTTCTTCGTTACATAAATTTAATTCATAAACGCAACCACAAATCTGGCATCTAAACTGTTGGATATCTTGCAACTTACGCGCGCCATTTTTAATAATTCTCATATTTAATCTTCCTCTTCTCCTCACCAATCACTTATAATATAATAAGTTTTCGGATTTCCATCAAACTTCTTCTTCATTTCAGTTCCTTTAGAATTTTTTCTTTTTCTTCATTCACGGCTTCAAGTAATACTGCACTTCCGTTACCGCAAACCCACGAATATGAAATCGCTCTTTCATTCAGTCTTTCCGCGTATTCTCTAACTGCTTCCTGTGCATAAAGTTTAACGTAATTTACGACTGATTCTGAATACCAACCACCAAAACCGTTGTTTAAAGAACCAACTGTTGATAAAGCTTCGATTTTTTTTTGATCTAAAATATTTGATAATTCTTGTTTTAATTGTTTATCTGTTTTCATTCTTTCACCTCTATTTCAAATTTACCTACTTACTTTAATTGCACCCCGCCCATAAATAATTGATGCCAAATGCAGTGCAGCATGAACAATCTTAATGCAAGTGCAGCTAACCAGAACAAAAAACCAACAATCCTCATAGCGGAATTATCGTTATACTCATAAAACCCGTATTCGCCATCTGGTCCAAATCCTGTAATTACTCTGATTATCTCATCGGGCTCAACTCTAATTAGTGACATAAAACTACAAAAAAGCTCCCATAACATAATTGCCAAAGTCCCGTTCTCTTTGCCCCAGTTATAAGGAAGCATACAAATAAATAAAAACGCAATTCTTATCAACCATTTTAAAATTGCTCTAACTACGGACATAATTTATACCTCTTTTTGTTTTGTTGCTTATAGTATACACTATTTCTAACAAAAAGTCAACTAATTTAAATGATAAAACTCAGATTTTAATTATTTTTCTGTTATTTCGACTCAATCCAATGTATCATACTGCTTCTATGCGCTTCTGGTTCTGTGAGAATTGATATATGATCTGTCCAAAGAGATGTATCATCATAATCATCTGGATCAATACCTCGTTTTTTACACCATTGATGAACTTCATTATCTACCATATTTACAAGATTTGCAGCTTTAACCGCCTCGTCCATTCTTTTTCTAAGATATTTAGGTACTTTCATAACTTTACTCAATCGTCAATACTTGCAGAATAACCAATTAATTTTCTTCCAAAGATAGCTTCAACAAAACCATCAATATCATCAATCATATAAGGTTTTGCAAAGTACTCTTGACGATTTGCATAAAATTCAGCGTAAGATATAATATCAACTCCTGTAATTCCAAGCTGATACATTTTTTGTACTGTATAATCTGGGTTAGCTACTACAAGAGTTACTCCATTCTCTTTTGCCAGCGTGATTAGGCTTGTTGTTTTACCAGTTCCTCTTTTTCTTAAAATTTTGTACATTTCATTTATTCTCCTTAATTATTTTTTAATTCATCCTCATCTACCTTTGCAATACCAAGCAGGACAATCTTTACAAAATTCATATATTTCTTGATTTAATAATTTTAAAAGACTTTCTTGACCTCTATCAATTTCAATTTTCATCCTACTTACTCCTTATTTTTAGGTATTTGATAGCTTGAAAATGTTTTAGGATAGTCTGATTCAAAATATTCAATCTTTCCACATTTATTGCATACGTGTTTATACGGTGGTCCAACTCTAAGATCTTCTAAATTTGAAGAAAGTCTTAATTCTCCACCGCAATCACATTGCATAATTTTTACAAAAGTTTGACACGGAATATCTAATTCTTTACTCATAGTCCACCTCGTATACTTCAACGCCGTTATCGTTGATTTTTTTATATTTTACAGTTTCTTTAAACTTTTTCGGAATAATATAGCAACATCCAAAACTTGATTCATCATTAGGTAAATCCACATAATCAACAAAACTCACATTATGTTCTTTGAAAACTTGTTTACACTCTCTCAAAAACACTTTGTATTTTCTGTGAATTTCCTTTTCTTCTTTCTTTAACAGATAGATACCAAAGTTGGGACCCACACATTTTTCATCGTAAACACAAATATCATATCTTGGTCTTACGTTATCGCCTTTATCTACAATAAAAGCATCTTCTGGATAAAACGGCATAATCTCGTCTTTTATAAAATGAAGAAGTTTTACACGACAAATCTCTTTTGCTGAATTTTCTGCCATAAATTCTTTGCGCCATTTATTATATTGATTGATAGCACTTCTTTTTGTATGCAATTCAAGGTTGTAATCCCAACCATAGTAATCTCTACAAAATGCCATTTCTGGTTCTTTTATGATGAAATCTATAATTCTACAAATAGTATAAACACCACAAATATCGATTGCTTCTTCGTAAGAAAATTCAGTATCTTCTTCAGTAAAAATTCTTAATGTACTTTCATCTCGATATTTTGCACGAGAATATCTAAATTTGTCTACCACATCCCAATACTGTCCCCAAAAACGGAAAGTAAAATCGATATAAGTATTTTCCACAGATTTTTTCAAACACTCTACGCCGAACATCCATTCTGGTTTTTGCTCAATTCTAAATCTAATATAGAAATAATCTTTTGAACAGTTGCTGTCTTCCATAAAGAAATCAACTTTAGAAACACTGTATCTATCCTTATATCCAGCGCAAAACTCATTATTTACTTGGCGAATAAAGTTTTCCCATGTTTTTTGCAGTGTGATATTTAAATCTTTTTTACTTTCTACTTCTTTCAGAATATCCTGATTAATAAGATTCATCATATCCAAATCTATTCTCCATTTCCTGTCTTGTATACTCTTCCAAATTCTTCTGATATTCTTTGTCAGTGCAACACATAAGGGTGAAAGGATCGTCATTCAACCCATATTTTTCATACATTTTGTTATAAATGTCAATTATATCTTGTTCTGATTTAGTTGGTTCGGAATTTCCTGGCAATCTCATCATCCATACTTCAAGTTCTGTCAAAATATCTACAGCTACCTGTTGTTTAGTATCTGTGATTTTAAACTTTTTCATAATTTACTCCTTATATGTCAATTATTATGAACAATTTCTATCTTTTTGTCAATAATAATAAACATTATGCAACCTAACAATAAAACGTGCTTTTTATTATATCTTTTCGTAAAAATCAGACTTATTTCGGCAACATTCATAGCACGGCGGTGTAAAACCATCTGTCTGAGTAACGTATTTACACCCTTCGCACGGTGTTCCAATTGACTGCTTGATCAAACAATCATCTCTATATTCCGAAAACCATTGCCAAACTGTGGCTGCTGGCAGATTATGTTCGTCAGCATAATCATCTATTTCGGAATTGGTTTTAAAAGTTTGTGCTTCCAATAATTTGATAAATTCTTCTTTCCGATTCATATCTATTCTTCCTTATCAGAATCTTCCCATTTAGTCTGCACCCATTCAATTGGAGCAGTATAACGGTTATAAATTTATTGTTTAATTAAAATGCCCCTTACTTCCATCAATACTTTTCCGAGTAGGTTTTCGCCTTTCCAAGACGCAACGTCACAAAATCTTTCATCGTCTACACTTAACCCTATACCCCAGATTCTATCTAATGGACTTGCCTCTGCTAATATTTCCGAACCCGTGCCGAGTAAAAGCACTTTTAAGTCTTCATTTTGATTAAACTTTTCATATACAACCGACTTCATAAACTCATACTTGTGTTCGTCAAAAATTTCTGCATTAAAAGGCTTAACCGTTCTGCCCAGTTTTTTCACCGTCATAGGATTTTTACTTTGAAGAATTTTGTGCATTACGTCTTCGTCGTGAAAGAGTTCCGCCTTCTTATACATAAAAGCCTGTTCACTGTTAAAAAAATGCTTGCCTTCAAAATCAAACTCTGCAGGATACCAGTTTGAAAACTGACCGTAAGCATCTTTTATTTTCCAAAATCCTATCATGTTTAATCACCCGTCGTTTTAAAAGGTTAAAGCGGAATACGCCTTTTTCATATCGTTTTTGCTCTTGAATACAACTTCCGTAAATTTACTTGTAGCACAATTATTTACGAAATTCCTATATTCTCTTCCATTTTTTATCTCCGATAAAATTGCCGTCTTTACAATGTTTATCAATTACCATCTATCCTTGTTTTTTAAATATTCTTCATAATTAGACGGAACATTTTCAACACTTAATTTCGGTTTAACATATTTCTTGCGAGATCTATTCTCTAACTCTTCTACTTTTTCTTCTAATTTCTTAATATGTTCTTCTTGTTTTGCCTCATCTTCGCACGACCAGTAACTCCAAGAACAGTAAAACATAAGACCAAAAGCGGATAGCAACTTACTTACTGTTTCTGGACAATCAAAAGCAAAACCCACAATCATAAAAGAAAGTCCTATTGTGTTTAAAAAATACTTAATTATAGCTTTCATTGCATTTTACCTCTTCTTTGATTTGTAATATTATTATAGCATAAAAAAATATCCTTGTCAACTAATTTCGCAAGGATATTTTAAAGTTGTTATAAAATTACCGTTTCATATTAATAGTTTTAAAAATCTTCTGTTTTTCCTTTTTTAATTCCTCGTCGGAAAGCAGAGAAATATCCCTTTCTTCGCGCGATTCCAACAGCAGTTGCACGGCTTTCAGATCGGGCGGAATGTCTTTTTCCGTCTTTTTTCGTTTCAACAGCCTGAGTTCCCCGTCCACTTCGGCGTATTCTTCCGTCACCTCTGTTTCTTTTATTTGTCGAAACTGTTCGTTTTCCTGCATAAATAATCTCCTTATTTCAAAATTACAGTCTCATCTTCTTCATCATAAACAACACAATTCAAAAATCCACTATATGATACACAAGAATCTAACGCTATAATTCCATCATCAACAAACGGTTGAAAAGATTTGTCCCATTCTTTTCTATTCTTTGGCGGGAACTCTTTATATTTTTGTCTTATTCTCGACCAACCGTAACTGCAGCACCAATGTCCGCACCAAATGATTTTGTCTGCTAAACAATAACCATTCTTCCACATCTCCATTCCGTTATACCAGCGAGCACGCTGCCAATTTTCTTTCGTCCAATTTTCTCTGAAAGTTGACGGAATCCAACCGTGAACAAATACATTATCATCGAGTTCGTAACAATCAACCGATTTTTCATCAATCCAATCAAGAATCGGTTTCATAACTTCCCACGTGGTTTGATTTACACTTTCCCAACGAACAAATCCTCGAAATACATTTGTATCCATTTGCGTAAATTCAGCGATAGTGTCTACAGTTTTATTATGCCAATGGTGTTCTGATACTTCTCTACCAGAAACGATTTCTCTAACGCAATCTCCTATCAAGTCTTCGTGATTTCCGCGAACGTATATAAACCTATCTCCGAGTGATTTTGCAAATTCATAAACTTTTCTATTATCTGGTCCTCTATCGAAAAGATCTCCAAGAATAATCAATTTATGATCTGAATTATTCACATCAAACCCCTTTGAATTTAAGGCAACCATAAGCTCATCGAAGAAGCCATGAACATCTGATGTTATGAAATATTGAGCCATACCTACCACCTTTTTAAAACGACCATACCAGTGGTCGATTTTACACATATTATAGCACAAAACCGCACAATAGTCAAGCGATTTTGCACGGTTTCGTAAAAATAATTATTCGTTTATTTCAAGTTTTTCTGGTGTTTCGAAAACATTTCCGATAACTTCGCAAGCGAGTTTGTAATCGCCCATATTTATATCGTATAAATGCGTCCAATATCTTCCGTCAATACGAATAAATTGATTGATTGGAACTACTTCACCAATTTCAGTTTCACCATTCGGCGTTTCTGGATTTACATAAGAAATAATATCATGCGTGAATACTGGATGATCACCATTTGTAATTCCAACGCATTTGCAAACAGACCAATCTTCTACAACAAAAGAATTTATTTCATTAACAATATAAAAATTAGCTCCGAGTTTAACAAGATTCCCGTATGCCCACCAACCACTAACTTCTGTTTCATTATCAATTTTGATTTTAACACTTCCGTTCTTATCAAGATGGAAACCTCTCGCTAAAAAATCAATATCAAAGCTCTGCATTTTCAACATTCTCCTTCTTTTTTCTTCCACGCTTCTTTGGTTCTTGCTTTACAGCCTGTGTCGGTTTAATAGTGATATATTTGCATTGCGCAGGATTTTCCTGACAAGCATTTTCACAAGATTTAAAATTCTCACAAAACTTGCAACAAATTTTTAAATGACAATGTGTTTCTTCGAGCAAACAATTTATGTAAGAATTTTCCTTTAAATACGAAAGTGTCCTTACTTCAATTTTTGGTTTCTTTCGATTAATAATTGTTCCGTTGTCTGTCGTTATATATTTGCAAACGGTCACATCATCTGCACATCTTTCTTTGCATTTTTTATCATCGCATAACGAACAACAAATGCCTTTGCCACAACTCGGAAACAAACATCTTTTAGGAGAGCAATCCCGCATCTTCATCACCGTCTTTTTTTAAAATACTATCTTTTATAATATCCACCAAGTCTTCGAACTGCATTTCGTACTCACGTTTACAATGGTTTCTTTCAGGCTTAGGGAACGGGTGTGCTTTTAATGTTTTCATAAATTCGTTTGTGAACGCAATTGAAAATCCTTCTTTTTGTTCTTCATCATAATTCGCAACACACATCAGTTTACGCGTATTATGCGAAGAAACGTTATATTTCCATACTTCGATAATCGCCGGGAATTCGTCTTTGTGAGTTGTGTAAAACATTTCAATGTTTTTATATATTTTATAGGCTACTTTATTTCTATCATCTTTTTTATTAAACCTTTCATGATAGGAAAAAATATGATCATAATTTAAATCATAAACTCTAAATGAAAATCTCATTTTAAACCTCGCTGTCTTTTTCTGAAAAATAATCTTTTAAACAACTAGCATAATATTGAACGCTAATATCCGCTTCTTGTAATTCAACAGATAGATTCTTTACAATTTTCGTCATTTCTTTTTCTGTCAATTTATCTTTTACAATATCGTAAATTCTATCATCAAAAATAATATCTGCTATTGCAAAATATATCGTATCATCGCAAAATTCTTTTGTGATTTCGCCATAATCAGTATCATAAACAAATGTCATCATTTTTCCACCTTTTTGAAAATATCTCCGATAACAGGATGTCTTCCGCAGCTTCTCTTTTTGCTCTCTGTACAGAAGTTATAAGGTGAAAGTTTTTCACATTTTGGAACAAGATAAGGTGCAAATTTTGGTTCAACCTCAACAACTTTCTCTTTCATTTTACTTGCAAGCTGACGAATCTCCCACTGCGCACACGCACAGAGCCTCTCGTTGCAAAAATGAATAAGTTCTCGTAAGTCCATTTTTACGCAAATTTCTGTTTCGCAAGCGTTCGGTAAAATAAATCGTGCATCTTCTGGTTCAATATTTCTTTCTAATAATTCGTTATAAGTGCGAGAAATATAATTCATCAAATTTTCGTATAAATCTAACGCTTGTGGATCATTTTTAATCTTTGGTGGAATAACATATTTAAAACCATCTTCAGAACAATAGCGTTGCGACCTCTGTGCGAAGCTTGCCAATCTATGGCGCACCAGTTGGTGCGTTAAAGCTCTGCTCACACCTTTAATTTTAAAAGCAAATTCGGCAAATTCCAAAACCGAATGATGTCCAGATTTATAGCAGTGATTCATAATTCTTCCGTCTGTCGGCGTAGAATCGTAGCAAGTTGATGCAGCGTTCTCAATTACATTTACTGGATTTTGTGTATATGAAATCAATTCAACTTCAATCATTTTTTTACTTTCTTTCTCCTGTTAAACAATCTATAAATAAACGATAAAACCGTATAGCCAGCCTTTCGTATAAAACTTTCGTTGTTATCTAAATCTGTGCTTCCTGTTCTAGTTTTAAAAATTCCGAATTTATAAAGAAGATTATGTGCTTCCCACTCTCGCCGCATACTCGACAATGTTCGTTTATAACCAGCAATTTTAAATTCCGAAAAAGCAGGGTTATTGCAAATTATTTTTAATAAATTTTCTATATTATCAGAATATTTGATTTTATAAGAATTTTTAACACAAATACTTAAATTCTTACTATCAATAGGGCTGAACACTGCTTCAACCCACGCATCTTTCCAAACAACAATCATTATTTTTCCCCTAAATATTTCTCATAAACAAAAGAATTCAATCCTGTGTAATGAACATTCGTAATTCCCAAATCTCTTATTGCTTTCTCACAAGCTTTGCACGGCTTCGCCAACCTTTTCGTTCCGCCGCCCTCTCGATATATAAAAATATGACATTTTGAAAAGTCTTCTCCAGACCGTCTAGAAAGCCTCTGAATGGCGTTTATTTCGGCGTGCATGCAATTCGGGTAATTATCAGACCAAGGCTGAGATGCGCGTTTATTGTACGTTTTTTGCAGCGTAGAAGTCTTCTGCGTGTTCCAACCGACCGATAAAATGTGACTTTTATTTACAATAATTGCGCCGATCTTCTGTTTATGAAAATCCGAGAACTTCGAAGCATTCTTCGCAAGCTCAAAATATTTATTTATTTTCTTTTCGCTAAACATAATTAATGATGTTCTTTATTAACATACTGTCTGGAAAGTGTTCCAGTAATATAGTCTCTATCTCCACAATAAATATCATAAGTTACTTTATCACTTGTAATTGTTGATTTATTATTGCTCGGTGCACAAAACGGACAAAATGTTGTTGACGGTGATAATACCGCTCCGCATTTAGGGCAAATCCAGCCATGTTGACCCCAAAAATTATAATTAGGATTATCATCTAAATCTGGGTATGCTATATTGTTATCCGTAATATGTTGGTTTGGAATATTGCTCAGAGTAGCAGTTTGACCTCCTCTATATACTAAATCGTTGATCGCAAATCCGCAATCATCACAAACATAATTTCCGCCCAACGTGTTTCTCATTTCCTTTCCACATCTCATACATTTCATATTTTTAAACCTCCGACCACACACTTTCTATATCTTCATTTAAATAATCAGCAATTTCTTGACTTGCAAACCCATGTTTAATCGTAAACTTGTCTACTTTATAGGGTTCAAATTCATCAGGGATATCATGCCCAACACTTATAGGGTTGCCACACCAATCATAGAATACCAAGCACCAAGCATCATCTTCAATACCTGTATTATTATCTCCGTAATTATATCCCGACTTTTCTACTGCTTCTTTTATAACAATATTTCTAAATGGATGCGGCTCGTATATGGCAGCAACAGCTAATCCTTTATTCAATACATACTTCTCATACGGCTTTGGCATTATAATTCTCCTTCAATTATTTTGTACTGTAACAAGTATACACTATTCGAAAATAATTGTCAAATTATTTTAAGTAGTTTTTTGAAATATTTCTCAAATTTTTCTACATTCTTAAATACTTTTACCGTTTTTATTTCTCCACTCTTCTCCGCGTTCTATATTTTTTAATTTAGCATAGTCTATTAACATAGGGTAGTTAAAAGACCATCCTGAAATAATTCCTGTTGTAGTGTTATAAATACTCATCAAGTGCCATTCACTAGCAGTTCCGTTAAAATCGCAGTATTTCCAAACAAGCGGTATTGTCTTCTTTTTATCTGCGTATTTACCACTAAACGGAAATCCAGCAACTCCCCAACCAGCCCAACAGGCTGCTATGTAAACTTTTGGAAGTGAGTTTAGATATTCTTTTGTTTCTTTAGTGTCGTTTAATACTTTTTTCATTATTAATCCTCATTAATTCCATAATGCATGAAAATTTTTAGAAAATAATTTAAAAAATTCCTCTCTCGACTTTTCTTCTTTATCATCAAGCTTTAATTCATCATATTCTTTCATAATTTTTAAATGTTTTATCATTGATTCAATATCATTTTGAAGCTCTATGTTTCTATCGTCTTTTGCGTCTAAGAATTCTTTATTCCATTCGTAATGCTTTTGAAGTATATCAGACATTGTATCTATAAACCAAAAATCCGTATTCCAAATGGCATTAGGGGAATACCCATTTTTTAACAAGTACTTCTTTCTCTCTCTATAACTAAAATACTCTTTTATATTGTTGAAAATATTTTTATTATATCTGCAGAAATATTTTATATCTTTGCCACTATATTGTTTTTTTATTTTTTTCATCGATCAATCTCCTTATAAATTTCCATAAACTTTCCAACCAAGCTTTTCTAATTTCTCCGTGCAGTTATCGCAAGTCCAATCAATATTTTCTCGTAATTCTTTTCTTTCCGATTCATAAGGAGTAACATTTGCAAGATACCTTTCAATATATCTTTCGCAAATTGCAACAGCCCTTCTGTTTACATATTCTGATTCTTCATCTTCATATTCAAAAATCTTTAGCTTTAAATTTTTTATTTTGTTTACAATTCGCATCGAAACAGATTTAGATCTTTCCATTTTGAACTCCAAGAAATATATTAGTCGTTTCATCAATCTGTTTGTGATATTCTTCTGGAATATCTTTTTTAATTAGATCTACAAGGTGTTTGGTGTTATTATTTTGAATTTCTTCGATGGTGTTGATATAAAGATTTAAATCATAAATTTGTTTTCTTAAATCATGGTTTTCTTCTTCTGTTTTTATCAATTTGTCTAAAAGATTTCTGACAGTTGTTGATGTAACTGGTAGGTCTCCCATCGGGCTAGTGACAAACGGTGTTGTATTTATATGTGCAATTAAATCATTGTATTTTTGTTTGTAATCAATTTCTTTTTCGCTCATTTTATTTCTCCTAACTCTTCCCAACTGACTCTTATTTCCCAATAAACATCTAAACCATAAAAAGGTCCACGAATATTTACTTTGTAACCATTATTATTTAAATCAGTTTTTAATCTATCTAAAATCTCTCTTTTACAATTAACATCAAAACAATAATCAAAATTTCCTTTTTTACATTCCTTGATAATTTTTTTACTTAAATATTTTAAAAATCTTTGATAATCTTTTTCTGTAGTATCTTTTTTATCTTTTTCTTGTTTCTTTTTAGTTATGAACGAAGCTTTTTCAGAATTAATTATCTTATCACCACTAGTTGAAACATAAAGAATCAATAAATCTGTATCGTCTACTTGCTCGACTCTCTTCAAGTCAAAATCCCCATAATTTTCTTCTAGTATACTTTCCTTTGTTCCATACACCGTTGTATTACCATCTACAACTTTAATATTTAACGCTTTACCAACTACGCTCAACCAATCTTTTACTAACATATACTTTTCTCCCTAATTGCAGAATCATTAGAAATTAAAAATAATTACACATTTGCTTTGAATATAACTGTAGGTACAACACCGTACGAGTGCGTTACAATACTAGCACCTAATTCACTGTGTTTATATACACCACCACGAATATAACCAACATCATTAGAGCAATACCATGGAGTACAGAACCATATCCAATCATCATAAGATGGAATACAATCACGATACTTGCGATATAAATCAGCTGAAAGAAGTCCCACGTATACACACAGCGAACCATACGCCCCATCGCCGTTATCTGCGGTCAAATCCATTTGATAAGTGAGCAAATCATTATCATCGAGCAAAGGACGAAATTCGTTGTTCAACACTTTACAGATGGATGCTTTTTCAAAATTGTTATAACCATCTTTGTCAAATGGAAGTGTTTTCCAAATTTTCGCAGTAATACAAAGAATGCCGTCTTGCTCTTTACCAAGCCTGATAAATTCGATACCCTTGTATGTAAAATGTTCACCATCTTCGATTTTGGCGAAGTCGGGTTTACGCTCACTTGCGATAAGATCCTTAATTTTATTTAATGTTTCAATCGCATTGCTTTCGCTTTGTTCAAGTAGTTCATTAATTTCGTTTATAATAGAATGCTTCATTGATTCTCCTTTTGTTTATTATTTAAATTCAACTTCCATTTGAAAATTTTTTAAATTATTTTTCAATAACTTCAATAATGGCATTATAATATACATATCTCTTCCCGTTAAGATCGAACATTACGCTTCCATTAGAATTATCGTCAATATCAATCTTTCCTTCATAGGTAGCAATTAACTTTCCGTCGATTGTATATACGTTCAAAACTCTATCAAGACCGCCATTCATATCGGAACTCCAACTTTTCTGCGTTCTTGCCAAACTTGCGCAGCCACAAAGAAATGCACCGCTTAAAAATCCTATTACAATTAACAAAACTTTTTTCATTTCCTTTCTCCTAAAATCTTTTCTTCAGCTTGCTTTTTACCTTCGCTTTCCAACTCTTGTGCTTTCGCCAATGCCTCTTCTTTTGTGGCATAGACGTGCTTCACATAATTCACATAATTATAGTCTTTAGCATCAAGATTCTTCTTATCTTCTACAGTACCATACTCAAATCTAGTTTCTTTTGCTTTATCTATAAAGATGCTAATTGATTTGATATATCTACGCTCTATATAATATTTATCATATTCAGCCTTTGTTTTCCCCCATTCATTATTACAATGTGGGCAAACACATTTAAGCGTTCCATAAACATCAGTTAATGCTGTTATATACCCCTCGCCATTACACATAGGGCATCTCACCTCGCCCTTATTGTCATATTTTCTATAAGTAACCCAAACCTCATCGCCAAGTGCGAAAGGTGTTTTAGGAATTAACTTATCACTTCTTTCAAGCTCTTCTTTTGCTCTTTTTAATTCAATTTCAAGAACATTGATCTTTTCCCTGTTCTCGTAACATTCTTTCTGTAATTCGTCCGCTCTTTCTTTTGCTCTTACATAATTTTGTCTATCTTCTTCAATTTCCGATTTTGCATTCCCATAAATCAAATCTATAAGCTTATCTTTTGCTTCATGTACAATTTCATCTGCTTGAGATTCAATGTCTTCGTCAAACTCGTAATCAAAATATCTATCTAATCCCATTATAAATCATCCTCCACTTCATCGTTTTTAAATCTAATCCACCAAGGTTTACATTCTCCTAATAAACAAACAGTTGTAAGCTCATTATTTACATAATCTTGAATTTCTTCATAATCTGATAAATTCATTTTTAAAACCACTTTAAATGTAAGTAAGTGTATAAAGCTTTCGATCATAAAATCAATCGCTGGAAGATTTCTATTACTTTTCTGGCTCTGTTCTACAAAATAGTTTACAATTTTATCTGATTCAAAGTACTTATTAACAACTGTATGTAAAATATCTACAACGCAATCACTATAAGGTTCACATTCAAGATACTCTTTGATATAGTTTTCAACCGCCTGTCGTTTACTAATTTTCTCACGATTAGTATACCAGCCTTTACAAATCATCATTATGTCTTTACTAACAGTTCTCATTATTGTTTTTCCTTTTTGAAATTTTTCTCTTCTCTTTCTTTGATTAGATTTGTGATATCTTTCAAAACATTCTGATACCAACGAATTTTTTGATTTACCTTAACCTCATAATTCCTTAAATCATAAAGGCTCTCATTTTCGCCAACCTGGTCATAGTCAGAATCTTGAATATAAACGTAATACCCACCATTTTCAAATTCCGTCACCCCTTCGGTATCTACACCGTTATAGAATTTTCTAAATGTATTTAAATCACCCTTGTCGAAATCATATAATGTTGTAAAAGGAGATATTTTCCCCAATTGTGTTCTTCTTTCAAAGATTACCTGTAACTGCATATTTTCATACGTTTCGATTTCAGATTGCGAATACGATTTTCTCTTTCCATCGTCAGATACATAAACTGTTTTCGTTTCAGTTTCTGTTCTCATTTTTATTTCTCCTTATTTGAATTTACGATAATATTATATAATAAAAAGAAAAGAAAGTCAACTAATTTTACATGGTTTAGTCAACTTTCTTTAAAAAATTATTCTAATGTAATGTTTACCTTCGGTTTACTGTTCATATAACTCAAACTGTCATTTTTGTTCAATTGCGCCACCAATACCGACTTTAGCAAAAAGCACAACTGCGCTGCTTTATTTTCTCCGTCAATATCAAATTCTTCATAAAAAACATCGAGTTCCTCGTCTGTCATTTCTTGCTCTAAATTAATCTTTAATTTCATTTTTTTCTCCTTATAAATCATTTATTTTATTACAACCAGCAAAACCCAGGTAATAACAATCTGAACAATATGAATCGATTGGTCCATAATTAAATTGATTTTGTGTTTATTTGCTTTAAAATCATCGACTATTCCGTGAATAATTGTGTTTAAAATTATTGCAACAACAACCCGCTTTGTAAAACCAAGGTATAAAATCGGCAATGAAATCATAAACGACCAACTAAACGCGTGCATAATTAATGCAACGATATAGTCATATTTATACATTGGTTTATAATTTTTCTGATTCTCCCACCAAGACTTTTGTTTTAGGCTTACCAATATTCCCTGCAGATAATAATCGTCTACAATATGGGCGAAAATCATTACGAATAGTATAAATAATTTCATCGTTTCCAATTTGCCAAATTCGGCATAATATCATTGCCGCAGTAACACAAAATAAACAATCTTACAATTTCAAGCATCTCATTATAAATCGCATTACATTGTTTATTGATAATTTCCAATATTTTTGGATCTGTGTATGAAATCGTTGGCGGTACCGAACCCTGTCTATAAACGATTATTTTTCCTGGAACTAATCCATCTTCCGCAATAGCATCTGTATCAACCGAGCCATCTTCAACGACCACCGCTCCAATCGAAAGTTTATCTGCATATTCTGCATATCTTCCCTTTAAAGCATTATAAAGTCGTTGACACGGGATAAGCATATCTACTAAACCATTATCATCGTAAATAATTTCATCAAAATCATCGAAATTTTCGTTATTATCTCTTTCGGTAATTCTTTTTAAATATCCTTTAGCAGATCCAACCAAGCACCCCGTAATGTTATAAATCGGTCTTTGTTCCCAATAATAACGCAACTCGTCATCAACGATATTCCCTTCTAGATCAATGTGGCGATTTTGTTTTCCAGCCGCAAACTCCTTGCGGAATTTAATTCTGATTTTCTTTTTAGTCTTTTCTTTCATTTTTTTATACCTCTTTAAAGACACCCAAGTATTGGAGCTGCCTCTGCTTTAATATTTTTACAATTACTATCATCGCTTGTACTGCACGTTACTGGCGTTTGATAAACAAAGGGAGTTGTAATAACGTCATTTGGATTTTTAATATGTGGATTATTCCAAGTTGGAGTTAAAGGATAAACCCAATTATTGTCTTTCTTCCCGTCAGTAAAACCTTGATTGTAAGCTTGCGTAATCAATTCTTCTAATTCTTCTTTTGTCAATTCAACTTTGTTGTCTTTCAATTCTTTAAAAATAATAAAAGGTTTCATTTATTTTTCTCCTTAATTAATAATAGTGACTTCATTATCCAAAACATCTTTCTATGTTTTTGGTATGGTGAAATCTTTTTCTTTATTTTTTTTATTGAACTTCATCCCCCCAACAATCCCAACCATCGACTATTCGTCTAGCAAACAGTTCAATCTTCTTAGTATTAGGGCCAAATAATCTTTCAATTCTACGCATGATTTCATCGGGTTTGACTGAATGTCCTTGTCTAGGGTGCATTAAAACTTGCGGGACTGTCTTATCAACACTTTTAATATGCCCACGCATTGCAAGTAAACAAAGTTCAGCATTTGCTTTTGTATAACTACCCATGCCAGATAATGGTTGCCCATCTTTTTTTGTTTTTATCCAAGTAAATGCACAAGTTTTATATTTAAAACCCCATGCTTCAATAACTTTAAATGTATCTGGCAAGCATGGCATTGTTGTCCAAATAAATAATGCACAATTTTTATTTCTAATGTTTTTTATTATTTTACCCAATTCGCAAATTTCATCGGTTGACATTGTATGATAATGTTTCTCTGGGCAAAAATTTCCTCCTTGCTTACCTTTACCCCATAAATAAGCCCAAGGTGGATCGGCATATATAATATCATATTTTTCAGATGTGTTTGTTATATCTACTTTCATTTTTCATCCTCGTTTTTAAAATAATTTTTCACAAAATCGCAAACAAGATTTTCTAACTTCTCGCCTTCGTTATTTCTAATAATATAAAGAAGATTGTACAAAACCTGTTCTTTTGTTAAATGCTCACATTTACACCCCAATCCTAACATAATCCGTTTACCTCTCCAAAATAATTCCGACTCCATCTATCAAAAATAGAAGTCCAATGATAAGAACCATAAATACTATCAAAAGAAAAATTCCTTCGTACTGATAGATTTTCTTATATACCCAATCAAACCTTACAAATAATCCTAAAAATCCTATCAACAGGAATACGATTCCGATAATTAACTCAACCATCCTTATCCTCCAATATTTTGGCATATTTAACAAATATCAAATAATTCATATATCCTTTTTTAATTTCCTCTTTGTCAAACACTCTGCCGACATAATAATTTCCATCGTCCTCAAGTAATTTCCACTCGCATAACTGGTGAATTTTATATCCATCAATATACTTACGATCTTTAACGAATACAGATTTATCTGGTAAATGTAATTCTTCTGCTGGAATTAATTGTTTTAGCGCACGACAAACAATATCGTTTGCAGAATCTGTTGGTTTAAATGGTACGGAAATAGCCCAAGTTTCAAGTTTATATTTTTGTATATTTTCACCGTCAACGATTACAACTTCGCTACCCCAAACGTCTTTCTCCGTTCTTGGTATAGTAAAATCTTTTTTCTTTATTTTTTCATCGAATAAATCAGACAAACTCTTCCAAAAAAGCATATACATAATTTCTCACCTCGCTATCTTTGTATGTATATTATATCAAACGAATAAAAAAAAGTCAAGCGATTTTACGCACTTGACTTTAAAATTTTTAAAGAAAATCTAAATATTTAATATCGTATTCCAACTTTTCCATTCTTTCTTTTTGTGATGTGGTAAGTTTGCCAATCGGAGTATTCTTCAAACCTTCGCAAGTTGTAATCCAATTTTCACGTTGAGCGATAAAATCCTCTTTGAGTTTTTGTTGTTCTGTTGTTTTTGATTTTACATATAATTCATTCCAACATCTATTTAATACTCTTTCTTTCAAATAGCCAAAAAGAACGGCAAGCATTAAACAAGGAAGACTAAAAAATAACAAAAACCAAGCTGTTATTTGCATCAGTGGCAACGTAAACAGAAATACCAAAACAAATACCCACATTATAGCTGCAAGAAAATCGGCTTTATCTTCGTATTTCCAATCTCTGTCACATCTTCTGTAAATACGCGGTCTGATTTCTCCGTTATCTTCTTTTCTATACACACAAACTTCTCTTACTTTATCTTTCATAAATCAATTTCTCCAGCTGTTCCAGAAGCCAAGCTATCACACTTTTGAAACTTCATTAATAAATTAAACAAATCTTCACCAAAAAGATTTTTATATTTATTTATAGCTTTCTCGGTATGAATTTCGTGTGCAAGCATGTGGTAATTTACTAAAAATAAAATATATGAAATATATTGGAAACAATCCTTGTCAATTGAATCTAAAAATTCACTCATGTGCGAAACAAGATAATACGTTCCAATGTTTGCATGATTATAATAATGGGCAACACCATCTTTATCAAAAGATTGGGAAAACATTTTACCGACATCATGAATTAGAGCAGCACAACAAACACTTTTTTTAACTTTTTCCGTAAAAAACAATCTTTTTTCATAAAAACTGTCTGTGTTATTTATCATCTTTTCTAATAATTTTTTCGTTATTAGGCAGTGTTCTCCCAAAGTAAATTTATGATGTGGATTTTTTTGATCGAAATCATTCATTTTTTTAATAGTTTCTTCAAAAAAATCTTTGTCAAAATTTTTTTCATAGTTATTTTGAATTATTACTATTGAATCAAAGCCCTCAAAACTTTGCGGAAATTGAAAACTCTTCCAAAATTTATCAATAATTTCTTTACCAACTTGTCTTTCTCTTTTTGAATCATTTTCATAACAATATTCAATAGGAGTTGCTATTACATAAAGTATTTTTACGCAATTTACTTTACATTCTGAAAGAATTCTTTTTCTCGATTTCAAAGTGACATTTGTTGAATCAATAACGACATCTTTTCCTTCTGAAAGATATTGATTCATTCTTTGGTAATAATGTTCAAACACTTTTTGATTATTAGACTGACAACTTTCATCGCCATACAATTCTTTTCTGATTTCATCAGACGATACGTATTCCGCACCTTCTTCTGCAACAATTTCTTTAGCCTTGGTTGTTTTCCCCGACGCTGGCAGTCCACACATTATGTATAAAATAGGTATCCGCATCTTTTTTCTCCATCATTTTTTTATAGTCTTCGCGAACAAGGTTTAAAAGCCTATCGCCCTTCATTTCGAACAAATACTTTTCTTCGTCCGTTTCGTTTTTGTATATTGCGCCAAAAAGATAATCTTTCCATTTAGCATTGCTATTTATCTTTTCAGCGATTTCTTTACGTGATAAAAACAAAGATTGTTCTTTAAACTCATAATATTCTTTATTCATCTCAAAATAATATTTTTTAAGAATTTGATCTACGATATTAAATGCGTTCTCGTATTCTGGAAAGTAAGAAAGAAATTCACTACACTCGTTTATTTTGATCATCTCAAGAATATTTTTGATGCTCAAAGAATTATTGCTTGCCATTCTGTGCATCATAAGATATTTCGGGTTTTTGATTTTAATACGATGATAATTCTTATCTACAACAACAAAACCCTCATAATCGGAAGAAAGTTTTTCAGCCGCAAGCACACAATCATCAATTGTCGAAATGTTATAAGATTTCGGTTTTTCAACACCAATGTCCGTTTCGAGTTCTTCGAACGTATCGTTATCACGAGTAGCCAGATGATAAAGTTTTGTTTCTGAATACGGAATTACAATTTTGGTATATGGAGATACCAACTCAAACATATACGTAAAATTTTTATTTAGATTATTAAAATCTAAATCTTTATAATTTACAGCAGTACGAATTAATTCTCCAAAAGTTTTACAAGGACAATACATCTGTGATAAGTCGTTTATTGCAAACTCCGTTTTATCAGCATCGATATTTCCGTTTGTGGACCAATGCCAATCTCCCTTATCGAACCAAAGCTTCATCAGGCTCCCGTCGATCTTATCAAGAACGCGTGCGCCGTCCCAATCTATATTAGCAGAATTCGGCTCGTGATAATTGAAAAATTTTGTAAAAGGAAAGCAAACAACCTTTAAATCTGATTTACGCAAAATTATTCCACGGCATTCCTGAACAATTGAATTTGATAAATCAGATTCCAACTGATTATATTTTAACAGAATATAATCATCGTCCTCTTTTACGATAAGAGAATACGGGGGCTTCTGTAAAACTTCTTTCCAATTCTCTTTGTTCTGTTTAATAAAATTTAATAACTGTAATTCCATATCAATCTTCAAAGTTTTCTTTAATCAAATAATCATAAAGTTCTTCTGGTGTCCTCATTGGAATCAGCGCGCCATGTTCATCGTAAGCACTGTATTCTGGCCATTTCTTGCCGAAGTCAAGCTCGTAAATAAAATAATCAATATCACTCGTTCCATACGCGTCTATGTCTTCACAACGCATTATTTTCGATAATAAACTGACAATTTTATCAATACATTTTCCATAAGGCATAAAAATGCTATCGGTAAACTCTTCGGTGAATAAATCATTGATCTTATCTTCTGCCTCAATGCGATCTTTGATAAAGTTAATGTATTTACAAAATTCTTCTTTTGTCAGCAAACACTCACTCTTCTTCGGCATCTTCTTCTTTCTCCTGTTTGTTGTTATTCAATATATAAAAATAAATGTCAGACGGGTTTTCGTCTGTGTCGAAGATTTTATCAAAAACTTCATCTTCCCAAACACCACAATCCATTTCGTATTCAAGAACATTGATAACGTCCGTAATTGGCTTCCAAGCATCTTCAAGAATTACACCAAGCACATTTTCAATCTTACAGATATATTTATTCTGAGCTCTAACCGCCTTTACAATTTCACAAAAAGCATGATTGCTAATCATTTTATTTTCTCCTTATATTTCAAATCTTGATGAATACAGCAATTACCTTCATATAAATCCACTCTTAAATCGTAAATATATTTTTTAAACGATTTAAGCGTGAACTTTCTGTTGGTTATAAATTTTTCATACTCTTTTTCGCCGCACTTTTTAATCTTCCAACAATACATTCTGATTACTTCTCCATAATATCTTCTGCAAATTTTAAAAGCGTTACCATAAAGTCAACAATATTATTTCTATCGAGTATTCCGACTTCCCACATATCAACTTTATTTCCAGCAGCATCCTTATAGTAACACTGAATAAACATATAAGAATCTTTTTCGCAATAATAAACACGAATTATATTTTCAGAACCTTCGTATTCATCATTAAACTCAAGTGTCTTTATACTATCGGAGTTTTCTTCTTCTTCAAAGAACAAATACATCTGATATACAGAATGGCAAAAGCGCACCATATTTTCAACAGACATAGTAAACTCTGTTCCATAAGAGGTAGCATAATCATCTTCCAGATTATTTAAAAGCCCGTAGTATTTAATTTTACAAACCCGCTCATTGTCTGAGTTTTTGATGTGTTGAAATTCAATAATCTCGCCGCCACAAGAACACTTTACAAAAAAATTGTTTAATATTTCTTCTTTGCAATTCACAACTTCATTTTTCATAAATTACCCCAAAATAACTGTCTTAACAAATCCAAAATCAATAATCGCAGCCAAAACAATGATTGCGCAAATAACGATACGATATTTTGCGCTAATCATCTTTACCTGCGAAAACCCAAGTTTATCTCCGAAGATAAACACAGTAAGGAGCGCAAGTGCCAAAGCAATAATCGCAATTAAATAAACCATCTGTAATACCTCTCTAAATTTTGTATTTAGATTATACCACAGATGGTTTTAAAAGTCAACTGATTTTATATTATTTTTCAAAACTTTTTCTAATTTTATCGCAAGATTCAGAAATTGCATCCAATACGAACAATTTGGTGTTTGAATCGAACTGTTTGCCAGAAATGTTTTTCACAATTTCGACATAAACGTTATTCACAACGGAGATCTACTCGTCTTTTGTAGCCAACGAATTAATAATATCAGAAAGCGTATCAATTACACCTTCATAATATTCTGCAACTAATCCATTACCGCGCTCACACGCATCTGCGTATGATTTTTTTGCTTCGTCTAATTTTGTAATAATATCTTCTTTTTTAATCATAATTCACTCCTCCCTTACATAAAATTCTGGATGTTCACTTTCTTTTTCCAAATTATATTGATAATTCACAGGATAATGAGCATCAATTGACGGGACTTTTTTATATTCTTTTTGTAAATCTGGATTCTCAAGTTCAACAACTTTATTGACATGTCTAAAACCAAAAAGCACAGGAGGAACGTGTGTAACCAAATCATTAATGTTTCTGATTGGATAAAAATTTTCCCAACGTTCTTTCAAAGATTTTTTAACTCTGAACCCCCAATAACATCTTGGACAACCAAACCCAAACCCCTTCATATTATTACGAAGATCTGGACGATTAAACCAAACATATTCATGTGCAAGCGTAGCGATTGCAGCTCCGTGGGAATAACCAACAATATACACGCCTTTAATGCTTTCGTCCATAATTACATCTTTCAAAAAAGGTTTGATTGATTTCCAAACACGGAGAAAACCGCGATGACATCTCCATTTGATTCCCATGTCTGAATACGGTACAGCAGGAAAATCTAAATTATTTTTCCAATCATCTCCGCCATGAGTACACTGAAAATACAAATAAAGAATATTATTTTTAATTTCGTAAAAATAATCTCCATCGTTTTCTGTGTGAATATACGGAGCATTTAAACAGCGTGAGTATAAATCTTCAAGCAATTTCATAAATATACCTCTATAAACGAAAATTTGGGGCACTGCCATGCCCCATTTTGTTTTTGAACTTTTAAAGCAAGAACTGGTTAATCAGATATTCAAAAAAGTTCGAGAAGCTGCAATCAGAATCTTTAAAGGTATAATGGAATGAACCATATTTCTTTGTAAATTCATTCATCAAAGTGTCAATTTCCTTATCGAGTTTAGCTCTTTCGGCAATTTTCTCTTCGATTTTCTTTGCTTCTTCTTTTCTCAAAGCAACTGCTTTCTCCTTTTCTGCTTTCGCAAGGGCGGCCGCCTCTTCCTTTTGAGCCAATTCCTTATCGAATTTAGCTTCGTCGGCAACACAATCGTCTGCCTTATCGTAATACTTCTTCGTCTTTTCACTATAAAACTTCATAATAATCACCTCTAATCTTTGGATTATATAAATACGCTTTTCCTTTTGGCAGAAAGAAAGGTTTGATTCGGCTTAATCTTCCTCTTCAAACCAGCGGTATTTGAAAAATTTATCTTCTTCTGTTTCTGGAACAGAAAGAATCAGCGGCATTGAAAGATCAAGGGAATAAATACCAAGAATACTTTTTCCATCTACTCGATACTTTCTATCTTCGCTTTCAACAACGACTTCACAATCTAGATTTCCAGCAATCTTTACGAAATCGTTTACATCTTTAAAAGTGCGTAAGTAAATCTTCATAAGAACTCCATTTTATTATTTTTACGGTTCAGAATATAATAGCAATAGCTCAAAATATAGGTCTGTCGATTTCAACGACTTCACCGAAAGCTTCATTCCTTATAAAGCTTAAACACTATATAATATCTATTATATTCCATGTTAATTGAAAAATGTCTTGCAAAAACAATTTCCTATAATGACAATTAACTATGCCACCTCGAACATTAGGCGTTCGTCGGACTTCTTGATATTTAATCAGCGTATCTTTGATAAACATCAAACCTTGTACTATCGCAACTAACGCGGAAACAATTTTAGGATACGCCCAAGGCAATGTTCGGCCTGTGGTGGAAATTATAGGACTTGAACCTATGACCTCTACCATGTCAAGGTAGCGTTCTAACCAACTGAACTAAACTTCCAAAATTTTGGTCGGAATAATCGGACTCGGACCGATACGGTTATTATTGCCGAGAGATTTTAAGTCTCTTGCGTCTGCCAATTTCGCCATATTCCGATAAACGCATAATCTTAAGTTTAACCAGAGTAATTATGCCGATGTAATGATTTTACAAACTCCGCTTTCTCTTCTTTCTTCCCAGAGGTATGAAAGTATACTCTGCATAATGGCAGCGATTGCAGGTTATGCTCCTACGCCCCAAGAGTCAAATTCTTGTATCCTACTATTAGACTAAATCGCTATATGCAAGAGGTTCTTAATGTCGAGCGTGACCTCACACGTTATACCGATCGTGTATAAATTCTCTATCCGCCAATAGCTTCGGACTACGCGTATGTATACCTACCGTAGGGTGCTGGCTGCTCCTGTCAGGCTCGAACTGACGACACTCGGATTAACAGTCCGATGCTCTACCGACTGAGCTAAGGAGCAATATTTGTACAGCTTTGAGATTTTCTGATTCTCAGTAATCTGTCAGTCCTTTACATAACTGCATTAAGTTTCAACATTCTGGCGTTGCACCCTTATCTATAATCCGCTGTGCAATTATAGAGTTAATTTTGAAGGTATAGGCTGCTCAACCTTCTTGCTGACCGTTGCCTAACTCAGCTTCGGACTGTTCTTCTTGACAGTCTAGTCACAGATAGTCTTTTATACTTGCTAACTCAAGTTTTGCGATAATTTAGGAAGCTTATCGCATGCTTCCTACGTAACCGAGGGAGTCGAACCCTAATTAAAGCCGTTAATACGATTACGATATATTGATAGAAATAATTTCTCATCTCTTCGACTCTTTTTTACCTGCCCTTGCTACATTTATACAGGATTTCGCGCCCAAGGTGATCATATTCCTCGTACATTTTATTTTGAGGGATTTCTGCTTTCACTTGAGTCTCTTTCGACAAATCGTTGCAACAATTGTCAAATTCTACATTGAGATAAGTTGAATTATTCATATAAAACAAATAATTCGCAGTCCTTATTACTAAGGATCTTTCCGTAGCCGTTTTTAATGCGGCAAGTAGTGGCTTGAAACTTGCGTGTAATCATTTAACTTCACCTTTCACAACTTCGATATTATTCGCAGGCGCATTTCACGCTATAATAATAAAATACGAAATAATAATCTGACAAGTAGTGAAGCACCACTATTCTCCGACATTTTTACAACTTCGGAGTTGTTGTACCACCGCGCTACGAATGCACTCGGTGATCATTCATCGATTTAGGCTGTTCATCCAACTCCATTTACTACCGCTTTTCCCTCGATGCTAACCCCTGACCACCTCTACTCAACAAGGTTCTTTAAGTCATTACGCAAGCAGGTCACACTTTAAGTGCTCCTGTATAATTAAGAGGATTTCGTAGCACCTAACTCAATTTTGTACTTATATTATATCATATTTTTAAAATAAAGTCAACTAATTTTAAATGGTTTTTTAAACTTTTTCAAAAATAAATTTTGCATTATCATTGAAATCCTTTAAATTTACTGTATTCTCATATTCGCACCATGGACAACATACTTTAAACACACGTGCGTTAGCCTTTGCCACATCAGTAAACGAAATACGACAGGTATTATAACAGTTAGAACACGCTACAAAAGCGTATGTTTTGATTTTGTCTGCAAATAAAATTGGTGTTTCATTTTCGTCTTTCGCGTGCATAATGCCATTTTCATCAACAGTATACGGGTGCTCTTTTCCAAAAATATCCTGCTGATACACGATCTTCTTCTTCATCTTCTTTCGCCTCTCTCCATTTTGCTCTTTTACCGAAATACTTTGAGTCAATTCCGATTACAGTAATTCCGACACAATCATCTCCAAAAAGATAAATTCTGTTTCCCATAACCCGAATAAATCTCACACCTTCGGAAGAATGTGCATCTCGAACGTTTTTCAAATACTTTTTCTGATTATGGTCCTTAAAATCTTCAATCGTCTTTCCACAACTCCAAGCTTTATCAAAAGCGTTCTGAATTTTCTGCTGACTTTTGGAATATCCTCTTTCCTTAAATCTCTGATGTGCGTGGTTTGTAATTTGAACTTCCATTTTTAATCTCCTTAAATTTATTTTGTAATAATATTATACCACAAACAAAAAATAAAGTCAAGGAGATTTGAATGGTTTTTAAAAAATTTTTAAATGCTGTCCGCCCATTGTGAAAATTTACCGCGATAATCTTTGGTAAGTTCAACAATTTCAATAAAGTCTTGTTTACGAGCCGAATCCAGATAACGAGAAAAACCAGAATCTTGTGGGAATTTTAAATCAATTTGCCCCGTATGACCAAGACAAAGAATCTTGCAATTGTCGTGGCAACGACTCAAAATCTTTTTGATTTCGTGCGTTGTCGCATTTTGAATTTCATCGATAATAACAAATGAATTTTGGAAATTACGACCACGAAGAAATGTTGACGGGATTGCATTAATAATAGCAGTTCCATTTTTAACATTTTCCATATTATCTTCTTTAACAATGAGTTTATCTGGATCGTAACCGCAAGTCAAAATTGCATCGATTACTGGATCAATATAGTAAGAAATTTTATCATCTACATTCCCAGGCAAAAAACCTAATGTTGATTCTTGGCAAGGGGAAACAATATAATGAATACTTTCATACATTTTAAACTCTGCTGTCATAAGTAACGCCATTGCAGTAGCAAGTGTTGTTTTAGATGAGCCAGCGCAAGCATTACAAAATACACCAATGTTGTCTTTATTCCAAACTGCCTCGACAAATTTCCATTGCTCCTCATCAAGCTTAAACGGAAGTCGTTTGAAAAATGTGCAATCTCTAATATTTTCTGGTACATTAATTTTCTTAACTGTTGTTTCTGTAGAACTTTTTTTAGCTGCCATATATAGATCCTTAATTTAAATTATTTAAATATTCAATAGCTGAGGTTGCCGCAATTGCACCGTCATTTATTGCTGTCGCAATTTGACGAATTTTTTTCGCCGTTATATCGCCGCAAGCAAAAATACCTTTTTGCGAAGTCTCTTTCGCTTCATTAACAATAATATATCCTTTTGTGTCTTTTTTTGCTAAATCAGTAAACGTTTCGTTTGGAACTTGCCCGATAGCAATAAAAACACCGTCAGTCGGAATCATTTCTTTGTCGGTAACAACGGCGGTAATTCTACCCTTTCCGTTATTTCTCTCTGTTAAAAATCCTTTTGTCGAAGAATTTTTTACCCATTTTATATAAGTATTGTTCAAAATTCTATCTTGCAAAACTTTTTCACAAAAGAACTTGTCAAAAAGTGTAATCATCGTAACACTCTTACAATAATTTGCAAGAAGAAGAGCATATTGAGCGGCGGTATTACCGTCCCCTATAACGCAAACATCTTTCCCTTTATAAAAAGGTCCGTCGCAAATAGCACAATAATTCGCCAAATCTTCCCCAGCGACACCGAGCCTTTTATGCTCTACACCGTTTGCGAGAATAACAGTTTTAGCAAGATAATCACAATCTTCATCGTCTACTTCGGCACGAACAATATACTGCGAAGAATTATCTACTATCTTTACGACTTCTCCGAAAATAATTTCTACACCAAGATCTTCGACTTGTTCCTGCATTCTAAAACCAAGATCTTCTCCAGAAATCTTTTCAAATCCAGGGTAATTTTCTACTAACGGCGAATTTACCATTTGACCGCCAATAATGTTCTTTTCAAATAAAACAACTTTTTTATCGGCTCTCGCTGCATATATGGCAGCGGTCATTCCTGCTGGACCGCCGCCAACAATAGCAATATCATACAAATCTTTTTCCATCAATAAAGCTCCGAAATATCATCAATAAGTTTATCTACGATACCATATTCAACCTGTTCCGCACCATTGATAAACCACTCCGTCTTTTTCTTCCGACCATAAAGTTCTTTAGAAATCTTTGTTCTCTCAATAACAAAATCAGACAAAAGTTTAAGCTGCTTCGTATACTGTGCCTGATGGGTGCGAACCTGCTCTGCAGTTCCTTCCATTGCACCGCTTCCCTCGTGAATTAAAGCCTGTGAGTTTTTCAGAGCAAATCTCTTGTGCCCAGCAAGCAAAACATAAAGACCGCCGCTCATTGCAACGCCGAAGTTAATCGTATATACTGGTGTTTTTGAAATAGCAATCATATCGAGTAAATGCTGCGTTGCATCAATTTCGCCACCGTAAGAAAAGACAAGAATTTTAATTGGCTTTCTTTTCTCAACAGGAATTTTCTTTTCATCATCTTCTCTGTTGAAAGCAATAATCATTTTTGAAAAATCAATTAAATATTCTCTATCGATTTCATTTTCCAGATACAAAGTACGATTTTTTAATCCATCATAATACATCAATCTTCCTGGATCTGGAAGAGTGCTATCTTCTGGAAGTGCAACCGCGAGGGGAATTCCATCAAGGAAATCAAGATCTTCAATTTTCTTATTATTATTTTTAACCATTCTTTACCTCTTCTTCATTATCAATATAATTCAACGTTAAATATTTATTAGCCAATTCTTCGTTGACAAACAAATTATCTACCGTCTTATCCATAATCATATAAGGTTTCTCAACACCTTCTACAAAATATCCGCAGAAATGATCTGGTGTAAGATTATACATTGTAAGATAATCTGACAACCATTTATCATCGGTCGCTTCTCTTTTTACAAACTTTGTATCGATAGTGTCTTCAAAAATCTCTATCGCCTCATCGTTTTCGGTTTCAACAATTAAATATCTTTCATCAACTTCTTGCATATATCTATCTCCTTTATGCAAATTTCTATAACCATTATATCACAAAAATACTGCAATGTCAACTAATTTTAAGTGGCTGCAAGCATTTCTCCAAGATAAGTTTGCTTTTTTACAACACGAGTTGTCTTAATTGCGGTTGTAATCGCTTTCGGCGTTCCTATAAGCGCACAATACTTTTTAGCACGCGTTATTTCAGTGTAAAGATGTTCCTTACTCAAAAGATTAAAAGAACCTTGGTCACAAACCGCAATCACATAAGGATAGCCAGTACCTTGGAGTTTGTGCGTGGTAACTGCGTATCCGAGCTGTAAATCACCTATTTCCCCTGGACCGTAAAGCATAATTTTATCGTCTATTTTTAGCAATAACGTATCTCCGCAAATATCATATACAGTACCAATATTGCCATTAAATATCGGATAATTTATACCTTCGATTGTTTCTGCTTTATAATTATTCTTTGTAACAAGAACCTTATCGCCTACATGAAACGTTATTTCATAAAGAACTTGATCACTATATTTGTGTGTAAGTGTTTTATTTTTCGGAAGTTCCAACAAGTTTTGAATAATCTGATTTACACACCTTGCAGAAAGCGGGCCAACCGCTCTTTTTGCAACAGCAATAATGATATCGTCGATTGAAATTTTGTCTTCGTAATAAAGTTTTTTAAACTTTTTGATAATCTCATTCAAACAATCTTGCGTAGTGTTTTTTGAAATTATCTCAAAATCTTTCAATTCTCCGTGAATTTCACTACCTATAAAACCGTTGCTTGGTAATATCTGTTCTTGGTGATATACTTTTAAAGAATCTGTAATAATGCCAGATTTTTGTGCCTGTCTGAAAATCTTTGTCAAATATGCTTGCGCAATTTTTCCAGAACCTTTGATATCGCTGATTAGATTACACAAACCAATCGATTCGAGCTGCCCTGGATCTCCTATCATTATGAGCTTTGTTCCAGTTTTCATGGCTCTTAACAAATGCAAAAACAAATCGCCGCCAACCATACTTACTTCGTCCAAAATCACAACATTTTGCTCCAACGGATTATTCGCATCTCTGTCAAATTGTGTCGTAAACCCGTTGAACTCCAAAAGGCGATGAATTGTTTTCCCTTCCTCTCCGATGGTTTCTGAAAGGTTTAAACTCGCTTTCCCAGACAATGCACAAGAAGCAAAGTTATATCCGTTTCTTCGAAGTATGCGAGCAACTGGATACATAATTGTTGTTTTTCCGCAGTTATGCGTAATAAAAATACAATTGTTCCTACGCAAAACAAGCATTGTTGATTCTACCATAAAACAGTATTTATAACCGTCTTCTGATTTCACTTCTTCGATTTTTGTCTTTTTATGACAAACTCTGTTATCATTTCCAAAGCCAACAAACACATTGTTTGAAATAAACACTTCATAATAAACACTTTTTCTAATATATTGTTTTCCAGAAATGAAATATTTCTTTCCTTTTCTGTCATCAACTTTTATTGTCGCTCGATACCCACAGGACGTAAATGCGAACTGAACAAAATCAGCATTTTCTTTTACAGTAGTTGAAAACTTCTTTTTCTCTTTGTTGTTTTTAGTTTTTGTAATACTGCCGTCCCAATAAAGAATTTCATCGCATATAATCTGTAACTGTTTATTTGTGCAATGATACCAGAACTCATCAAATATTTTCGTTCTCATTGGTGCTTTGATATAAAAATCGGTATATCCTTTTGCAGCAGAATTATGCTCTTTAAAATCTATCTTAGCATCTAAAAACAGTTTTCTTATACGTTCTTTTTTTCTGTCTTTTTTAATATGGAATCTACAATACTTATAAGAGTGTGAATTTGTTTTAAACTCAACAGAAGAATCGAAAGAACCGTCGCAGATAACTGCACACATAACGCGAATTTCCTCATCTGTTAAATTTATTCCCTTTCCGCTATAACTAAAACCAGCTTTAATTTTTCCAGAAAAACCAGAACGACATAACTCTTGCTTTTCTTTTATCTCTTTGATTTTACAAGAATCGTGTGTTTTTTCGTTCTTCCAATATAACACATCGTGTTCTTCGCAAACCGTTTGATTGATACCATATTTTGTTTCAAAATGATATAATTTGTCGCAAGGTTTTTTAAAATACATCAGCGGTTTGGTCAAACTCGCGCTACCATCTTCATTATACTGTAATACACTTTCGCCGCTTTTATATTCTGAAATCTTTTTCCATTTTTCACCATTGAAAAATTCAGTATCTTTGTCTACACAACCAGCGTTCGCAGTCAAAAGAAATACGTTGTTTTTAAATATTTTATAAATCGCATCTTTTTGTTCTTGCGTATACTCAAAACCAACCGTTTTTTCACAATCTGCAATCGTTTCGTCAATATATTTCACAGGAAAAACTTCAGCATCTCGAAGACGAACGAGTTCATCGCAAATTCGTTTTTCAAGCCTATAATATTTATTCAAACCGATTCTTTTTGTTTGTTCTTCGTAGTGCAATTTTTCTTTGTCAACTAATTCACGAAGTATTGTTTTTGCTCTATCTTTAGTGATAACTTTAGAAAGACCAAGAATACTTGAAAGTAAATTCTGCAATGTCACCCAAGTATGTCCCTCTGTTTCTGCTATTTTCGTTAAAAAGTAGTTTATATAAGCTTTAATTCTGAATTCCGAATCTTCTGCTACACCCATTTTTAACGCCAAATTATCCGCTTTTGACCAGCCAATTCCATCGCATTTTTCAATTAGAATATACGGGTTTTTGTTAATATCTGCCATCAAGCTATCGGCAGATTTATATTGCTCAATCAAATCATCTGCTAATCTCTTTGTCAAACCAAGCTTTGTGAAAATTGAATATACCTCTGCGCGGTCATCTATCCCTTTGAATTTTGCGACAATATCTTTAGCTCTCGTAAACCCGATACCTTTTATATTGCACATTTCACTAATATCGCCAGATTTAATAAGACCAATCGGATCTTTGGTATATTCCATAAAATTCTCAACTGTCTTTTGTGGTAAAATGGTAAGAAGAAAATTCCTTACATCTTCTTCTGTTTCCAAAGATACAATCGAACTCATATAGCATACTTGATATGTATGTCCATATTTTGGACTCATTTCATACTTTGCATATACACGATATCTTATATTTTCTTTGGCAAGCGGCGCGTATCCACACAAATGTATAATGCCGTTTTTGATAGTATTTTTTTGAATTTCTCCAACAAAAACGGAATCAACTTGAAAATCGAAAGCGCACCAACCGTTATAGTCTTTTTGTGCCTTCGGAAAACGTACTTTCGTTACATACCCTTCAAATCCAACATCGGCGTCTTCAATTTCATATTGCATAAAACTCACCTCTTACTTTTATATAGATATATTATATCATAAATAATAATTCCAGTCAAGTAATTTTGACTGGAATTTTAAAATTATTCTGCTTCATATCCTTCTTCGAAACCAACATCATATCCATCAAGCCACACTTCCTTGTAAAGTGCACCGAGATCCAAAATTTCTATAAAATCAAATTCTCGATTAATCTTTAAAATTTTTTTAATTTCTTCAACAAATTCATCTTTTTTCATATAATCTTCCTCTCAAATTGCATAAAATTTATATTTCATCGTCTTCATCATCCGATAAATTTTCTAACATAACAAGTTTATTTCTTTGCATTTCATCAGATTCCATATTAATCCACGGCAATTTTGTGGCGAAACTCTTTGCCTCTGGCTTCCATAATGAATAATATGGGCAACAATTTCTTCCCTCTTTTGGCTGATCGGGGTTATTATTGCAAAATTCACACCAATAACAAAGTGGTGTTGGATGCGGAACGTAATCTTCGGCTTCAATTGAATCGAGTAAAGTATTAATTTTCTTCATCCCTCTGTCAACAAAACCCTTTGTTCCAGCGTGTTTAATTACTTCTGCAATCGGAAACTCATAAAAACAATCTACTTCTGTTTGATCCCCATACATCTGCTTTAATGCTTTAACATATACAACAAATTGTAATGGCGTAATACATTTGTCATCTGAATAAGCCTCTGACGATGTTTTTAAATCATGAATAATATATTTACCAGTATCTTTTTCCTTTAAAACCCTATCTATAAAACCGTGAAATTCATATTTTCTATGTTTAAATTTAAACGGTAATTCCGCAGCAACGAGTTCAAGATTTGGGTTTTCTTTTAAATAATTTTCCAATCTATAAATACCGCTTTCCAAAAATTGCTGTGATTTCATCGCAAAAGATTTGCCATATTTATCTAGCTCTACCCATTTATATCCAAATTTTTGCGACAAAATATTTGCTCCAAACATATCACCATCGCGGTCTCTCGGATTCTTTTTTGGCAAATTTACGTTCAAAAAATAATCTTTAAGCATATCGTAATCGATTTTCTGACCACCGAGAATCTGCGAGGTAATAATTTCATTTACCTTATGAATAAGTAAACCCATTGCAATTGCTGGAGTGTCCTGACTTAAAAACTTCTTGTCTTTATATTTCAATTTGAATTTATAATGACATTGCTCATAAGTTTCGATTTTCGAATAACTATAATTTTCCAATCTTTCTTTCACTTTCTTTTCATCTTCCATATACACCTCTATTTATACAACGGAATAATATTTAATCCACTCTTCTTTTTCTTCGAGTTTTACCCAGTCTCCGTTTTCATCTTTTTTACATTTATTCTTCATTTCAAAAGTTGCTCTCAAACAAACATCTTTATCGAACGGTGCCATTTGATATTTTCTTTTCTCAATTTTAACAACTTTCTCTTCGCCAGTGCCAACGTTATACAAAGATATTTTCGGCGAATACTTTGTGTTTATATCAGTTACATACCAAGTACTTGATTTTCCTTCGATTTTTAAAGATACATAACCCAAATATTCTTTTTCGTCTTTAATTTTTTGTGCAATCGGATATTCTTTATAAGTAATATTCCCCAAAAGATAATTTATGAAACCATCTTTATCTTTTAAACGATATTGTTTTTCTGTTTCCGTTGCATATTGCAACATAATATCTTTATCAATTGTGCATTGATCTTTTTTAATTATTGTCTTTGAACCATATTGATTGTAAATCTCCACAATCTTTAAAAGCTTTCCGATACTTCCAAAATCAGAAAAATAACCAAGTTTAATCAAAATATCCAATTGTCTTGAATCGCCAGGGAAATCTTTAAGAATTTCCATGAACGAATTATATTGTTTTGTTTGCGATAATTCATAAAGTTTATCGCCGACTTCAACGTTGCAATATTTGATCGATCCAAGTCCTTTATAAATACTGTTTTCTTCTTTATTGATTTTATAAGAACCAGCAGAATGTCCGAATTGAATGTTTTTTAACGATATATTAAAATATTTCAATTCTTCTGTAAGTTTATTGGTTCTTTCCATATCGCCTTCGTAATATCTAAACACAACGGAATAATATTCCAAAGGATAATGAACTTTAAGCCAAGCCCCATACAAAGAATCAATTGCTGTTGCGAGAGCATGAGGTGCAGCGAAACCATAAGACATACAACCTTGAACCATTTTCCAAGTATCATCAAATTTATCAATACTTCCAGTATTTTTAATCCATTGTTCTTTAAGTCTATCTTCAAGATTTTTAAAATCTTCTGGATGAATTTTTTTCTTACTAATTTTTTTAATCAAACCAATTGATTCTGCTGGTGTAATTCCAAGCCATTGGAAATAAGTCATTAATGTTTCTTGGAATGTAATCATCCCTCTGGTTTCAGATAAAACATCATCAAGATATTTACTTCCAGTTGTAAAAGGTTTTCTATAAATAAACGCATCGCGCCACGCATCAAACGATGGACGAACTGCTGCTGTAAACTGTGCTAATTCACCAACAGAGCGAACTTTATATTTTTTCATTAAAGATGTTGCATAATCACTATCGACTTGATTTAAAGTACAAGTAATTCCGTTTGCATATAAATCCCAAACACGATCATCCAAATCATTCAACAATTGATTTACGGTTATAATCGGTTTTCCGATTAATTTAAATGTGTCTGCGATAATTCCCCAAATTGAAACAATAAGAAAATCATCTTTAAGTATTTTCCAATAATCTGCTTCGCCAGATGTTATCATAACACATAAAGCATTTCCAATTTTTACGATACCATATTCATATCTCAAATCTTTATTGTCCATGGCATGCGCGCACGGGTGAACAGAAGCAGAAACAACTACATCGACATATTTTTTTGCTTCTTCTATATACGGTTTCCATTTAGGATCTTCCGAATAATTATCTACGTCTTTAGCTACATCATTAAATTCATCAAATTCAAGACCGTGAGATCTACAAACGTTTCTAAAAGCTTCTCCAATTTGCATTGTTCCATAAGCAATCATTGGATAAACAGAGTGTTCACCAAGAACTTCTCTAGATGCTAACACGAAAGGTTCTTGTGAGGCAACATTATAGTCAATGTCTGGCATTGCCCTGTTTTCAAGCAATCGCGCCGTACTAATAAATCTTTCTGGATATAATTTAATTGGCGATGTAAATCTGTCAATTTGAGTCATTCCAAGAATTCGATTGATATAAAAACCACCGCACGATCCACGGCCAGTTCTTGTTAAAACACCATTATATTTATGAACTGCCAAATCAACTATTTTTTCATTCAATAAGAAATAATCTGCTGTATTAATTTCTTTCGTATCAATAATTGTCTGCATTTCTTGACGAATACCTTCAATATATTTTTTAAGTTGTTCGCCTTCTATATGTTCTTCTTCTCGAATTTCTGCAAATTTTTTGTTGATATGCTTTTTTAATTCTTTAATTTTTTCATCTGGATTTAAATTTAAATATGCGCTTGGCATTTTAATTTCCTTATCCAAATAAATTTCTTCACAAGTTTCAAATATCCTTGTGTTGTCAATCGCCTCTTCAATTTCTTTATCAGTTAAAATTCCTTGCTTTTGAAATCTGGAAAACATAGTATCATAATCTGGATAATCAAGAACATAAGTATCTTCGTCACCATAATTAATACCTTTGCCTTTCAAAAACTCCAATCTATCTTTGGAATCTTCTGGATAAATATAATGACTATCATTGGCGGCAATTAATTTCAACCCATATTGTTTTGAGAATTGTAAACACTTTCTATTGATTTCTTTTTGAAACTCATCTTGATGGTTTTGGACTTCAAGAAAAAAGTTTTGACCAAAATGTTCAACCAATGGTTTTAACAATAATTCAATACTATCTTCATCGTGCATTAATCCCGCAACGCAAGCAGAGGTTAAATAAATATCTTCTTTATTTAATTTTAATAAATCTTCCAGGAAAATTCTTGGTTTATAATAAAACCCTTCTTCAGAAGCATGACTCGTAATATAATTTACTTTTTTTCTTGCTTCATTTGTTTTAGGAATAATAATAATATGATAATTTCTATTATCTTTGTCTAAAGGATTTGGCACAATATATCCCTCAACGCCAAAGAAACATTTAATTCCATATTTATCACATAAATCTCTTGCTTCGAATATATCGCCGCCAGAACCATGATTCGTTGTCCAATAACAATCATATCCAAGTTCTTTAATTCTTTTTAAATATGATTCACATTTTACGTGTGTATCAGGAACAAATATATTTGATATGATATCGTGTTTATGATAATTGGCATATTGTTTCATAATTATTCTCCTTTAAAGTAAATAATAATTTTCCATCGATTTCAGATAAATTATTCGTTTCCAAATACTTTTTACATTTCTCATAATTTAATTTATATGTTCTACAAAATCTTGCCAGACCAATTTTTTCATTATTATAATTTACAAAATTACAAATTATTGGTTTAGTAGTCTTATTATTAATTATTTTATATTGAACAATATCAAGATTATTTGGTATATTCCTCAAAATAATATTATCTATTTCTCTACTATCTTCTGAATTAAACAATAAATATCTATTATCGGAATTGATAATGTGTGGCAACAAACCAAATTTTTCTTTGCAAGTATCGATAAACAATTGTTTTTCTTCCTCTGTGTATTCAGCCATACACAACCGCCAATTACATTTAGTCCTATCTCCATCGTCTAATAAAAAAATAGATAATCCGAATTCATTAATATTCATAATAATTTCAGAAGATGATATGTTTTTTATATCTTTTAAATCATATATTATTCTAGTATTAAATCGATAACCAGATTGGCATAAACTATCACGATTTTTAAAATGTCTTATTTCTGGAGGGTAATATTTTGGTATATTAGAACATATATCTTTTAAAATATTATATTTCCAAAACAGATATTCTTTTTGATTTTCAGCGTGGCTTTCTATATATATCGGTCGATCATTATTATTGGTTATATGTCCGTCTCCCAATAACGAAAACATAATCAATTGCTTCTGTAATTCTGTTAATTTTTTATTTTCACTATAAGTAAACAAATTCAATCTATGTTTTTCAGAACACCATTTTTTTATAACTCGTAAACTACAATTGGCTTCTTCTGCCATTTGTTCCATGGTCATATTTCTATTAATATATCTTTCATAACACCAGTCGTAATCTTGATAAACCGCTTTAAAATTTGAATTATTCTTTTTTATATATAATTTTGGAAGTTCTAATGAAATAATTTTAGATTTAATCGATCCAATGCTTTTATTTAATTTTTTAGAAATATCTCTGACTAATACATCGTTTTTATAATCATTGATTAGCGTATCTATTTCTTCCTGTGTCCAAGTTCTTTTTCCCATTATACTTCCTCTAATTCATTCTCTAAAACTTTTTCAAAAATTGCTTTACCACAATCTATCGGTGCGCCCTTTGGTGGTATCGTTTTATTTTTCTTCCAATTCCAATATTTAATATTTAAAGTTTGCATTACCGCATAATCTTTTAACGTTTCAATATCATTCATCGTTTCTTCTATTTCCAAATCTTTGTCAAGAAGAAAAATAATTTCTTTCGGGTTCGCCTGAATAATCAACTTCGCTTGTTGTGTTGAAAGGTTATGCGAACCAAGTGCGACGGAAGAACCGTAACCGTATTTATCAGCAAGCATACACGATTTTTCACCTTCGAAAATAAATAGTCTATCACAACCGTTTATGCTCTCATAATTCTCTGCGTAATTGAACAAAGACAAGCTTACGTTTCCAGGCAGTGGATATATATACTTTGGAACACCTTCTGGCGGAGTTCCGTTATATCGCCCTTTGATTGCCATTATTCTTCCTGTGTTTGCATCGCGCCAAGGAAACACAATTCGATTATCGTCTATATCAAAACGGACATCATATTTTCTCTGTGTGTTTATATCAATGCCATCTTTTATCCAAAGTAGGTTTGTAACATTTATATAATCATCGAGAACAGATTCATCGTAAGTTTTAATCTCTGGTGATTTATCTTCCCCTATCCGATCATAAAAGCCACCGAACAATGTTTGCTTTTCTTTCGGTTGCCAATCTTCTCCCAAACCCAAAACCGATTTGATTGACGATAGTACAGTTCGAAAATCGACTTCGCGATTTTTCATAATATAAGCAATAATATCGCCGTTGAATTTATAAACATAATCGGTTACGAAAATATTCGGGTTGTTGTTAAGATGAATTGAAATGTTTAAACCGCTCTCCGAATCATCAGAGCGCGCAAAACGAATTTCCTTTGAATTGACTTTGAATTTTGCATAGTCATATTTTTCAAGAAGTTCAACTAATTTATTCGGTTGTTCGATTAACATTTCTTTGAGATCCGAAAGCATATTTTTGTCCTTTTATTCTTTATATGAAAATTATACCACAAAACTAGTTATTTGTCAACTAATTTTGCGGTATAAAATCGGTCTTTTATTTACATTTTTTTATTGTCCAATATGCTTGTGTTTCGGTCTGCATTTACAAGTTTCAGAAAACTTTGCATGATCACCATCATATTTAAAAATATAACCAACGCCAGTATCAGAACTGTCGGCTCCGCTTCTCGTTTTATTGAGGAGCACGCAGCGATAAGTTTTATCTTCTTCTGGAACAAAATCCTCTTCCTTCCAAGTTCCGTCTTCTTGCAACTGCGAGCGGAACGGTTTGCAATCATAAGGACTTCCTGGCTCAAACTCTTCAGGGTACATCTTTCTCATAATAATCAAATTCGAAAGAACTTCCTTTATCTGCTTTGAATTGCTCAAAGCACTTTCCGTTAAAAACAAATCTCCGATACTTGTGGCTGTCAACTGAATCGTATAAAGACCAATCATATTTTGTTTCTTCGCAATCGAGTCCAAAGCGCGAGCATCTTTAATAAGGTTGATCCAGAAATTATCATTTGTATTTCCTTCGCCCAAACTTAATTTAAAAGTATCAACAACAAAGAAATCAATCCCGTTTCTTAAAGCTTCCTTTCGAATAAGCTGATTACTTAAATTTGCATCCGAGTCAGACATCGAAACAATCTTTAATGCATCTGCCATATTCTCTTTCCAGTATTGATTTGCTTTTCTAATCATATCCCTATCTTCGTCTGTAAGATCGCCTGTCTTCAACTTTTTCTTAGTAATCTTCCAATAACAAAAATATCTTGTCAATATGATTAAAAGCATAATAACTTTTAAATCTTTAATCGTCATTTCATTGGTAACAAAAATTCCTCTTTGTCCATGAGCTATCAATGAAAATACAATATTTAATATAAGCGTTGTTTTGCCATTGCCAGAATGGCTTGCCAAAGCCGTTGTTGTTCCTCGTGCTAAACCAAGAATATTTTTAGATAAAAACGGGTACATATAAATATCATCGCCGTTTATATCTTTCCCGGCATCACCGAACGAGATTCCTGCGCCCTCGCCTTTCATTAAATCGGCTACAAAATCATCATCAAAACTAACATACTCTTCGCCAGTAATTTTACTCGACGAATTATTATTGTCAATGGAAATTTTGGAAAGTCTTTCTTCGTACCAATCAATTACGTTTTGGCACTCGAAGTTTTTAAACAACTTAATCGGAGTTATTTCCTTACCTTTATCGAGCGTTACCTTTTCGAAAAGATTGAACCCGTTGTCGTATAATTTTAAAATTACATTGCTCTTGTTAAACTTATCTGCAATTGCATCCCAGTTTTTAATATCAACGACACTCATCAATTTCTGAATTGCTCTAAATCCACCCATTCCATCGAGGCGGTCTTTAACGGTTTCTTCGCAGTTAGACAAAATCGTTACTTCGTCCGTTACCGAGAAACCTTTTTCGCGCAAACTGCGAATTAAGCAAAATAAAAATCTACCCTGCTGCGTAATGAAATTATTTTCTGTTACGCATTGTTTAATATCGTCATAATAAGTTAAATCAGAAAACAAACACGCAAGATAATTCCCTTCGATTGTCATTCGTCCTTCGAGTAACTCTTCGGGGTATTTTTCTGTGATACCAACAACAAACTGCTCTTTATTTAACATTCAGCCTCTTCCTCCAGTTCAGCAAGTGATTTTTTGCGTTTAGAATTAGTTTCTGCATAACTTCCCTTATTCTCTTTTACATCCATATCATCTTGCTTGGGGGCGAGTGCCTCTGCTTCTACTTTGTAATTCGGTAAATTATTATTGATAATTCCGTTCAAATATTGCAAACTCGCATAAGCAGTATAAATGTCTTTCTTTTGGAATATTTTCTGCAAATTCCACTTTTCAGATTTAAGATAATAAAGCAACGTGTCTTTATCTGCAATTTTTTTCCATTGCACATAATATTTCCACAACATTGTTTTGGTATCTAATTTTTTGCCAATAATATCTGTAACTAAATCATAAATCGGAGAAAGCTCTTCTTCATTAACTTTTGTTTTTCCGACCGCGGCGTTTTCTTTCCATTTTCCATAATGATCCGCATTTACAAAATAAAGTTTTTTATTTGTGGGTAATTTAATCGAATAACTCGTTGTTGTTTCCAACATTTGCCCACAACCACATTTACAATAACTAAGTGCCATATTCTCTCCGATGTTTATTACAGGGCGAGAAAAATCTCGCCCTTATAATTGTTCTAATTACAGACCAAGGATGGCCTCTACTTTTGCGAGCTCTTCAACGGGAAGATTGTCGAGCTTTGCTTTTTCCTGACCGTTGCCATTCGCGATAAGAATTGCCTTAACTTGATCTTTTAATTCTTTACCAGCATTTTTAAACGCTTCGCGAACTGCCGCAAGTCTTTCTGCCAGCGAATAAACCTCTTCGTCTTCGCTTTCCGAACTATCGGCATCAAAAGGTGGTTCATCTTCTTCAACTTCATCCGCCGTGTTCACAACAGGTTTAACAACTGGCTTTTCCTCAACAACTGGTTTGTCTTCTACTTTTGCCTTTGCTTTAAAACCAGAAAGTTTTGACTTTTCCATACCGCCTTCGACAATCTTAATAAAGTCTGCTGCCATATTATCTTTATCGAACACCATATATTCGGGAACAGTACCAGCTGCAAATCTACCGCCAGCATCGATCATTGGAGTTCCACGGAAATAAAGTCTGCGTTCCGTATCGGTAACGACATTCTTCTTATCATTGCCAACCTGCTTTGTTTCGAGTGTTCTGTCGATAACGCCAGTAAGACATACGTCAAACACATCACCGAACGCGGCTTCATAATCGGCGGAAAGATTGGAGGTCAACTGCTGATATCCATCTTCTTCGAGCGCGCCTTTGTCTTTAATCGTCTTCAACTTCGTGTGCGCAATTACCCACGTTGCAAAACCGTGCTGCTGCAAATCGGAAAGATAAGGCTTAATCAAGTTATTCGCGGAATACTTTTCACCAGCGGTATAACCGCCCATTGCCGCCTTAATCGAACGACAAGGTTTCTGAGGGTTTTCCTTATTGCTAATTGCAATCGTTTTCTTGTCTGCAAGCAAAACAAGTTCATCACCAGTATCGAACGCGACGATTTTAATGTGATGTTCTACACCGTTGGTTTCGATAAGCCACTTTTTAAGTTCTACCAAATCTTCCCAACTCGTAACCTGAACACAGTTCAAATTGTCGAGAAGTTTATAACCAACTTCTGCTCCGCAACCAACAAGAAGACCATAAGAAGGATCTCCGTACTTTTCGAGAATTACATCTCTGAAAAGTGTGGTTTTACCGAATTTCTTCGTTGAACGAAGATAAATCGAAATGTTTGCAATATCAGCTTTAATCGTATTAATTTGAGGTTTAACAAATGCCATTATTTTTTATCTCCACTTAAATTTCATCGTCTTCGAAAATGTCATCGGATTTCTCTTCGTCATCGTGATGAGGCGGAAGAAGATCTTCATCTTGATAAACAGTGTCTTCGCTCGGAGAACCCCAGTTATTGAATCTGTACTCTGTAATACGAGGTCCATAAGTCGTTCCACCAGCTTTCTTCAACTCTTCTTCCAAAGTCGAGAAACCATACTCAATATTTTCTTTCGCTTCTTCGCCAAGCATATCTTCTGTAACGCGCACAATTTCCTGTCCGTCAATTACATCAATAACCATACCGATTTCTCTGTATTCGCTGGAATCGGTTTCGAATTCACGGAATCTCTTAACGAACAAATCTTTCTGTTTTTCATTCTTTGGAACAATATTTACTTCTACAGGGCAGAAGCAATATCCCTTACAGTTATCGCCTCTGTAAGCATTATCATAATATCTGGAGTATGCGTTCAGCACAAAATTATCAGTTCCTGCAACATCTTCGAGGCTGGTTCTTCCATAAATAAGCTTTGCGTTGATCTGCATCTTATCTTCTTCGGTATCCTTTGCAAGATAAATTCTCTTCGGAACAAACGTCTTATAAAAGTTCCCTTTGCTCTCGGAATAAGTGATTTCTACTTCGCCAAGAACTTTAAATCTTACATCTGATACTCTTGTGTTTTCGAGAATGTGCTTCTTAACATCATCGATAAAATCTTTTTCGAAGATATATTCCTTATAACCAGCTGGGTTTTCATCCGTGCGAAGATCAAGAACATATTTACCGCCCTTGCTGACAGACTTCAAAACATCTTCGTCTTCCCTGTCCACATAAGCAATTTTGGTTCTCGTTGTCTTGTGCGTTTCTTCGTTTGTTACTGGTGCGTAAATTACGGTTTTGCTCTCATTGACATTACCGTTCTTATCACCCCAATAACCAGCTTTAATTTGAAACATGTGGCGATTGTTTCCGTTCGTCGCATTAAATTTCAAGTTCGTCTGCACCCAACCAGATTCAAAAGTTCTTACTTCATAACCTTTAAACTTCTCATTGTCTTTGACTGCTTTCAGTTTACCCACAAAGGTAAAATTCATTGCCATAAATTTCTTCTCCTTATAATCTTGCAATCTTTCGGATTGCATTTTTTCTTTATTATATCACTTTAAAATCTTTTTGTCAAATATTTTTAATCGCTTTTCTTATTTTTTTCTAAAAATTTTCTCTAAAACTCGTACGCTGGTATCCAATCATTATTTTCATCTTTTACAAGCAAATCTGAAAGCATATCAAACAAAAACTTCGGACAATCAACTTCCTTTCCATCGAGAACGGTTTTTCTTTTATCTTCTTCAAGAGAAACCAACCCCATATCTTCGTCCTCTCTGATTAGATGAAATTCATTATCTTTGTTTTCTTCGACAAACTTTTTATAATCTTCTGTCAAATCATTTTGATTTCGTTGTTTAATTTTTTCATAATTCAATTTGACCAACATTCCATTTGGAAATAACTCTGGATTATCATAATGTTTTAAACTCGGAAAACCGAGTTCCATATCTTTCGACAATTTACCCTGCATAATATTCGTCAGTGCAATCATCGTTTGAATATCTTGTTTGGAATAATTGCTCTTATTGATTCTGTTAAAATTTCTCACAAACTCTCTGTTCATTTTTCTTCAAATTCCTCAATATATCTTTCTAATGTTTATAATACTGTCTTCGCCAAAATATCTATTCGCCAGATCGGCAATCGCATCATTTTCACAAACAAAAATAGTTTCATCTGGCCTCTGATATAAATCGAAATAAATCGCTTTGGCTAAATCTTCTTTGTCTGAATAAGAAACATCTATATTATATTCGTTTGCCAAATTCAAACTTCTGCATAAACACGATTGATATTTGTCATCGTCCAAAGGATAAAAATCTTCAGAAAATACAACGAAAACGACGGGATTGTGTTTAACTTCATAATCTCCGCCCTTGATATAAGATTTTGCTTTCTAAGTATAAAAATAACAAGGTTCACGTATCTACAACATAAGTACTACCTCCATTTTATTTTTAATCGTTACTGGCGGGGGAAGTCGGGCTCGAACCGACACAGAGTGCTTTTAGAGAGCACCGCACTACCATTATGCTATTCCCCACTATACAGTAAGTTATATAATCGCGTTTTGTCAAATTTAGATTTGACATCACTCGTTTATAACATATATATTATATCACATTAGTTTTGATTTGTCAAGCGATTTTGCGTCCATTCACATTGTTTTTTTGAAATTTCACAACCAAAACAATTTATGTCCATTTCTTTACATGCAACCAAAGTTGTCCCTGTTCCCATAAAAGGATCGTAAACAACAAAATCTTTGTCTTCTGGATTTGCGTAAATTCGAAGTAACTGTTTGCACAAATCAGTTGAATACGTCGCTTTATTCAACGGGCACGGACCGTCATTATTCTTCGCTTCAATGAAATTAAAGATATTTTCATACGATTTCTGCCCTGTTGCGCGTAATGAAATCACCCTTTTATTTGCATAAAAAGTCTTCTCTTCGCCCTTTCTACAAAAAACAAAAACAAATTCAAAGATACGAGTTAGACGATTTGACGAGCAGTTGTTCGGCAAAGCACTTTTCTTTTTCCAAACGATTATGTCAGCAATCGTCCAATTTGTTTCTTCACAAATCATATCAACCAAGGAAAACAAATTCGCTGGATTTTCGTTGCTATAAGAAAGATTATAAAGAACAACTCCGTTGTTCACAATGATTCTGTCAAATTCATTAAACAATCTTTTTGTGAAATCTTCGTATTCTTCGTCCGTCATATTATCGACATGTTCATCATATCTAATATAAGAATATGTTCCCTTTTTGATTTCTGTGTTTTCGAGCGTATTTTTCTTCCCCGCTTTTTTATTCGTATTATAAAACGGAGAAGTCAAAATAAGGTTTATTGATTTATCTTTAAACCCTTTCATATTTACAAAACAATCTTCATTATAAAATTCACGAAATGACATTAATTCTCTCCTAAATCAATATGATTTTTACGAATTTTATATTCAATATCTTTCAACTGATCTTTGAATTTCTTATCCGTTTTAACTTGCATAACATCTTTTGAAATCGAGGCACAAAATTGTTTCGTATACTCTCTCTTTTTTAATATAATCAAAGATTCCAAAGCGTTTTCCGCTATCGGCGTTCCGCTTTCAAAACATTCTGGATAATTGGTTTTTAGAAAATCAATAAAGTTTTCTTTACTAATTAGTTTTGTTGTCATTCTCAATTCTCCTATTTTTAATTTCAAATATATTTTACCATAAAAAAAGAGGAATGTCAAATGATTTGATACTCCTCTTATAATATTTTTTTATTTTTTTAAAGAATCGAAATAACTTTCATAAAATTTTCTCTGTTCTTCTGTTAAATTTGATTTTGATAATTCATATTTAATCTTTTCATAATAATCTGCATATACTTCATTATAATCAATATATTCATAATCAGAATCAATTATTGTTTTATCAATCGTTGCAAGGCTGCTTGAAGATCCGTTTGATGGTTTTGATCCACTATATTCTTCACCTTCTTTAATTGGTGTATTTTTTGAATCGTCTGGAATTTCATCTCCAATACCACCCCCATCATCATTTTCCACTTCCATGAAGATCGCGAAGACCACTTTATCTTCCGTCACGTTCTCTTCATGCCGCGTAGGGATGTTGTTCGGATCGTCCGGCTGCATATCGGACCACTGCACGAATGCCCAGCCTTCTTCCGCAGCCACGGCGGTGATTTCGCTCGTCTTTCCGCCTTCTTCCACGATCTGATCCGCTTCGCCTACGATCATGTACCCGTCGCCTTCCATGTAACTCACCATGTACCGTACGGGCTGCTCTTCTCCGTGCACCAGTTTATTCCCGCTCGGCAACGTTCCCATGATCGTCAGCCCGAGGATCACGCTCATCGCGATTCCGATCACTCCCGTCGTTCCCGTCGTAAGTGCTATCGCTTTCCCGCATTTCTTTCCGCCTGCCAGACGGAAACGGATCTTATTTCCGTCCTCTTCGTTTTTCTTCAGCGACACCGCCGCGTCTTCACGCTGCAATTTCGCTATATACGAATCTTCCGCCGAAAGTTCCGTCATCGTGATCATTCTTTCGTCCAAGCCCTGATTATCCAGTCTTCTCGCGATCTCTTTCGTATCAGGACGAAATTTCTTGAAGTAGAACAACGGAGTAAACGCCGCTGTCACCGCTATCCCCGCCACCGCACAGATCCAGAGCTCTTTGATCTCTTTCATCCAGAACGTGAACGCAAGCGCAAAAACCACGACGAACCCTATCGCCAATGAGCATATAATCGACGTGATTATCCCTTCCCGCTCCAGTTTCGCACGATACTTCTTGAATACTTCTCCGCTGTCCATTCCTTCTTACCTCCTTGATACGATTTTTATATTTTCTATATTACAAACTCTTTTATTTTGTTCTTTTCCACATATACACGACAATATAAGGTGGCATATTTTCATGAGCTTGATCAGAACCAACGTCACTGGTTAACCCATAATTTACTGGACCAGATTCAGGTTTTATACCTATATTTGTGAAAGCATTCGTATCTTGAATTGCACCAGTAGACACGGACATGGTAATATAATGATTATGCCGTGGTATTTGTTCTTTTGTGAGTTTAACGGTTTCCAATCCACCTGTGTTTCCTGCCTTCTTAAATCTTGTATTTGTACTATTTGTACTATCTATACCTACAATCGTTTTTCCTTTTGCAAATTCTTCCCATTCTCCACCTAAAAATTTTTCCGGTGATACATCACTAACGCTTATATAAATTGATCCAATCGGATAAACAGAATCCAAAAGTATATCCTTGATGGTTTTATAAGTATTACTACTTTGTCCGCTTGTCTCTGTGTCATCTTTAATAGTGTTTGCTTTATTAATCCCAGTTAAAGAATCTTTTAAATTATCATTAATAGCCGAAATAATATTTTGACTTTGTGTTTTATAAAATGTATAAGAATCTCCAGTTTGAGATGTCTCTGTTGTAGATTCGCCGGTACCAATATAAATTTCACCTTTTCTTGTTAATTTAGAGGTGCACTCTGCCATATTTCTAATAGCAGCGGCTGGGGCATTATTTGGAATAACTGCTGTTCCAGCAAAAACCTGATTCGGAATTGCCATATTTTATCCCTCCTTATTTTGTTGTTTGGTTGTAATTGTTAAAACATTATTTTTAAATGTAATTTGTGGCATAGATTCTTCTATTGTCGTGTTTAAAACACCGACCTTTGATAAAACATACTTTTTGTTTGATGCAGCTTTATCAATGGAACTATCATCTATATCTTTGACTAAAATATTTCCGTTTTCATCAACTTGCACAATTCTATTTCCAATATTTATGGCACTTCCATAATTAATTCCAATTGTGGTTCCATTTTCATTAGTTGCATATATTTTATTTTTATTGGGATCGTCTTTGTCTATCGTTAGTTTATCTAATTTTTTATCAATAAGATCTTGTAAGGTTGTATCTAAATCAGCCCATGTAATACCCATTATACAATCACCCCCATCAACTTATTTTCTTCGCATATTGATTTGGAGATGCTAATTCTATACCCAATACCTCATCAAAATGCTTTTGGAAGTTCGGACGATATCGTCCGAACTTCACTATAATGTTTTTGAATTTCTTTAAAATAACTATTTTATCTTCAATTTCGTCTTCATTAAAACCAGTATATATAACAATATCATCATTAGACTTTTCCCTAAAATCCTTGATGAATTGCAAAGTGTCTTCAAATGTATCGAGTGGTTCTAATCCACCAATAACAACAGCTTCAGTAATACCGTTATTTAAATATCTATCGATTAAAATCTTATTATCAATTTCAATTGTTTTACTTTTAACAAGTTCAGAATTTTGACACATTCCAATACAATTTGCTTCTTTTTCGCATTTAAAACTACAAGCAGTAGTTAAAATAAACATAGAAGTTTTCTTATAATTGACGAAATCTTCGTATATAATATTTTTTAATTTCATGATATAATATTATCCTTATTTAAAACATCATACCACTTTCTCGCGTTGAATTCTTCCTTTCTAATTTTTTGATATCCACTTACTGGAGTATAAAAACCAACAACACGAGCATACTGATCTGTCATCTGTTCTCCGCAAACAGGGCATGTTTTAGTTCCAATGAAAGAATGTTTATGTTGGCACACATTAATCTTTGTTGTAAACGCAAAATAAATTACACCTTTGCTTGCAACATAATTCAACATTTTCCACGCTGTTTCTTCGTTAGGGAAACGATTTTCAATATCAATATGAGCAATACAACCACCACCGCATTTTGCATCGAACAAACTTCCAAGTCTGCACTTTTCTTGAATAGTACATTTTTCAGTTAATGGAATCCACTGATTGGAATAAATATAATATTTATTTTGTTCATAAATCAAATTATCCGCCTGACAAATAACTCCCGCACAATTTTCCGCTGGAATCATCTCTACGTTAAATGTAAAATCGCATTCAAAATGGTCTTTAACGTCATTAATTGTATCAAGAATTTGTGTTGCAAATTCTACTGCTTCATCAGAATAAGATTTATTTCCAAACTCGTCAGATTCAATTAATCCGAATAAATCCATTACTTCATACATTCCGATACCACCGATTGTACAAAATTGCTTATCTAATTCGACAGCGCCGTCTTGATAATTTGGAAGAAGACCCTTTTCAATATTTCTCTTTAAAATATATCTCATAGAAGTTAATGCTTTACAATCAAGCAAAACTCTATCTTTTAATATTTCAATATATTTCTTTTTATTGAATTTAGACTCATAAGCAATGCGAACTAAATTTATAGTACTTACACGACAGGAGCCAATGCTTAACGCCGTACCACCAATACTATTAATAAACCCACTAATTTTTTTGGTATCGGAAAGAAGTCTACAGCAATTACTCAACACACCAACATCACCGCTCACAAAGAAATTAGCATCCGACCATTCAATATTATGATTTGAAGACCAGCGAGCAAATTCTTCATCTTGAAACTTATTATTTTTATAAAGAAGTGAATACGTTAAACCTTTATGTTTATATTGATTCGCTAAATCAATACCCATTTATTCAAATGGCTCTATATCACTATAGAGAAGCAGACTATATCATATACCTAAATACCATTTTATTTAGGCATCCTCGCACTTCGACTCGCTTGAGTCTACTCTACTCGCTTCTTCAACGAAAATAGGTTTTTCGTCTATGCTTTCGATAGTCGTTTGACTTTCCCATCTATATGGGCTTAGTTCAGGATTATCTGTATAATGAATATTGTAATGACATTGTTTACAAACAACAATTAAATTGTCTTTATTTAAAAAATCGTTATAACATAAGATTTCATGAGCGAAATTTTTGATATTACCAGAGTAGGCATTTTTTATAAATTCATCAAATATAATATGAAATGGTTTTAAATGATGTGTACATAAATCACCACCATGATGCCCACATATTTGACAAGTATACTAACTATTTCTTATCATTTTTTTTGAAATAGTTTTAAATAGTCCGCGCGCAATCTGTTTTTCATCATTGTATCCTTTAAAATTAGGATTTTTATCTCCGATATATCTACCTTTTAAAGATTCGCTGATCCTATTTCTCAGTGCAATATCATCACTTTTATTTTTACGATTTTTAATTCCTATTTTATTTAATCTTTTTACAATATTCTCTCTTTTACATCCAAGGATTTTCGCTATTTCGATATCATATAATCCTTGATTATGTAAATCTATTATATCCTATAATGGTATATTCTTTTTCTGAGCCACAAAATCACCTCTGAAATAAAATATATTCATTATACAGACTTCCCCCGAATTCACGAGGTTTACTATAAGACATTACTGTCTTATGCCGCTATTAAGTCAACGGGAAACGTAAACATTTGTTCTTTTCTAACGTCGCTTACAACTTCCATAAATACTTTTTGACATTTAATTAACTCTTCAATTTGGTCAATTACAAACGAGCCATCTGGGAATTCAATACCACCAAACAATGATTCGAGATAAGGTCTATCGAAAATACTAATATTTGTAAATGCACATTGATCAATTCTTAAAAATGGCTGATTTAATCTATAAATAAGCTTTTGGAAATTTTGTCTTAAATATGTATCTGGATCTTTAAGATAATATCCATTTTCAACATCATTTTTCCAAAAATAATATGCCCAAATAAGAATATTAGGAAGACCAACCGCGCCAGATTGTCTATTACTTAAAAACGATACAAACTCAATTACATCATCAAAAAACGTAGTTAAATGCTTCGGTGGTTGATTGTTATAGTCAGAAATAAAGAAAAGTCCTTCGGTTGCTAATCTCGTTAAATCATTAGCCCAACAATAAGCGAAATAACTTGCCGTGGAGGAATCGTTCAAATATAATGCTTTACTGAACTCTGCTTCAAGCCATTGTTTTGCGGTTCTCAACCCCCACATTTCTTTAATTTCAAGGAAAATTTTATTCAAACCAAAAAGTTTATCTTCACTCTTCCCTTTCTCCGTCATAAAGCTACGGATATCTTTATGTCTTGCATTAGCATTTGGATCAATTGTTGCATCCGCCATTGTATCGTTTTGAATAAATTTACTTAAAAATTCAGAAAAATCTAATTGACTCGAATGAACACCGTTAATATATTCAAAGTCTTCGCCATACTTCTTTTTTAAATCTTCAAGACAACGCTCAAAATCTTTATTTAATTTCAAACTTATTTCCATACACATCAACCCCCAATTTGTTCTTTAACCCATTGAACGGCTTCCTTAAATTCCATAATTTTACCGTCAACATCGAGAACTGGAGCCGTTTGAAATCCCTTTGCCAACATCAAATCCAAATCTTCACAAACATCATATTTGATTTTGGATTGTTCTAACTTCTTTTCTAAAATTTTACATTTTGGACAATGTACAGTATACAAAACAACTTTCATCATTTCACCTCGTCGGAAGAGCCAAAGCCACCTTTTCTGCCATTATCTTTTTCTTTCCCATAAACATATTTATCGTCGTCGGTAATATAATACTTCATGAAAACACCCTGTGCAATACGATCGCCAACTTTCACAGAGTACGGCTCATCTCCTTTATTTTCGAGACAAACACCGATTCCGCCGTCATTCTTTTCGTTTCCGTAATAGGAAGCGTCAATAATTCCGACACAGTTCTTTGGAACTACGCCGTATTTACAACCAAGCCCTGAACGGGCATATATATTAAGCACGTTATCAAAATACATTTGTGCTTTCACATCTGTCCAGAAACGTGCGATTCTTTCGGATTAATAACATAATTTTCCTTACTATAAAAATCGTAACCCGCCGACTTTGCATCACTTCTTTCTGGCAAACGAGTTTTTACATTAGGAAACTTCATAAATTCTGGTTTTACTTCTTCAAAACTTCTCATATAAAATTGACCTCTTTTCTTAAAACTTTCTAAACCAAAGACTTTTACCCTTGGCTTTGGAGTATATTATAACATACTTTCATTCCAAAGTCAAGGGATTTCGCCTTATTTTCAAAAATAAAAAGTAACTTTTGTTTTCTTTTTATTTGTTTTATTTTATTATATTTATATTATAATATTATATATAATATATATTATTTAAATTATATTATAAAACATCTACTATTGCACTAACAATTTGAATTCCGAAAGGAGTATAGCCAACCGTAATGCAATAAGATTTTCCTGCAACAGTGGTCAACTTTGCTTTGTTACCACTTAATCCATCTCCGATACACAAATACGTTGTAGAAGGCATGTTTATTGCAAAGTTTGCACTTGCTTTAAAACAAATTTGCGAAACATCATTTATACTTGTAAATTCAGCAGCGTTTATCGTAGGGAAATTAGTCATCGACGAAACGTTTCCAAGCTCATAAGATTTACCGGAACTAATTTGATTGATCCCCGTTTCCTTAACAAACAAATCCGCCTTTTTACCCAATTCATTAGTTACAGAATTTTGTGACATAACATTTGTCGTTGATGTTCCAGTTGTTTGAACAACAGTCGGTACAGGACCGATATCAACAACTCCATCTACGGGAGATTTCGTTGTTCCGTTTACCTTTACGCCTGTAACCGTACCAGTTTTATTGATACCAGCATAACCGCTATCGGAAGCTGTTGGCCATGACGCATTAATTGTAGTTCCGTTGATACTAATATGTGTACCTGCGCTATATGTTGTATTATTATCCGTCCAAGGAACAGAGACAGTCATTGACCCGTCATCTGCAACATTAACACCATAAACTTTACCGCTCGTTGTACCGGGCTTAACACCGCCAATTTCAGAAGATGAAGCAACTTTTAAACTATATGTTGTTGTTCCAGAAACACCACCAGAACCAGAAACGTTTAAACCTGTTCCAGCAGTATGACCGTGTGCCGTATTCGAGGGAAGCGTACCCTCTGATATGGAAGTTATTTTACCCGTCTTATCCTGTGTTATACCAGAGATATATTTTCCGATAGATGCTGTTTTCGTTCCAGATAAATTGGACGATGTAACAGTAAGTGTATTACCAGATTTTGTGATATTCGTCACAACACCACTGTTTGCCGTTCCAGATAAATTATTCACATAATTAGATAAATCTATATCTGTGTTTCCAATTTTTTCCCATGAATAAGTTTTTGTCGTTGTTCCGCTTTCCAACGTAATATATTCATCGTAACCATCGTTAGAAGAATGGGAGTGCGCTACAAGGTAAATTTTTCCCATTGTATTTACACTTGCCGTCGGCAAAGATGCAACAACCTCATATTTGAATTGTGATATCCCACTTATAGCTGTATCAACATAATTCTTAACACCACCAGAAGTAATATAATTGCTGGAATTAGCAGTAGGTGTTGAATCTTGCCCTGCATTAACGACATTTCCCAAACCGACATCTGATTTTGTTAATGAATTTTTGTACGCAAGAGAACCCAATCCTTTAACATGAACGTCGGTCCCACCAACGGCAATCGTTCCGTTCGCGCTACCAGTTGTGATTGTTTGATGAGTTTGAAGTGCCGTATCTGCTTTACCCAGCGATGTTTGTACACTACTTGCCAAATCAGTTTTTGGAATACCTCCAGTAGGTTTTGTGTATTTTCCATTTATTTGTGATTGGTATCCATCATAAGTACTTACTTTTCCAGAAGTAATACCAGAATTTACAGCATTTAATTGAGTAGCAGTTAAAGAGGCTTGTTTTTTATCAAGAGCTGCTTGGGTTGCAGTAGAAATGGGTTTGGCTTCATCTGATGTATTGTCAACGTTTCCAAGACCTACATCTGCTTTTGTCAAAGAATCTTTATATGCTAAAGCTTTTAATCCTTTAACTGCAACATCCGTTCCATTAGCTGCTATAGTGCCATTTACGCTACCCGTTGTAATTTTTTGATGTGATTGCAAAGCAGAATCGGCTTTCCCCAAAGAAGCTTGAACAGCAGAAGACAGATCTGTTTTTGGAATACCTCCGTCTGGCTTTTCATATTTACTAGCAATTTGAGATTGGTAATTATCGTATTTGGTAACTTTATCACTTGTAATGCCAGAATTTACAGCTGCAAGCTGTGTCGTATTTAATTGTGCTTGCTTACCATTTAATTTTGCGTCTGTTTCTGACTTTGTGTAATAATTATCTGTTACAAATGGAAGATTATTTGGAGTATGTTCACCATCGCCAATTTTAATTCTTTCATAATTGTGATTAGAATCTATATCATAAACAATTATTTCGCCCTTTTTCGGAACAAAATTTGTTGCTTTTTGCCAATTCACTTCTGTATCATGTTTTTGTATAATTCTTGTTTTAAAAGTTTTTGTAATATCTTTTGTTAAACTACCTGGCATTTTTATAATCTCCTTTAATTTATCATTTTCAAAATTTTGAGATTAAATTCGCTATCGTTTTCAAGCGAATTTTTTAGTCTATAAGTTCAGTAGATGTTCCACCATCTATAAATTCTATAACAGAATCTTCTGTCTGACTTGCTGAAAATATTTCGTTATTATTTCCATCGAGTAATTTGCCGTTTGGAAGCGTTGTAATCGCACCCAATTCTTCTGCCGTAATAATTACATTGCCAACTTTACCATTAACAGAATTTACTGCTCCGCCAGACTACTATGCAATATTCTAAATAGCTTTATTGCTTCCATTATCACTATAATTTCTTAAGTCAGATAATCTTGGCTGACATTTTGCAATGATAAAAGAATTAGATAATTGATTTTGAATTAAATAAATAATTGCAAAATCTCCACTTTTGAACTCATATACTGACTAATTTTGTATATTTGGAATTACTCTTATCTAATCAAAATCCGAAAGCATTTTTATATTCAAACTTCCGTCTTCATTTATACTATCTATTTGACAAATATCTGTTCTATCTTGTTTTTGTTGTTCTTCTTTAATAAGGGAACGTATTATATTTAAAAAACTATTCGCTTGTTCTGATTTATCCATACGCTCCTCCTTATATATTTGTAAACGAAAGATTATTTATATTTGAACTAGAAATAGACATCGTTCCACTATAATCTAATGAAAATGAAATCGATTGAACGAGAAATTTTTCATTTTCAATTCCATAAAAATTATCTGTTATTTCTATTAGATTATTAACTTCTATTAATGGATTTAATAAAACAGAATTTGATACACTTGTTTTAGCAACACTTACTTTCCGCAATTCATAATCCGCTCGTTCTTTTGCCAAATACTCAGAAGTAATAGAAGAATCGTTTATTACGGATCCTATTCTATATCCAATTCGTCCGACGCTAATTGGTGAATCGGCAGCATCATTAACAGAATATGCCCTACATGTATTTCCGTTGACATTTGTCCCAATAACAATAATTTTATTTACAATATCATCAAATGAAAAAGTATAATTATGTGTTATCAGATCTCCGTTTTCAGCATCAAAAGAAAACAAAATCGGTTTATCGGAATCGTTTATGACTTCTTGTTTTGGTATAAATGTTAGATTTCCATTTATATTATAAAAAACTTCAGCAGAAATCATTTCCGCTAATTTCAAAATAATAGATCCATATGTAGAGCCAGCCGGTTCAGATATCTATGAAATCACTTTTTTATTTTTAAATGTTGTATGATAAATAATTTCTTTATTATCTAACATAAATCCAGTTCCATTGTCTGTCTTTAATATATTATTAATAACTTCTTCTATATCTTCCCCAACATTTACAGTATAAGAATATTCTAAAGTTCCTTTTTTACTTTCTAAAATAGAAAATTTATCTGCGGTTTCTATACTGACCGTTTTCGTATCCGATGAATTATCTACACCTTGATTCTAACAAGAATAAATTCCTTTTTTGAACCATACGACATCATCTTCATTGCTTCCAACTTCAAATCCAATATAAAAAGAAAATTTTTGATCTACCCAAAAATGATTAATTGACGGAGTATAATTGCCATTGTTATTATTTAACTAAAAAGATAAAGTTCTTCGTTGCCCATTTTGATAATTTTCAGAATAACTTCCGCCTAAAATATCCGAATTGGGAATTTCATACTTTTCTGTTTCATCTGAATTCAAAACATATATTTTAAATCTTGGCTTAATATGTTTGTTTTTTATATAATTTTCAATATATGATAAATCAGAATACTGTTTATAGTAATAAGGAGAGGTAATTGAAATTACCTCTCCGCTTCCTTGTAAAGAAAACTAAGATGAATTATAAATCATATTTACCTCTCCTTTATATTTATATTATCTTTCGCCGCATACGGCATATATAGATCCATCAACGTATCCAAAACCTATATTATAAGATTTTCCAGCTTTGGCATTTAATGCATTATCAACAACATCGTTTCCTATCAAAATAACATCTTTTGGCGGTGTATATATGAAATCTGAAGCAACAGTAAAATTAATTTCCGCCTGCGAACATTGCCTATCTTTATAATATTCATCCGTCATACTTCCGAAAGAAGTTGTCAATCCAGAAATATTTCCAAGATTATATGTCATATTGTTATCCAAAATAACATTAACAATATCCCCAGATATGTTTTCTACATTTCCTTCCGCTTCTAAGTACAGATCTTTGTCTGTTTTATTGCCAATCAATGTAACATCATTAATTGTTGGCTTATTATACAGTAAATCATAATTTCCGCTTAAACTACTGAATTGTTCTGTGTCGCTAGAAATAACATTTCCATTTATAATATAATTCATAAAATTAGATGTCTAAATAATACTATAATCTTCTGAGTTCGCAATTTCGGTCCAACTAAAATTAATAGTTATCGGCTGTTTATCCCAAGATTCATTAATAGAATTAGATGACTCTGTAATCTATATAATAAACGACTAACCCTTTGAATTTTTATATAATTTTGGATTACCAGAATTACATATTTTTTTCCACTAATTCAACATATCAACACTATCATTTGACGTTAATTTAGCATCAAATATATTTACGGTAGATTCATTAAAACCACATTGATTAATAAGTTTAACCCATTTTGACTCCAAATATCCACCGGATTGTTGATTAGTATCTGTACTTTCCCAAACGACTTCTCCCTTTTCGTTTCTACGTAAACTCCACCCTTTTGTTACATAATTATACGGCAACATTTGAGCCCCAAGAAGACAAGAAACACTGCTGGTAATATAATTTTTTTTACCATAAGAAAATGCTGGATATTGACCAAGTGTATCTTGCTGCTATTTGGACATATTTTGCTGCTATTCACCAGGCTCAACATTAAACTTGAATAACCAAGTATCATTTTCAGAAGTCGTATAAACATTGTTATCATTTGTTTTATAAAGTTCTGAAATAGACCAATATTCCCAATTTGTTGTTATTGGAAAATGAATCTCTTGCTACGACAATTCTTCTTCTCCGCTCATATAAATAACATATTCATATTTTCTATTTGTAGAAATATTATAATCAATTAATTTATTTATATTTTTTTCTATAACAACAGGATGGAGTATTTTTTCTCCCACTAAACTGACATTTCCATCATTTTCGGTAACCCCCCAAACTTCTCTTTTATAAACAGATCTTGTTGGATAATTACCTATATTTTTCCCAACAATTCCAACGGGAGCGGGTATATTATTTAATATTGGATTATCGCTCTATGACGAAAAATAATTTAAACCGATCAGCAATTTATCGTTTTGATATAAATTATCGTATGAGTCTTTATTATGATAAATTTTTGTATCAGAGGATTTATTTAATGCATAAACAAAATAAATAGAAGATTCTTTTGAACTTTTATTATTTTTATTTAAATAAGAATATTTTTTATTACCAATAGAAATCTAAAAATCCATACGTACCTCCTTACTTGTGTGTTGTTATATGCAAATAACCATCGCTATTTTCTTCAAATGTAGGAACAACACTATAATTCAAATTATCATTAGACAGAACTTCATCCACCTCTTTTTTGCTTAATAATGATTGATCTGGTTTATCTCTTACAAACTGAACATAATTTAAGAGAATACTTCCATCTGACTCTCCAACAACTATTTCGTTTGGATAATTTTCCGATATGTCTAAATATTTTGAATCATAAACAAGGCTTAAATCATTGTTATTATAAATATGATATGGTAAATTTGATTTAGAAACTTTATTTAAAATTTTTTTACGTAAACCTTCATCTAAATCCCACAATGATATTTTTTTATCAGCAACAGATACCATTGAACTAAATCCGTCATTTTTATTCCATGTAACAAAAATATCAAATGTCATATCTTTTAAATAATTTCTATCCGTTACATAACATGATTCTATTATATTTCCATCAGAATCTTTATCAGAAATCAAGACTTCGTGCAAATCAGTGTAGAGTGGTTGATCTCCATCTCTCCATATATTTTCCTTTTCTTCACCTGTTGTTTTATCTTTATAGGTGTCATGCCATACTACTTCAGAGTTGTCACCTTTTACCAATCTATAGCAATAATAATAATCAGATCCATCATAACAAACTACTACCTTTTTTAAATCAACGGATTTATTGTCTTGCCAAATACTTTCTTTATATCCATGTAACTATGAATAATCTTTTTGATAGTCTTCACTAAATAATATCGGAAATGAATAAAAAGCATTTTGTTCATTATCATTTTTTAATATTTTCCCACAAAATGTTTTTAATTTGTCTCCGACTTTATACGTAACTATTTCGCAATAAGATAAATCATTGTTTTTTTCTGGATAAGTCATATAATCAACTTGCGCAATATCATTTGGTAAAAATGATGTTTGTATAAAAGATATATCTTGAACTTCAGACGGCCACAAATCCGTTGTCATAATTTTAGATTTATATAAATCATCAATAAATGTTTCTATTGTACCGCCAAGTTTATTTGAATTATTATATATTATTTTATTTTGCGAATTATAATCTGGAAATCCATCATTTTTTAAAATATCTCCAAAATAAATAGACATACTTTCTCCGTTTCCAAGAGAAATGGAGATTAAATTTGTATCATATTGCAATGTATCAATAGTTATTTTAGTTTGAATATATAAATCATCATTTTCATCAAATGATAAGTTTTTATTTATATTTGCAGGATTGTTAGGATTAGTACCTTTATTTGAAGCCACATTACCATAAATCAATCCGTCTGGTATATTTTCATTTGCATTTAATATTTTTGCATAACTGTTATCAATAGAATCTCCATAATAATTTACATATTTTGGATTGCCGTTATAATTATCTTCCGAATTTTTTAAATAAGAGATAACATTACCCATAGAATCTGTTATGTACGGTAAAACATATCCCTATTTATCGGTGAATTCCATTTCAACACCAGATATATCACATCTATTATTATAGCTAAAATATCCATCTCCAGAAACAATGGTCATATTAAATTTCGTATATAATAAAACTCTCTTTTCTGTTACTTGATTATAATCGTCTATTAATGTTAAAACAACAGTATAGTATGTGTCTGTATCTTGTAAACCATAAAATGTATATTTTATTTCTTTATCATAATATACATCTGTCTGTTTTAATAGATCGTTTTTATTTAATTCAGAATTTAAATAATTCCCATCATATAACGACCATTGATAGCTCTTCCATTGAATATATTCCGATTGATCATAATCTGCAACAGCAACAAAACTTCTCTAATCTAAAATCCAAGCACCATTTTCAAAAGACGGCTATTTACCACCAATCGCCGATAAAATTTTCAAAGATATTTCTGGTTTATTATATAAAGAAAATTGATTTTCATCGCTAGATCTAAAAAATGTTTTAATTTCGTATTTATCTCCAATATTATAATTTAAATAATAAATATCAAATTTAACTTTTGCATCATATAATTTAAACATTAAACCGATATCCTATTTTTTATCAGATGAGAAATAAATCGTATGATTTCCTTGCTGATAAAATGGAGAAATTGGTTGTCGAATCTAAATATTTTGATTATTAAAGAAATATAATACAGAAAAATCTGTTGCGGTGGAAACATTTTCCACATCTATATTAATTAAATAATTTCCTTTATCAACATTTAACAAAGTTATACATCTATTGTCATAATTCCATGGCAATGGATTACTATCTATGTATTCTTGTTTTGATGTAATATATCCGTTCGAATCAACTTCCACAAAATTAGTATTTATAAACGATTTATTGTCTTTTGAACTAAATATTTGCTTTTTATCATTTTCAATTTTAATAGCCCAAACATCTTTATTTATGTAACTTATATTTGATTCGTTTTTTGTAGAAACATCTTTAAATTTCATATAAGTTTGTAACTAAGAAGAAGGATTAATAAAATAAATATTATCAATAATATTGTTTTTATACAATGGAGCATAAAACATATTATCTTTTATCTCAATCGGCTTTTCTTCAACAAATTTAATGTCTGTGTAATTTATAGAACCAGAAGAATTATTATCTGATGCCTGAATATTCTTTCCTGCAAAATTATCATAAATTGTACTAACTGACAAAGTATCCAAAACAACTTTATTCACTAACGTTCCATACGTATTTGCGTCAGAAGATCTTCTCCACGTAATTTGTACAGGGTAATAATTATTTAAATCATCTCCATCGATTTCAACTTTATAAGATTCATCTGTATAAATTTTTGTTAATTCTGGAATAAAAATACCGTTATATTTTGATCCAGAATTAATATTTGATTCAGAATCGTTTAAAATTTCACCAAAAATATATTCAGGAGAAAGAGTTATTTCGTCATTATTATTTTGAGAATTTAATAAAACCCTTGTCTGATTAAATTGAATATTAAAAACGTTTTTGCTTCCATCATAAATATAAATTTGTTTATTGCTACCTTTTATTGTTGCTTTTGTAAAACTAAAAGGATATATTGAATAAGCATTAATTTGATTACTTATAACAGATTTATCAGAAATTGTTTTAGAAACAGGAATATAAAAAACTTGTTCCGCAGAAGAAACAGATTCATTTGATGCAGACATATTCCAAAATTTTGGAATAAACATATTAGTTGCACTAAAAGAAATTAAATCTTTTGCTCCTAAATCATCTTGATTATTACTCATTTTGAAAATCTGAAGGATGTTTGAATTTTCTATATCATTATCTGAAAATCCATTTTGCCCAGTTTGTGGATAAATATGCCCCAAATAAGAATCGTAATCTTTAATTCTTACTCTGCTACCAATTTGCTACGTATTTCCAAAAGAAGTTATAGTTAAATCATCTTGATTAATAATCAAATTTTCAGCATAATATAATTGAACAAAATAATCATTATAAATATTATCACTAATATATGTTTGTATCCTTTCTTTTGTTGTCCCAATAATATTACCAGTTCCTACGACCATATCAAAATATTTAATATCAATTGGAATACTTTTATTATTTTCTAACTAATATAAAGTAATAATCCATTTATAACTGTTTCCATTTTTAATATTTAATAAATTATCGTTTCTATCATAAGATTTATTATTTTTAATATAAATAATATTTTGGTTTATATTTTCAAGATTCTAATTATATATACTTGTATCTATAAACACAGGCAATTTTAAATAAGTACCATTCAATCCACTATTAATATAATAATCGAAAGATATATCTTTTTTTAATTCATCTAATAAAGATATTTTTTGATCTAATGAAGAATTTAAATCATAAGGGAATACCTAATTGTTATCATTATCGTAAATAGTTATAGAATATCCACCAACTTTTGTATTTGACGTGTCTATTTTACATGAAAAATAATATACACCATTATCTAAATTTAACATATCAAAAGCTGTTAAATACGGTGAACAATTTGTCGGTTTAAAAACTGCCATAATCTTGCCTCCTCTTTTATTTTTATATTGAGTTGTGGCGGGCGGGAGGTATCTCACTCGCCACACCCAAACTTATTGGTGAGATGTTTATTTTAAAGTGTAACATCACAAACCACTTTTATATTAAATTTTATTTATTAACTTTATAAATTTCTTCTGGAAAATACTTTTCCATAAACGCAGTTCCTCTGCGAGTAGCGTCTCCTTCAAACCAGATGGAATCATAATTTGGATGCAGTCTGCCTTTGTGTTTCGGTGCTTCGAAAAATACAAGCCAAACAATCAAAATAATAGCGTATAAAAACAAAATACCGAATACAATAATTACTGGCAAGCAGCTTGTAAATATACCAATCATCATCGGAACAAAGAAAACTAAAGAGAACAAACTGCAGAAAATCGATAAAAACTTAATTTTATCTTTATCTGTATCGCAATCAAACAGCCCATATCTGACGGCACTTGGTATACAAACAATAAACGGCATAAGCGGTCCCAAAATTATATTTTGGAGACCATGACCATGCTCGTGACAATAAGTTGATTTTGGAGATCTTTTATCGCTGACAAAACCAAATCCCCAATTAGATCCGCCCCAATATTCACCAATAATATTATATGCACACAAACCAAATCTCTTTGGTTTTGTTTTTGTAATTAAGCACGAACCCAAAACGACAAACAACCCAATAAAACTCATTATGAATCCCCAAGTAAACGAAAGGAAATAAAAACCAATCATCATAAGAATTCTTTTAGACTTTTTCATAATCAATCACCAATTATGCACCAGCAGCTTCGTAGGTACCCTCTATACCACAAATAATAACTCCCTTTTTAATATTTTCAGGAAGTAACGTAGCAGGTTTTGTTAAAGTTACAGAAGAAAAAACTTTACCTTCTGTCGGTGTAAGAATCTCGCTACCTTTCGAGAAATTCGGCTCAACCGTCTTTGTTTCCGTAGGAGTAGCTGGAACATTTACTGTTACTTTTGATAACCCATCATACCCACTATCTGGAGTAACTTCTCCATTCTCTGTAGCTGTTTTAGCCTGTAATTTTGGAGTTGTAGGGGGAACATTAACCGTAACCTGCGAAAGACCATCGTAAGAAGCGTCGGGCGTAACTGTGCCATTTGCCGTAACAGATTTCGATTGCAACTTCGGCTCTACATTTACAGTAACCTTTGAGAGACCATAATATGTTTCGTCTGGTGTAATCGCACCGTTTGCTGTTGCTATCTTCTCTTGAAGTTTTGGTTGAACATTAACAGTAACCTCAGAAAATCCTTCATATCCTTCATCTGGTTTAACTGTTCCGTTTGAAGAAATCGACTTTGTTTGCAAACTTGGTTCTACATTTACAGTTACGGTTGAATAACCTTCGAGATTTTCATCAGAAGCTTTATATGTTTTGTTCTCTGTTGCTTCGAGCGTACCGAGTACAGAAGGAATATCGCCACCTGCAACATAAGCACCGTTTTGAAGAACATAGTTTTTCTGCGCTCCATTTTCAACAATGGTGACAACGGAACTATCGAGAGGAATTCCATAATTAAAACCATTTCGTGTGATATATGGCTCATTAGTAGGAACATTAACAAGGTCCTCGATTGTATCAGCGAAGAAATTCAAAATATATCTTTTGCCAACTTTTTTCGCATAATCTAAATAATACATAGTTATCTCCTTATATATTTATTTGAAATAACGCGATATATTTCAACCGCGTTATTTCATTGTTTTATTTAGTTGTTGTGTCTTGTGTTGCCAGCGGCAGAACGCAAATCAATCATAAATCTATTCATATCAAATCCGCTATCCGCATTAAATGTTGCATAAACAGTTCCGATATTCGTAGAATTATCATTGCTAATAGAATCCGATTTAGAAACATTCGGCATCTGATTACGAAGAGTCGCAATAAGATTGGGAGCAATTTCTCCAAGAGCAAACAAATTCTTTGTAAGATCAGCAGGAACAATACCAGAATGAGATGGAAGCGACGTAAGCGTACCTTGTGGTGTTACAATGGCTTCTGTACCAAGTTCGTTAACGTAAGTTTTTCCACCAGAATAATCATAAGAACCTGTTGCATGAGATTCAAACGAATAAGCACTAGCCCATTCATTAATATCTTTCCCACTACTATCAAATGGTCTTCCGCTTAAATCTCCCACGGTATATAATTTCCCATTATTTTTATACCATATTTTATTACCATTTTTAGTATTTACCACCAATACATCGTTTGGTAAATCTTCCCAATTATAATACTTTTTAGGATTTCCATTTTCATCCTTTTCATCATTGTCTCTCCAACTTTGAAATCTTCCAAAAGTCCCATCACTATTTCTTTTTGCAAAAAATGCCTGAACTTTACTATCTTTAATACCAGATCCTGCACCCTTATTTGCGCCTTCGGCATCAGTAGATAACATTGAATCATCATGAGTTATTGAAAATTTAATATTTCCATTTTCCCAAGTGCTATCTTTATTTGCTCTATCCCAAATACCTTTTGTGCTAACCGTTACTCTTTCAAAAGTATTATCTGGTTCATCTACCCCGAGACCGCTACTTCCTGTCTGATTTCCAGCATCTTCTGTTGAGGCACCCGTGTTGTTTTTTATAGAATTTACAATCTACTAACGAATTTTATCCGCATATTCTTGGCTACTCATTTTTTGTAAAGCATCAATAATATTGGAATGATTTTCATCAATACCAAGACCTTTCTTAATTTCTTCAACAACACTAGTTAACGCATTTAAACTTTCATTATTTTGGATAGCTTCCAAAATAGCTTTTTGCTGATTTAATTGATCAATCTGATATTGCAAATCTTCTTCGGTTTGTTGTCTTTCTAATTCATCGACCTTATCTTGAGCTTCTTGGATCGCAGAAGTGTCCGCTTGTGCAACAAACCCAATACCAGCGCGATAAACTAACTTCTTCTCTTTTTTAGCGTTTTCGAGCGCATCGCGTGCTTTAATTAAATCAAGCTCTTTCTATCTCTACTTATTGATATCTCCGAGCGAATCTTTTATTGACTGTAAATTATCGATTTGTTTATCCAATAATTTGTTTTCAAGTTCAATTACTTTATCTCTCTCTTCGTCTACATAAGTTTCAATAGGAGTCCCAGCGGCAACAACGCTCGACCACATATCCATCAATTCTTCTGTCCACTCAATATTAGCTGATTCAAAATCTTTTGCATCTTTGATCTATTTTAGAACATTGCCGCTTATACCATTTTTTTCAGCAGAAGTTTTAAATATATCCCAAAGGTCTGTCCTGGTTTGTGCGCCTTTGGCTATTTTTCCAGCATAAGCTAATCCAAGACCACCTTCCGGGTTCGCAATCATAGCGGTAATATTCTTAATAATATTATCCTGTGAAACGTTTCCATCTTCATCGAAAAGCAAATCTGGATATTTAGAAATGATTTTCTATAAGTTTTCTGCTGTTAATTCAGAATCTTCGCTCAAATCAGAGAAGATATTTCCCAGAGTTTCAAATTTACTTAAAAACTCCGTATCACTGCTCATTACATCCCCAAGCGTAACAAAGCCAATAAGATCTTTCAATCCTCTCGCTTGATCCGTTGTGAGATTCAAAGCATGGGCAATATTAGAAATATTTTCTGGATTAGATTTATTTATCTTGTCTATGATATATTTAGCATCTTCATAAGTAGCTACACCAAGAAAATCTTTTATCTTATCTTCGCTTTGTGTGTTTATAAATTGATACAACTCATTATAGCCGCGAATTCCATCTTTATAATATTGTTTTAACCAATCTTCGTTTTTAATTGAGTTGGCTAAATTGTAACTCTCTTTTTTGGTTATAACATTATAATCCTCATGGGTTTTAAATTCAGACACAATGGCATCATAAGCACTCTTATAAATATTTCCATTTTCGTCAAAAATATTTGCTGTTGGATCTTTTTTTGCCCATTCCCTAGCCTATTCAAGAACCATTCGTTCAAGAGAAACGTTACGTAAATCAGAAGAAGTATATGATGAAAATCCACCGCTATAAAACGCGCCTTTCAACATTGTCTCGTGCAAATTGTCGTTAATAGTTTTTAATTTTATATTTAACTATTCAAACTGCGCGACACCCTGCTCAACTGTTTTATTATATTTTTCTTCGTACTTTGCTCTTAATTCCAAATTTAATGGATCTTCCTAAATATCTTGTATTAATGAGTATTCGGCACTATTAACCTTGTTTAATAAATCATATCTTTCTTCTTCTTTTGATTTATAAGTTTCTTGTGCTTCTGTCATTAATTGGGCAGACTTATAAAGAGCAACCACTTCTGGAGTTAATTCGCCATCGATTTTGCCACCGAGCTTATTAAAATTATCATATAATGAAGAAGATTCACTCAAAGCTTCGAGCATCTGTGCTCTATATTCCTTCTCTTGCTTATATTCTTCCGAACTCCATTCACTTCTATCTTTACTTATCAATGATTCAGCAGAAGTAATTGCAGATTCTACCTTTTGAGTGGCTTCAAGTTGCTTCTTAGCTTCATCTACACGAGCACGACGAGCAATTTCTTCTTTGTGGAAATTCCCATAAAATATCTTACCAATTCCCTGTCCAATAAAAGATCCGAGAATCGGACCTAATAAAGGACCAACAACGGGAATAGCAGATATCAATCCTGTTGCAGCACCCTAAGCAATTCCAGTTACTACTTTATCTCCTGTGTTTGTGAAATCACCGTAATTTGCCGTCATACCAGCAGAAATTCCAGCCCCTATACCACTAATTATACCATAGGTTTTTAAATTTCTACCCAAAGATTTACCAAATCGTTTAATCCAAGGTGGTTTGTTCCCACCTCCTGCATCTACAATAGATGTGTCTTGCACAGAAGATTGATCATCTCCACCGTTAGATGTATTGCGTTTTATACCAGCAGTGTTATCTGCGATTTGTTGTAAAAGTTCTTCTGTATAACTCTTTGGTTTTTGTATTTTTGAACCACTTAATATTGCTTTTTCTTCTGGTGTTAAATTTTCTTCTCCGATAAGACCAGCTCGATATTTGGCTTTTTCCAACAATTGTTGTTCAACAAGGGTTCTTGAAGCACCAAAACTTCCTTTAAACCAGTTAGATGCAACAGATTTTCCACCGAACAAACCTTGTATTTTCATACCAAGAACTGGAAGATGTTTAGCATTAATATTAATTAGTGTTGCAACAATACCTGGAAGCATCTTATCAATATTTTCAACAACACCTGCAATTATCTTAAAGAAGCTCTTTACGAACCCACTCGCTTGAAGTTTTTGTGTAAAACTCTCCCACGCTGTTTGAATCCTTTGCATAGAAGTAGCAATACTATCCATAACTGCAGCATATTTTTCATCTGCTGTACCAGAGGATGTACGAGAAGACTCCAAACTTTCTTTATACTGGTCATAATTTTGCATTAAGGCTAAAAATTGGTTGCGTTGTCTTACGCCAGCCATAGCAGTTGCAACGGCGTTTTGTTCGACATCGTTTAAATTATCCCATTTTTCAGCCAAATCATCAAGAACTTCATCAAAACCACGCATTTCAGTTGAAGTCGAACGAATCTGAATACCAATTGCATTCAGAACCTTTTCAACATCGTTTATACTTTCAGATGCATCTTCCCCATCTTCTTCCATTCCAGCAAATACGCCAGCTTTAACATTTCCGTACCTTGACAAAATTGTCTTTAAAGCATTACCAACGCTACCAGCATCTTGCTGCGTAATATCGATAATCGTGGTAAGCATTGACGCTGTTTGGTCAAGATCGAGATTAGCTGCTTTTGCAGCGGCAGCCGTTCTAGACAATGCTGTGGCAATATCGCCAGCTGTGGTTGCATATTCAGCATCAAGTTTTGTGAGTTTATCAACAATTTCAGACGATTCTGTTGCTTGAAGATTGAAGCCTTTAAGAACAGCCGTCAATGATGTTGTTGCCGAACCCATGTCCATAAAGCCAAGACGAGCAAGTTTTACGGAAGAAGTAATCAGATTAACAGATTCGCTTGCACTATAACCTTGACGCATCCATTCACTTGCAGACTTCGCAACTTCAGTTGTTGTTGTACCAAGTTCTTTCGCAAGTTTATTATAACTCGTCATTAAAGAATTCGCTTCGTCAACACTCGCGCCAGTTACAATACGAATATCAGTCATTGCTTCGTTAAGCTTTAATATATTTTGATATACATTAGCAATTTCTTTTTGTACTTTATTTAAAATACGAGCAGCCACACCAAAATCTGTGATTCTCTAAAATGCTCTTTTGATGTCATCGCCCATAAGGTCGAATATATTACGTGCACCTTTATCTTTTGTGTACATTGCAGCACGTTTAACAGAAAATTGACCTTGTAAACCAGATTCAATAAGCGCAGCATCTTTATCTGTAACAGCCTTTCTTTTTTCTTGAGATGTTACTTGCGCTATTTTTAATTGCTATTGTGCAACTTTTATAAATTCTTGCTAAGATTTTCTCTCTCTGCCAGAAGTTATATTTGACTTACGTCTTGCATCATCAATCTTTAAACGAAGATCGTACTCTGTCTTTAAGGCTTTTGCATATTCTTGATTATCTCTTTTTCTTTGGGCTTCAGCCTGCTTCTCTTCTTTTTGCTTCTACTTTTCTTCTTTTTCTTTTTGCTTATCCTCTTTAGATTTACCTTTCTTACTACCGCCAGAAGCACTACTACTTACACCAATTGTAGTTTCGATGGGTGGTATGCCACCACCACCAGAAACAGGTGGCTGCTATTCCATTATATTGACAATCTTTCCAGTGTCTTCCTTGATCTATTTAATTACATCAAGTTGAGGTGTCCCGCGCTAACCACCGCTTTGTCTCTTTTGAACTTCTTTTAAAGTTCTACTTACTATCTTATTTTCGGCATCAACCGTTATACCAGTTTCTTTGTATGTTTTATTCGGATCTAAGTCTCCACCTTGACCAGCCGGATAAACTGGAATTGGATCACCAGAATATTGAATATTTCCAGAAGGATGATTGTTTTGCAAACCACGTGAAGAAAGTTGTTTTGCTGATAATCTTCTACCAGTTCTAGACCAAACATAAACACCATCTTTTAGAACAGGTTTATTTTCTTCTTTCGGAATTTTCGCCGATTGTGTATCTATTTGTGCAACCTCTTCTGCTTGTTGGATTGCGTTATTTATAGCATTATTGACAATATTTTGTGTAATTTCATTAGAAGATTCTTCAATTTTTTTAGATTCTTGATCAATTGTCTGTTTCTGCTTCTATTGAGTTTTTTTATTATTTTTTTTGCTATTTTCATTTATTTCATTGGCAAGCGAAAGCATATCTTTGGCCATATACATAATATAATCATTAAATGCCTATACTTGCGTTCTATAAATTGTCTCAAATTCTTTTTGTTTTTCATCAATTTGCTGATAAAGACCATCTTGACTATTTTCAAATTCTTCTTGTAATGGTGTTTCTTCTCCGGAAAATGCTCCTACACCCATTGCTTCATGTAAAGCTTCGAAAGATTCAATTTCACTTGCATCATATTGGCTATTTATATATTTCTAAACATCTTCAATACTCTGTACAGCGGTATCTTCAACAGCATAATCAACTTTTTCCAATGCGGAATTTATTGCGTCTTCATCCAATCCTTTTTGTTTACCAAGTTCAGATATCTTTCTTTTAAAAAAATCAATCTCGTCTTCTGCTGTGGATAATATCTCATCCCCTATCTAATCCTTCATATCTGAGATATATTTTTCATCAACCTATGTTAATGTTTTTATCTAAGACCTCTGTTCCGCGTACTCTGGCCTCAACTCGTCTTCTTCATATCCAAGCATTTTACCCGTAGCCATTGATGTCAAAACAGAATAAGGAATCGATTTTTGTCGTTTAAAAAAATATTTTTCCCAATCCATGTATCCGGACTTTACTTCATCTAATAATCCAGCTTGTTCAATTATATAAAGCATATTTTTAAGCTTAGATTCCTCATTAGAATCTTCTCTTAAACTTTGATATGCAAATTCATACTTCTCTTGCTGCGTACCTTCTTTGGGGAAGGCTGCTAAAAGCTCCTTTGATCTTAAATATCTATCTAAATTTTTTGGATTTGTAGCTTTTAAAAATTCCTTTGAAACCTCTTCAACGTCCCTGTCTTCTAATTCTGGATTTCTTTTAATTATTTCTTGAGTGATTCTATCTACTTTATTAGAATAATCTATAATTCTAGCTAACCTTCTAGCAGCGACCGGAACCATTTGCGCCGCCGTTTGCTCATCTATATCTTTTCTATTATTAGAAAAATCATTAATTAGTCTATTCTCATCCTATTCCTATGCGATTTCCCACCAATCTTTATTATACATATTTTTAGAAGCTTTCTATCTGCTTTCGGAAGTACTTTCTCTTGGAATAAATGTCCATCTACCATCTTTTTCAATCTCCCAAGAACCACCTATATCTTGAAGATAATAATTACTATTTTCTTTATTACTATTTTCTTTATTCGCAACCATCTAGTCATATTGAGATTTATATTTTTTTCTCAACTCATTACTAGAACCAATTGTATACCAGAAATTTCCATGACTTTGTCCGAATAGTAGTCTCAAAAAATGATTTTTATCTTCTGAAGATAATGAACTGATCATGCTTTCCATATCTTTTTGATCACTTTTCAGCCATTTCTTTAAAGTTTTACCATTCCAATATGTTACGGTTTTTTCTGCCCCAGTTACATCTGTATATGTTCCGCTTGTAACGCCACCAGTATATCTTCCTGGTATTTTGATGTTTGATCGATCGCCCTTGCCCTCATATACATCTGTAAGAGCTTGTATTAAATCCATATTTTCTTCCCAGCTTCCAGCAGATATATCATATGCCATGCCAGCCGTATATTTATTCAAGTTTCTATCTTTTGTAACTGGTAAATGAACAATCTATCCTTTAATATCTCTTGTTTTATTCCCAGAAGCGGCGCGCATCGCATTGGCATTTACAGCTGTTTGAATTAAATTGTGAACCGGATTAAACTCTGAAGTTGTTTTATAATCTCCGATTCTATCATACATATCTCCGGTTTTTGTCCAATCTGTTGCACCAGCAGCAATATATAATTTCCCATTGTGAATATAAGCAAAAGCACGAGCGGTTTCTGCTTGACCGCCAGTCATACCAGCAGAAACCCTCATCTTATTCATTTCTTGCGCTCTTCTAAAAGCTTTTTTGAAATTATTATCAGTAATAAAAGATGATGAACCTACTAATGTCCTTAATTCTTGCAAAGAGTTTTTATCTTTATTCATTTGAGCATAGATTTTATTTAAAGATTCTTTCTCTTTGTTTAAATCAATAAACCCTTTTTCCTGTAACTCAAGAAGTTTATGGATTTCAGTGCCAACATGTGCCTTGTTCATGCTTTGTTCGCTAAATTTCTTCACATCTTTTAATCTTTGCTCTAATTTTGTTTTTTCTTCACCAGTAGATGCTTTGATTTTCTTCTCTAAGTCACTTATTTCTGCTTCAAAACTTGCATAACCAGTTTCCATTAAATGTGCAAACTGCGTAGCTGAAATAACAACCGCGTTTTTGCTTTTTAAATATTCCTAAACTTTTTTATCGAGAGCGACATATTCATGCCTACCAAAATCAGTGTCAAGTTTAACATCAAAAGAAACGCCTTGAACGCCTTTTTCTATTTGCTTGATAATATCATCCGAATTCAATTTAATTTCAATTTCCTTTTTATCCGCCATTATTATTTCCTCCTTAATTTGTTAGAAACATATTGAATAAACTCTTTTTGAATAAATTCCACTATTCCCTTATAAGTTCTATCAATAATCCAAGATTCTTCTTGTATAGAAGATATAGGCAACATCCAATATTCATTTAAAGTTTTAACTTCTTTTGTAACAAACCCATCATAATATTGTTTGTTTAAAGGAATACTATGTACAGATTCTCCCTTGGAATCTTTCCAAGTGATTTTATCTTCGTCTATATATATTTTACAAGAAGGAGGATTCATATCATATACTACTGTAACAGCAGACAACATTTCTTCTAATGGAACGTAATTTCCTTTTAAAATTGAAGTATTTATCCTATAAACTTCTTCTATATTACTTTTAAAAATCTTCTCAAGATTTTCAGTGAGATATTTCAAAGCGTCTTCTAAATCTTTTTTATTTAAAGATTTTAATAACCCTAAATCAAGATGAACATCTTTCTATGATAAAGCCATAGGACAATTACCTCCTTATATTATTTCTTTTTATTGATTCTTCTGTTGTTTTTTATATTCTTCAACGGCTTTCGCAACATTTTCATGAATTGAATTTTTCACCGTAGCTGTCATCGGATCGACAAAATCAACGACTTTTGCCAAATTTGCAATAATCGACGGATCGATATTCGTTCTCGTCTCATTGACTTCTTTTGTCAATCTATCCAATGCTTCGGTATCAACGCCATTAAGCGCGCTAAATAATTCTTTCAAATTAGAGAAATTCAACATCTGATAAACCATTTCTTTTAAATGGTTATAATCGTCTCTACAGAATTCCAAAATATAATCTGCAAGACCAGACATCCAAATTAAATCATAATAACCATAATCTTTTAATGCTGAATCAATCATCAGATCAATGTTTGTATATGCCATCAAAGCATTAAAAGTTAAAGAAAGTTCGAGTGCGGAGCAGTAACCATATAATTCGTCTCCATAACTTTCAATAGATGCCAAAACTTTTGTTAAAACATCTTCTTTAAACAAAAGTGGCAACATTTTCCTTACTACAAGTTTTTGCTTCATATTTTCAAAATTGTCGATATTTTCTTGTTTTGTTGGATCATCAAGATAATCTGCACAAACATCCAAAACATCAGTAATTTTTAAATTCTCTACGCCTTCCATAACTTTTAATCTCCTTTTTATTCTTCTTTATTTTCTTCTTTTTCGTTAAGCTTATCAAAAAAGCTGTTCAATGATTCTGTTTCACTAATATTAGAATAGTACTTAACCATCTTTGGATCTGCCCATCTAAATATAGATTGAACAACATCAATCGGATAACCAGCAAGCTCCAAAGCAGTTGAAGTTGTATGCCGAACATTATGCGGAAAGAAATCTTCTCCAAGATAATTTCCGATTGTTCTCGCAAACGAATTAATTGTGGCAACATTTGCCTGTTGATAAGAGCCGTCGTGATATGCGACAAACATCCACTCACTCTTAATGCCAAGTTCTTCTCTTTTTTGCTTCCACAATTCAATATAATGATCGAGGGGAACAAGTGTTCTAAAAATAATTCTCGTTACAACCTTTCCTTCTTTCCCTCTTCCTTTTGTTCTAATCTTTTCAGATTCATAAGCTCGACCGCCATAGACCAATCTATCTTCTGTAAAGTCGCTCATTTTCATTTGAACAACTTCGCTTTTTCTCATACCGCTCCCGGCTAAAACAGCAAGACATGCGGCAACCTGATATTTTTTCGCCTCTTCAAGCTTTACCAAACATTCTTTAATTTGATCCATTGTCAAAATTGGTCTTTCTCTTACAAAAGTTTTTGTAACGGGTTCGAGCACTTTTACAATATTTCTGAAAGTTGGATAATCTTCGTCCATAATTCTTTCAATAAAATTTGAAAGACTGCTTAAAACAGAACGAAGCGAACAAACTCTGTTCGGACTTACTTTCAAATCATTTGAAAGATAACCGAAAAATTTAATTAGTTCTCTTTTCTTTAAGTCAACAAAAAATTTGTTTTGATTATACTTTTCATTCCAGCAGAAAAATACTTTTAACTGTTCATGATATTGATGAATTGTTTGAGGGCTTTTATTAACCGATACGAGATATTCAACAAACTCGTCAACCAACCCTTTATTTTCTTTAGAAACACTGTCCCAATTATCTGTAAGACCAGCATTATATACGGTGGTGCGCTTTCCCATATTCATTCACCCTCCTTTATTATTTTTAATGAATTTAATTTATTTATATAATTGAGCAATTCTTGCTTCTTTTTTTCAGATTTAAATTTTTTAATATCTTTATTTATGCTTTTAATCTCTTCTGTAATATCCTTATTCCACTTCCTATCGACGAGTGTGAGCGTAACCGCCAAACTATCTGTTATATCCAAAGGAAGCCCAGAAAAGTCATATTCCGCGCATAAAAAGGATATTTTATTAGCAATATCTTCTTTTGTTGGTTTTTCTATTCCAGTAAGTTCTTTAAAATAAGCTTTTACGGAAACAGAGTGAATTCCGTCATAATCATAAAATTCAAAACCACAATTACCGCAAGCTATATCTAAAATAGCGTGAACTTGTGCCAAAGCTTGCAAAGTAGATATTGTTGAAAACCGACCATTTTGTGTCGGCAATTTTTCTTTTATAACAAAAATTTTCTTTTTATCGAACTTTGAGGAAAGTTCGAGCAATAAATGCTCGAACTCCTCATAAAGTCCATACCAATAATTTTCTTTTTCCTCTCCGATAATCATTCCAGTGAGAACTACGGTTTTATCGGAAAGGTTATAAAGTGAATATCCCGTGTTATGTTTTGCTAAGTCAAAAGACAAAACATAATCATATTCATTTATATTTTTATTAAATTTGACCATAGTAATTCTCCTTTTATCTTTTATAATTTACGATTATGCAATAATAGTTGTCGCAGAACCGCAATCTAATTCAAAGATTACAGCCGTATCGATTTCGATAGTGGGCGTAACAGAAGCCGTTCCAGTAACCTTAAGGCCAGTTCCAGCAGCAACGGAAGTAACAGTACCAACATTCGTTGTATAACCAAGTGCCTTTACTTCGTCAAGCGTGCATTTTGAGTCTGCTGTTTCCTGTGCGGCTGCGGCAGCATCAACGCCAGATTGCGCAAGCTTTCTCGCTCCACGAATTGTTTCTTTTGTTGCATCATCCTCTGAATAACCAAGAAGTGTAGATTTCGCCGTATCAACATAGGTTTCTTTGGCATATCCATTAAGATCTTTTGCTTCGAGCTTCTTTGCAAGTTCTGCATTAAGAGCCTCTGTTGTTGTATATGCCTTTAAAGCCTCTGCGATTTTACCATCTGCAGCAGTTCCAGCTTCCGTAATCGCTTCAGATTTTGCAGTCGCGATTTTGCCTTCAAGAGTGCTAACGGCTGTTGTAAGTTCACCCTCAACAGCTTCTTTCGCTGTTTGTACGGAATTGTCAACATAATCTCTTGTAGCGTGCGAACCTTCGTCACCAAGTTCAATCCATGTTGTTCCATTATAAACGTATTCTTTAGCTCCGAAGAGGCATACGTCACCAGCTTTGAAAGTTGCGTGCCCTTCAACTGTTGCGCCAGTTTTAGGATCTGTTGTTGATGTGCCAACAAAGTGCATTGCACCCGTAAGTCCACCAAGGTCTATATTGATCTGCGCGATAGCTGCTTTATTATCATCTGCCGTCTTCTTTACAGCTGCAAGAGCGGCGTCATTGTTAGTCTTATACGTATTAAGAGCTGCCGCCGCGTCCGTACCAGCCTTTTTGGCTTCCGATAAAGCACCCTCAACGGTTTTCGCCGTAATTCCTTCGATTTCAATTGCTTTATCTTGCTTGCCGCTAACATCGGTAACAACTGCGCCAAGATCTACAACCCCCTGTGCATCAGGATTTTTAACCGCGCCACCGTTCATTTTTACGCCAGTAACGGTACCAACTTTCCCAATACCTTCATAACCGGCGTCGTTCGCTGTGGGCCAAAGTGCATTAATCGTTACTTTGTCCGCACCGATTGTTACATGCGTACCACCTTTAATCGGATTCTGTTTACCTTCTGCGGTTGCTTTTACAGAATTAATTGTCGCTTCATATCCATCATATTTAGCAACTTTATCAGCCGTAATTCCAGAACCAAGAACAGCTGCTGCCGCTTCGCTCAATTTAAGTGTAATTGTCGAGCCAGCCGATTCAAACGAGAAATAAGTATCATCTCCGCTTAAAGTAAGTTCGCCTTTAAGACCGTTAAGAGTTTTAACAACGGAATCTGCGCCGATAAGCCCTCTTCTCGCTTCGGCGATAATTGCCTGTGGAGTAGCTGCCTTGGCCCAATCATAAACATCTGCTGCAAGAGCACTTGTCCAATCAAGCTCATTGAATGTATGTTCGCCATCACCGACTTTGAACATAATAGGGGGCAATTTTTTATTGGCAATATCTTTTTCGCCAATTTGCGCAATAGCAACTTCGCCCTTATTTAAAATAAATTGATTTGAAGCATTAGACCAATTTGTTAATGTATCACATTTCAAAGAAATTCTAGTATTAATTTTTTTAATTTCTGCCATAAAAATACCACCTATTTATATTATTTTGTAGCAGTTCCACACTGCAAAACCAATGTATCTCCCTCTGTTTGTTCAAGGAGATTAACATTAACAGCTTTAATACCCAATTTGCCTTGTTCGCTGACAGAGAACTGTGTTTCTTCAACCGATTTAACAAGAGCATCGGGAATGGTAATATTAACAGCTTTGTCTTCAATGGGAAGTGCAACGCCGTTCACTTTAACAATATCGATTTTACCAGCTGCGGCAATATCTTCTGTTAATTTTGCAATTTTACCAAAAACAGTTTCTCTATCGGACGTATCTTCTTTTAATCCAAGATCTCCGCGAAGTCCAGTAATTGCTGTTTCGTTTGCAGTAATCTTTTGAAGAAGGGAAGCATCTTCCGACGTTCTCGTTTCGACTTCTTTCGCAATGCGAGCATAAAGGCTTCCGTCAGCGGCAGCAGCATCGGCAGCAGAACCAACAGATGTCTGCAAGCCTTCGATAGCTGTATTAGCAGTATCCAAATCTGTCTGATCTGCCTTTTTGCCAATAGCAGTTGCTAATTCAGTTTTATCAGAAGATTTCAAATAATCTGCTTTAATAGCTGTAACTTCTGCAGAAACAGCGTTCAAAGCCTCTGTCGTTGCTTTTTCAAGCAAAGAAGCTTTAATTTCGTTTTCTACGCCAGTGGCACGAGTTGTTTCTTTATCTAACGCCGTGCTTACAGCAGCAACTTCGTCTTTTGTTGCATAACCTTCAAGGCTTGGATGATCAACTTCTAAGTCAGATAATTCATAAAAATATCCGCTTGCATCAGCTTCTGCAAGAATTGCAGAAACCCACTGATCGGAAACTTTCTTTGCTTTGAAATAAATATTATCGCCAAGATTAAACTTACCCTGTGTTCTTAAATCAGCAATATATGTTTCGTCTGCTTTATCTTGATAAACATAAGCCGTCTTTTTACCAGCGATTTTTTCTTCTACTTGCGTCTTATTATAATAATTGTCTGCAAGATTCTTAACATCAGCTGCAATAGCGTCTTTGTTTTCTTTTTCAGCCGCCATAGCACGCTGTTTTTCGGTTTCGAGTTTTCCTTCGATACCATCAACAATCGCTTTATCTGCTGCGCTATAATTATTATCGGAAAGTACTTTATCACCGTCTTTCTGAACATAATTTGTTTCAAGCGCGTCTAATTTTGCTTTGTCGGCAGAACTCATCAAACCATCTTTTTCAGATGTTGCAAGAATAAGTTTGCCCTCAATTGTCGCGCAGCGAGCTTCAAGTGCGCTTACTTTTTCAGCAAGTTCATCAGCACTAGAAGCTTGACCGAACTTTGTAAGCGTTTTACCAGCATTAATCTGATAAAGACCAACACCAACCGTAGCATCTTTAACAATCAAAACCTGACCGATATAATAAGCACTGTCTGCGCTGCCGACTTCTGCTGCACCAGCAGCGGCTGTTACAGCGTCATTATAATTTTCAAAATAGCTATTAGCATCAAGGGGGAACGCGGAAGTTCTATTAAAGCCAACAGCGAAATTTAATTTACCAAATTCCATAGACATAATTCACTTCCTCCTTAACCCAACGTTACAGCCCAATTATTCGCTTTATCGCAAGCGACTGCATTGTCTTTATAATATACGTTATAAGCTTTTGCTTCATATCCGTTTGCGCCTTCGACATTAACAGTTGTCTTCGTAAAAGCACTCAAAGCTTCCGCGTTAAGACCGTTAACATCTTTAATAGATGTGCAAGTTCTAGGAGCAGGGACTGCAATAATAACTCTCATCGCACCAACAGATTCGGAAGCGTTAAATGTATTACCAGCTGTATTTGTTCTTCCTGATTTACCACTCAATGCACGAATTGCCGCACTATCAAGAGCAGCTGTTTTATCAGTAACAGATCCATAAAAACTGTTTCTGTAAGCAGTGATTGAACCAGAAGTTGCTGTTTTCGTTCCAGCCGCAATTTGTTTCGCGGGAACTTCTGTACCAACATTGTTTTTAGGAACAGCACCAGCATTATGTGCAATAGAAACAGACAGCTTATAATTCATACCGTCTGTTACCTGAATTTCAGGGAACGAACCAGTAGCAGTCGTTTGAGCCTCATGCCCCTCAACACCATCGGTTACGCTATACGTTTCTGCTACGATTCCAGTAGCAGGACCATAAGTATAAGATCCAGCAGTTAACGAAGCTGTATATGAAGGTACTAATTTTGTACCAGCTTCCTTTGAACCAGCCTGGTTTAATGTTATGTGAGCCACAGGGTTCGTAACCGAGGGATCTTTTGCTTGCGCAATAGTAGACTTAATTATAGAAGTCAAATTTTTATTTTTTGCAGCAATTGTGCCAGAACCAGAAGCAGGAACTTTAAGAACGCCAATATCAGCCGTATAAACCAAGTCCTCACTAAAATATACGTTGTCGGCACTATAATTACCATCCATAGCAATCCAGCCGCCGACATCATTAGAGTAAGCATAAGCCGTATATTCCCAATGCCCCTCGCCAATAACTTTTCTTACGATACAAACATCGCCATTTCTTGCATCACCAAAGTTGGTATATGCAGCGATTGCTTTGTCGATAGCCTGTTGATCTGTATCGCCTTCTGCCTTTTCAATATCCAAATATCTGTGTTCGGATTTTGAAATTTGACCTTTAATATCATTTGCATATTTAAGGTCTTTAAATAAATCTTTACCATTACCAATTTTAAACAAACCAGTATCATTTTCAATACCGATTTCTGCCTGTCTAAGAATTAGCGTGGAAGAAGCCCATTCTTCTGCTGTACCGTTTCTTAACTGAATAACGGTATTCAGAATTTTTTCAGTTGCCATTTGCAGTCCCTCCAGTTATAAGTGTAACATTAAAATCAGAGCCGCTACCAGAAATAGCGGGAAGATTTTTCCATTCCGTTTTCCCATCACCGATTTTAAAAATATGGGTATCGGTAGTATAAGATGGTTCTCCATTTCTCAAAACAATATGATTTGATTCAAATTGAAATTGAGTTCCATGTTTTAATATAAAAATAGTTTTAACAGTTTTTTCCGCCATAGTGCCACCTCATATATATAAATTTCCATCATAAATAATAGTGTCAACACCATCTTCCACTTCAACGTGTGGAATTGTTGCTATTGACGGAACAATATTTTCAACATTTTTATCTTCTGGGATAGAACCACCCATTACGGATATCTAATCGTAAATTTCATTTAAAATTTTTTCTAATTCTTCCGGTGATTCACCACCCTCTCCGACAAGATGCCATATCTAATCTTTCCCAAGATAATATGTAACACCAAGATCTTCAAGAAGAGCGGTTGAACCAGGAAGAGGAATACCATAATTAAAGCCAATTGATTTCCATGGTTTATTATGATGCGGCAAATCGCGCATATCTTTTACGCTGTCAAGCGAAAAATTTAAATAAAAGCGATCATTTATCCGTTTTTCCTCTAAAAGAGTTATCAAAGCAATTCTTCCTCTTCAGGAGTTTTTTCTTCTTTTACTTCAACTTTCTTTTTACGAGGCTTAGCAATCGGTTTGGCTTCAGCTTCTTTCAAAACTTCTTTTTCTTCCTCCACCGCTTTCGCTGCTTCGGCTTCTTTTTTGCGTTTTTCTTCAAATAATTTTTTAATTCTGTTTAAATCACAGCAACCACAAGCCATATTTTACCTCACTTCACAAAATCGCGCTTAACTTCTGCAAGAGCGACTTCGATTAATTCTTTAATATCTTTAACACCAGTTGCTTTTAAAAGCATTTTATAAATCATTGGTGCTTTCTTTTTAAACATATCTTCAACGAGTTTTAATTTTTCCGTGCCCTTACCAGAACCAAGTTTCTTCTCTGCGTAAGCAACTAAACCTTTAAGATATGTAACAACCATTTCTTTTCTTTCTTCGGGTTTCATTTTTGAGAATTTAACAATATTTACAATTAAATACGCCAATACTCCAACACAAAGTAACCCAAAAACAATATAAACAATAATATCTTCCATAATATTCTCTCCTTATTGAGATAATTGTTGAATATTTAATTTATTATATGGCCCACCAATATCTATCTCTGCGTTATATTGTTCAGCAATATAATCAAATATTACATCGTCTGGATGAAGACTACCGTCTCCTCCACCAAGATAATTAATTCCACCAATTAAAAAGTCACTATCATCAACAGAAGAATCCTCGTAATTATAAAAAACACTGTTAGTTAACAGAGAATTTTGATTCGGTTTTTCCAAGTCAATATAATAACAAATCGTATTATTTGGAGTAAATGGAATATATGTATCTCCACCATTTATATTCCATTTATAATTTTCATTCAAATCATCTGAATATTCTATATTATATAAATAAGATGAATAGTTCGGAATATTAGGACAAATACTTATGTTAATACATTTAAAATTGTCATTGTTATCAAAAGCAGCAAGTACATCGCCAGCAGATGAAATTACCACTAATGGTTCATCTTGATGTTGTGCGGCAAAATTCATTGCCCAAGAAATAGCCTAATTGTGTTCCGGAAATTCAATTGTTTTTATTGTAATTTGATTTATATCTGGATGTTCTGAAGATATATAATCATTAATACCTGTCAGCATAGCACTTATATCAGGTTCGCTACCATAAAATTTAACAAGATAAATATTTCTTGGCTCGTTATTATTAAAAACATCAGATAAATCAGGAGAACTAAAAACAGAATACCCAGCAATATAATACAATCTTTTAGTATCAAAAGAGATCATTGCAATAGAATCACTAATAATTGTATTACCATTTTTAATTCTTCCATATAATCCATTATAACTATTAATAAAAAATCTACGATCTTCACCGAGACCATCATATCTCACTACAATCTGTTCAGCTATATTTTTCGAATCGGCTTCTGTTAAACTTCCAGTTATATCATCTATATATGTAATAAAATCATTAATATCTTCAGATCCATTATATAATTGATAATAACGTAAATTTTCTGATCCTTTTTTCATAACCTATGTATCAACAATATCTACACCATTTTCTGTCGTAATAGAATTTTTAATATTATCGGCAGACCAATCATTAATGATATAATTAATACAAGATGTTTGTTGTTCAGTTATTTCATCCTCTTGCTTCCAACAAAATTCATATCTCTTATCGACATTTCCTCTAATTGCGCCATCAATACCAGCATAAGGAAAATATAATAATCCTTTATCTTCTATTTCTGCTTGAATCCAATTAAATGATTGTCTAAAAATCGCCAAATGAGCATATCCACTTGGGGAAAGGGGTGTTTTGCCACCTCCGCCTCCACCACCGCCACCACTAAACGAAAAGACAATGTTCCCATTTAATTTAATTCCTTTGCAGTTTGTAGACGAATATATTACATTATCAAGCGAAATAGAAGTTGGGGTATAAGACGTTCTATTTAAATTTATTGTATTACTTGTCATATTTATCACCAATATATAAAAAAATTAACTATTTTCAAGTTCATTAATTTTTTCTCTATATTCCTTTCTTTTACTTAATTCATCTTTATATCTTTCTTTTAATTCTTCCACAGAACCACCATCAGACATAATTTCTGCCATTTTGATCACTATATAATCAGTATTAAGAAGATATTGTTTGTATGTATAAATTTCTTTTTGTTTAATTTCTTCTTTTGTCAATGTAGAATTATTACAATGTGATACAAATTCTTCTTCTGTGATTTCAATATAATCGTTCAACTCATCTTCATTTAGAGGAGTTCTAAGATTTAAAAAACCAGTCCCATCTTTTGATTTATAATAATATCTCATATTTCCTCCTTATAATTCAACAACTGTATCATCCCAATTGACATTATTTACCAACGATACATCTGCTGCTTTTAATGGTCTTACATAAGTTGTTCCTAAAGCCATAACAACATCATAAGTTCCATCTGTTAAATAACCATTACAAGCAACCCAATTTCCACTTCCCAAAACCATTGTTAAAACAGTTGTATTAGTGATTTTTGTTTTCGTACGAGTATAAATTGTAGCATAAACAGAAAACCCCTTATTAGAAGTAGTATTTGTTCTTGCAAGACGTAAAACGTGCATATAAAGTGGTTTAATATCTTGTTTAAGTGCTATCGTTCCAGAGTTGGACGGAAAATAAAGCTGGGAATTTACCGTAGATTTATCTGTATAAACACGAATCTAATCTGCGGTATATTCTGTTTTATGATAAGCATTATTACCACCATGTACAACAACACGCCCTTTTGTAGATGTACCATCACCGCCATAAATTTCAACTTCGTTGTTTACATTCCCATTACATTGATATGTAAATCCATAATTGCTGCTCGACGGATTATATAATGTATAATTCTTAAAATTCGTCTATGCAGTAAACGTATTTTGTTGAGTGAAAGTGTTAGATGATGATTTTTTTGCAAAATCATCAGTACTGGGTACTGTCGGGATATCACTTAATAAAGCAAGCGTCCCATTTGCCGCATTGGGAATAGTTATTGTAATATTAGAATTTCCAGGCGTTGTTGTCAAAATTACAGAACCATTATTACCTTGAAAAACGACTTGGGGATCTCCAGAGCCAGAAAACGTATTGGAGCCAGTAAAAGTATTATTTCCGTTTAGAGTTGGAACATTTTTAGTAGAAATCGTATTATTTGTAATATCAATATTTGTGCCAGCAGATAACGTATTCTGTTTTCTATTTAACGCAGCCTATGTTGCGTTTGAAATTGGTTTATTGGCATCTGATGTATTGTCAACATTACCCAAACCAATATCACTTTTTGTTACAGTGACGTTTGAGGACAAGGCATGACCGTTTACAGTAGTTGTATTATTTACTTTGCTATTTAATGCAGAGTTAATAACTTTATTCTATACAGGGTTTTCAGAGGTACTCGATAATTCAGAATCAACTGTAATATTAGGACCAATGTCGCTTAATAATTTTGTACTAACGACACCATTAGAATTAATTACAACAGCAGAATCTCCGGTTGGGTTAGACGGCTGTGTAATTTTTCCATTTATTTCATTTTTTAAATCAGTAGATAAATCAGCTTTAGAAACAGTGGCATCTGTAATACCAAATAATGTTCCTGCAGGTAAAGTATCTACTTTTGCATTAAATTGTGCTTCTGTTCCGACTCTTAAATCTACTTGAGAATAATTTTCATTTTGAGCCATGTAATTTCTCTCCTTTTAAATTAGTTTTTCTCTCCCTCCCTGCCTACTTGATAAACAAGGAGGGATTAGGAGAATTATTTATAATATTATACAAGAATTTATCAATTAATATACTGATAATTTTCTTTTATAGTAACATTTGGTTGTATTAATAAATCATTACCATTCCCGATTACTCTTAAACAACCATTATTTGTTCTTAACGCACTAACTTGACTATATGTTAAATTAGAAGAAATAATTGTTTCGATTGGCGTTTCAACAGCGTACCAAACAATTATTGGATCTCCAGAATCATATAGAGATTTTACATAAGATTTAAAATCTGCAGCGGAAGAATTATGATTTCCATCATAAAAATATAAATAAGTCCCACAAGAACAAGATTCAACACAACCATATGAACTAGCCTCTCCATCAGATGGATATTTAATCTTATTACAATAAATCGGTCCTGAATTACTCACAAAAGATCCACTAACAGCATTTATCTCATAAGCAAATCTATATTTTCCAGATGTATTTGTTCCACTTTGAATCCAATTGATATTACCATCTAATATTAATTTTTTAATATATTGTATCTTCTTTAAAGTATAAGTGCCATTACTATTGTCAATAACTTCAAGATAATCTTGATATAATTTATTATCTGATGGATTCTTAATAGCGTTTAATTCATAACTTTCTAATAAATCAATCTTATCGTCTTTATATACAATATCTTTTGAAGAAGATCCTACTGATAAACACCAGCTATCTATATCTATATAAATTTCTTCATTACCAGTAATCTATTGATACCAATTAATAGCATTAAAATTAACATTTTCATATTTTAATGTAACCCACTGATTATATGTTTGTGTACTACAATATCTTCTAACAGCAGATTCTATATTAGTATATTTATCTGTAACCGTTAACCCACAAAAACTCGCAGAATAACCAGTATTATAAACATTAAATTGCAATGAATAATTTGTAAGTTTTGGTAAAAACGTATTGTATGCAATATTGTGATTTTTATCAAATTTTATACAACGTTTCCCTTGAAATGTTGTTAATAAAGAACTTGATTTATCTCCAAAAGCATCTTTTAAATTTAATATATTTTCATTACTTACAGATAATTGTGATATTGTTGTTGGAAATACTCCTTTATATACATTCCCAAAGAATTGAGGATAATCTTGTTTAAATTGTTCAAGAGTTATTGGTTCATTTCCTCTTCCATACATTGCAGTAAGATCAAATAACTGGGGAGTCCACCAAACATCTAATGTATCTTCGTTTCCGTACGAAACCCGCAATTCTATTCTTTTCCATGTATAATTATGTTTTTTAATCGTAAATACATTTAAATTGGTCTGATCGATTCCCGTTGAATTATACCATTCATATCCAGTTGTTCCATCCTCATCCGAATAACCACAAAACCATCCAGCCTCAAACGATGGATAAGTTTGTTTTAATCCAGTAAGCAATATATATTTATGATCATCGAATACAATATCATTCATGTCCCATGAATCACTCAAATGAAAAGCATTATATTGTGTTCCGGTATTTTTACCAACACAATGGATAATACCATATGCTCCATACGGAGTCCAATTTATTCCATCGTGATTCCACGCTGTTCCATATTTACTCTTATCTAATAATTGAACGACTTTTTTTGTATTTCCTTCAACCTTATTTAATAAAATATTAGTTTTATCTGGTATATGGTAATTTACAGTATCTTTCTCTATATTCTCTTCTAATAATTCTTCTGAAAGATTATCATATTTATTTAATATATAACCACTATTACTTGGTATTATTCCTAAATCTAAATATCCATCTGCTGTTTTATATCTTAATCTTTTAATATTCTTATTACTTATTTCTAGATTCTTTAAACCTACATGGCCAATATTAGTAATTAATTTCATAAGAATTAATCACCTGCCTCATAAATAGTTACAGAAAATACTTTTCCAATTAATGATTCTAATGTTTTTTTATTAACTGCGTCTGTATCATCGATTGGATCTGCAACCTTAAATTTTTTATTCGCATCACCATTAATCAAAGCATATCTCTCATCTGATTCTGTTTTTGTATAATAATTACTTAAATTTTGTTTGCCAGAAACAGCCAGTGCTCTGGCTACTATATCAATTGCCATAAATGTCCTCCTTAAATCGTTGTTACGTTGTTTTTAAATTTTGTTGTTCCAACTGTGGGAACACTATAGCCGTGCCCCATATTTTCCCATTTGACACCGTTAGACGGAAACAAAACAAATGCGTCTACCGCGCCAACAGAAAAATTTAAAATATTGCATCCATCAGCAAATTTCTCGCTTTCTAATAATGAGATCATACAGAGCCTCCTTTTTATTAAAATTGTTGATTTTTGTCAATAATTCTTTTGTGCAATTTGCACAAAAATGGTCGTATGTTTTTGTGAAAAATATACGAAAAACTACCATATTTTTAACAATAAAAAAATGCTTTTATTCACATTTTTAAATAGTTAAAAAGAGATGGGGTATTTTTCAACCCCATCTCGTAAAACGTATTTCAACGTTTTATTTTTTTATTTTAGATTACGCACCTGCAGCTTGTGTAATCTTAGCTGTTTCATGTAAAAGTTCAGAACCATCTGCTTTATAAATCGTAACAGTGGCATCGCCAGCAGCTGTCCACGTGCCATTAGAGTAATTCGTGAAACCGTTCTCCTCGCCAGATGTTGTTTCTTGTTTCGCAATGTTTTCATTAGGAATTAAGAAAATAGAACCAGCGTTAGAAATTCCGAATACAACTGGTGCTTCACCAGCTTTAAGGTGCTCAGGATCAATAACGATATCCTTGAGGTTAGCTCTCCAGTCAGCACCATCAACTTTTTCAACGATTTCAGCATAATAATCTTCTCCACCGCAATCACCGCTGGAAACAGCAAGAGCTGTACCATTAAGGGCGATAGAAGCCGCAGAAGTCATATTCAGCGTAAGATCAAACTGACCATCGAGCTGGAAGCGAGGAATCTTAATAACAAGTTCACCAGCAGGTCTACCAGATTCGGGAGCAGAAGCGTCGCCAGCAAATTCCTGAACAGTTGCGATTGCAACGAGTTCAGCAGGAATGAACTTCGCTTTGATCTTCATAAGAGTCGCGGAAGGATCCTGAACAAAATATGTTACGCAAACTTTGTCATCTGATGTATATCCAGAAAGGTCGATCTTGTTATCGGACGTAACGGTGAATTCTTTCTCTTCACCTTCCTTATCGCAGCTTACAGCGTGCCCCCAAGCAAGAGTCTTATCCATTCCGCAAAGATTGCCCATTTTAACAGCTGTCTTTGTAAGGAGCTGAGCATTACTACCTCCCACAAATGTATCGGTATGAAGCACAGAACCACTAATACCTTCCTCTGCACCGATAAGAGCGCGAATATAATGAATATCAAACATTGCATCGGTCATTGTGAACGTCATACCAGAAGTGTGAGCAAAACGACCATAAAGCTTACCGCCCTGACCAGCACGAACTTCTTCCATTGAAAGGGTGAAGCCGAACGCGGAATCGGTAAGAGTTTTAGCGGAAGCAAAGTGGGTTAATGCGCCGTTCTTTTTTTCGAAAAGTTCAACGTTAGCAACGGAAGCTAAAAATCTTTTTCCCATAATATTTTTCTCCTTTAAATGATTTTGTTTTTATATAAAAACAACCCCGTTGACCATTTAACGGAGTTTATTTTTAATTTAATTACATACCATTTCCGTTTATCTTATTGATAAGCGAATCGGCATCAACAGCACTTCCATACATGCCATTGTCTTTCTTGTAAATCCAATGTTCCATAGTTTCACCTTTTTTAAGTGAAACCATACCAGTCATCAATCCGATTTTAGTTGTCTCATACTCCATGGCATCATTAACGACATCAAGAAGTTTAAGAAATTTCCTAATCGGCATATCATAAACATCTTCCAATTTATAATTTGTCTTAGCAACAAGACACAACATTTTCCTTTCAGTGCTTGCAGTTCCCTGTCCTTTGGACATAAGCTTTTGTCTTTCTTCTTGGTCTTTTCGTATAGCTTTATCAACCCAAGAATCGTCTTTGAAATCTGGAAGATTTTGATACATAATAATTTTTCTCAATCTGTTGAACTTTTCATTGTCAAGTTCAACTCCATCAATTATAAGATTATATCTCTTCGTTTCTTCATCCTGTTTAAATTTAACAACTTCATGAAAATTTCCGCCACACTCACAAGTTAATGTTTTTAATCTTTCTTCATCTGTTTTTGCAGCTTGGTATTTCGGAAAAAATTCTTCATAGGTCATAATCTTTCCGCATTTATCACACTTTAGCCCATTTTTTACGTGTAAACATAATTCCACGATTTGAGTTAATCTCAATGACATTTCTGGTCCATCTTTATCATCTTTTAACTTATTCATAAGATATTCAAGGTTAGTATATCTCAAACCCTATATGTCATCATTTTTATTTAAAGTTAGACAAGCAGTAGAAACCATAAACTGTTGATAATTGCGCATAGTTACAGGATAAATAGTCAACCCGTGAAACGGAATTGGCTCATCATACGTAAAATATTTATCTCTATAATAATTGATTTCTTCTAATATCTTCTTTTCACTTTCAGGAATTTGTGCCATTAATAACCACACCCCGAATTCGAAGATACACCAGAAAGCAACGTCGAAACAATCGTAGAAAACCCGTAAAATTTACGAGCGTTCCAAAGCGACATCCTTGCCACATCTTCTGCATGGAGCTGCGTGTTAAATTGTAACATACCAACACCAGCAACCATTTGCCCGTTAATATCAGCAAGAATACTTTTCAACATTGTCGAAGCTCTGTTTTTATAAATTATTACTGGATTACCATCTTCGTCTAATTCAGAAGGATTTCCATCTTCGTTTTGTGCATCGCCTAAAATATTAGAAATCTTATTATGAACAATAGTCTCAATACCAATATTTACCTTCGAGGTAATATGGTTTTGAGGAACAACTGAATGTACAAAAATATGCAGATGACTACATTGGACATCCCAACCGTCATCCGTAAATGGGGTTAAAAATACTCTGAATTGCGTTGAATCCCCATTGTTTTTATATAACAACGCCATTCTATCTTTATACGAAACATCTGGAAGACTTAAACAATCTTCTGTATCATATTTCAATATTTTCCATAAATTATTTGCATATTTCGTTTTGCTTTTTGCAAGATAATTGACTATTCTATATTCAATATTATCCAGATTTACAAAACGATTATACGCATTGCCATCTCCCGACCTATTCATTGGCATCATATCACACCACCTTTAGAAGGGACGCAAAGAAAGATCAAATGAAACTTTGAGTTCTTCTTTTTCTGGCGGAGTAAAAGTAAATGTCACAACAACTTTTCTTCTTAAATCCACCAAACCTTCATTCTTTATAATTGTATATGTATCAGTTTCTTCATCATAAGTATAAGAACAGAATTTATTCAATTCGTACTCATACGTTACATCTGGATTAATATCTTTGATTTCGATATTAAATACTGGTTTATCGTTTACACTTGGATTACCATCGATCAATACCTGCGCTTTAACCTCAATCTCGTCGAAAGTGGTCGGAATAGATTCTGGCTTCACAAGCACAAGTCCATAATCTCCATCTGTTTCAGATGGTGTCGGATCTTCATGTCTTCCATTATAAGCCAATCTATTTTCCATATCGTCAAGTTCACCGATTTGATCCATTTCAAGATAAATTCTCATCACGCCGACATCCTTCGCTTTATAAGTAGCAAGCGAATCTGTCTTTATGATATTAGTAACTTTATAAACTCTGTCATATCCAATAACAAATCTCTGGTTAATGTAATATTGTTCCGTATATTTATTATGTTGCGCTATAATTATTAATTTCCCCTTAGGATCAACCGCAACTTCATTATATAAAAAGTTCGCCGAAGTAAGTTTGGTTGTTTGGATAACGGGCTCCTCGTGAACAGAGGTTTTTCCGCCGTTTCCACGATCCTCCCAAATGCTTTTAATAGTACCGTTGCATCGACATATAACCTGCGAAGCTGTTGGACTAACATGATTTTGATTTAAAGCAATCCAAATACTTTTATCAATATCTGGCTCTGTTAAATCAAACTCATAAGAAAAACGATAACGCATGCCGATTCTATGTGGATATTTTATATCTCTAAACACAATATTTCTCCAATCATCAGAAACGACTTCACCTTTATCATTTTTCACCGTCTGTATAACAACTTCAATCGGACTATATTTTTCAACTCCGATACCATCTTCTTTTTCTATCCATACGCGATTTGGTCTATACTCCCAATCGGCATCAACCTTTTCTTGTAATTCATGAAGATAATAATTATCCTTTACAAGATTGGGCGGTGTTTGTGTTATAAGATAATAAGGATCTTTTACATTGGAATTATCCATTATCATAACAAATCACCTCCCTTTCAATTCTTTTAAAAGGAAGTTTATATTCTTCTTAATTTCAAAAATTTGTCTCTTAATTTCGGCAAAAGACAAGTTTTCATAGTTAGTAACAATCCCGTTTAATTTAACAATAATATTAACAAGTTTTCCGTCGAACAAATCATTGGCAGAATTTAACTCAAAAAGTCTGCCAAGAATAAAAAGCTCTGGTGAATAACCAGTATCTTTTTGCTCTTCGATTAGATGTAACACCTTAATCATCTGTCCGCGCAACCCTTCAAGGTAATTAATTTTTGCCTCAATTGACAAAGAGATACTTCCATCAATTTCCATAGAAATTACCTCCGTGCCACCGACGAGCGTACAAGCTCCAACTTAATTCACTTTGAAGCGTGTCCACCTCATAACGAATATGTTTATTCCAATCCACCTTCGCACGAACTGAATTTGCTGGACTATAAATCTTAAAGTCCGTATCTGTTAATATATTTTTAATTTCGAGTATCGTATTCTTTTCAAGGTCGGATCTTGCGAGAACGCAACAATTCGACAAGATACCAATTATCTTATCGGCAATATAATCGGCGGGACAATTTGATGTCGCACAAGATGAAAAATCTGTATTAAACTGACCACAAAAATACCATTGAACCATTGCTGTTTCACCAGTTAAAACTTTTCTTGAAAATTTAACCGTTTTACTTTCAGCGTCATACACTGCTTTCTCATCAATTACATTGTCAATCGAAAAAAGAAATTCGGAATTGTCTAAAGGCGAAATAGTTGTAGCATACGTATCGCTACCATTTCCTTCAAACGTTTCGTAATCGCCCTTTGGAGGCTCAATATCCCCAAGTGCCATCACAAGTTTGGAAGGGCTATGAAAAGAATCTATGCCGTTTACCAAATACGGATACATTAACTTTTGAAATCTTATCTTATTTTGAACATAAGCACGATTGATTTCGGGATCATCGAATGAGTGAACTGCTTTGTCATAAATTGTAGAAAATAAAAGCATATACGATGCCTCCCTTTTTAATGTATTATTATTTGTTATTTAACGCGTTTTTTAGAAGCTTCCTCTGCTTTAATTGCCGCGTTCTTTCTGTCAAGAAGAACCCCTTCCATACCGCCATTGCTCAATCTATTTAAAAGCTCAATTTTATCAATATCGTCAAAAGCAGGATCTTTTGCAAGAATCTTTCTTTTGAAATATTCAACCAAAAATTCTCTGTGCCCCTGTCCCATCTTATCCCAAAGCTCCTTCAACTGATAAAGATCGAGTTCAGGAAGTCTGTTCAAGAAATCAGATCCAGCAAACGAATATTGAGTAACTGTTCTAAGATTTAATCTCTTCGCAAGATCATCGGCGTCTGCACCAAACGCAAAAATACCGAGATCAAACCAAGAACGATATTTGCTTGCAAGCTCTTCGGCTTGCTGAACAGTAAACGTATGTTCTTCGCCAAACGTTCTAAAGTCGAGAATAACGCCATTAGAAAGTTCAATATGAGTGGAAAGTCCAGGTGCTCTATCGACGAGGTGAACAACCGTAACATAACGGAAAAGTGCATCTTTTGCGCTGTTTGTTTCCGACGGTTTATTATTCATATTCGCCATCATTACTTTCATAAATTCCTGCATTTGTGCGAGCGACGCTTCGAGCGCAGCGATCTTTGCATCTTTATCATCTGCAACAGTTGCGGGTTGAGCGACAACCTCTACTTTTTCCTCTACATTTGAATCTTCTGCAACAGCAGTTTTTTTAACGTATGCCATAACTTTTAATCTCCTTTTAATCAAATAAAAACAACCGCGTGAGGCGGTTGAAAAAACTTAATATTTTTAAGTTTTATTTATAATAATTTTCCAGCCCCATACACAGTAACTCTATTACTATATATTATTTCTGGATTTGGTATTGTATCAATAAGATTATTTTTATTAAAATCTAATGAATTATAATTATCAATATTGTCAACCAAAAGTGATTTTAATAACTTCTTTTGATTTTCAAAATCTTCAAAATCATAAATATGAATAAGACGAATGTTCTTTTCTCTGCACAGCAAAGATTTATTTAAATGATAATCTTTCGGTTTTCCTTGTTCAATACTATGAAAATACGCGCCATTATATTCTATTGCTACATTTTTAGATGGAATGTAAAGATCTAATTCATAAGGATATATAATTTTCTTTGTATGTAAATAATCAAAACCAATCGATTTTATAAAATCTTTTAATTCCTTTTCCTTTGATGATTCAAATTCATCTATTAAATCCCAAGAATTATATTCATTTAATAATTTACATACTACAGAATTATCTCTATACCCAAGCTTTTTATAAATCTCGTTTGTCGTGTGAAAATTATTATCTATAATAAATTTTCTAAAAGAATCTTTATCTTTTGTAAAACAAAGATAATCTTTGTTTAAATTTTTCTAAGAAACATTCTCGCAACCATATTTTTCAATACACGTAGATTTGTATTTTTCTTTAATTAAATCAGATTGATTAGGATTCAAACATCCATATTTCTATAAGGATGTTTTCTACATATTTTCAAGTGTTTGTTCAAAAGATTTATGGCAATTCAATTTATTTATTAAAGATTTTATTTTTGCGCAACTTACATTAAAGAAGTCTGCACAATAATCTATTGTGTTATTTTGAACAAAATAAATTTTGTAAAACAAATCTTTATCTATTTTTATCTCATTGCCATCTCCAATCTTTTCATTAATTAGATTTCTATCTTTAATAATATTATAATCTTTACATCTGCGTTTAATAACAACTTCCGAAACATTAAAATGTTCGGCCACTTGTTTTCTCGTATGATTTTGAATTATATAATAATCATATAATTCATCTTTATCGATATATGCTAATTTCATATTTATTTGATGATGTGCGAGAAAACTCGCACATCATCTTATATATTACATTGCTTACGCAAGTGTGATCGTACCGAATTTTGACTGTTAATTACTTTGTAGTTCGTTAATTTACAAAGAGTTGATTTGATCAAAATCAACTTTTCCTTCACTTTCGCAAAGGCATAGACTATATCATTCATCTACCAATTATTTAATTGGTTTAGAAGCCCTCTACTTCGGGGAACTTTCCCCTACTCTCTCACGCGAGATAGTCGTTGAACCTGTTTCTGTTCGAAACTCGGCTGCTGATTCTCCAATATTCTATATTTTTATAACATTTACACTTGTGCTTATTTCATCACTTTGCTTTAGTTATAGAATCTCTAAGGATGTTCCAGCAATTCAAAGGGATACACTATATCATTTCTGAATATAGCGGGCCATAGAGCATTTTGTCAAAAATGCTTCTAACCGACAACAGCATCAACACCAACGTGTTCCTGAATACGAATCTTGTACTGTCTATCTGTGCACTCATCGGGAATAGCTTCAACAACAGAGCTTGTACCTTCGAATACAACTTTAACAGGCTTGTATGCACCACGAGCGATGAAATAAATCTTGTTCGTAGGAAGCAAAAGCTGTGCTGTTGTATTTACAGTACCAGGAACCATAGCCTGATCGATAGCGATAAGTTCAGTACCAAGATAACGATTAAGCTTACCTTCCTTAACGATTTCGCTGCCAAGACCATACTGAAGACCAACAGTTGAAGGCATCACTCTGTTAAGAGCTGCAAGGGTACCAAGCGCAACAACGGGCATACCGCCGTTCGCCGCAGATACTCTGTCAACAATGTTCGTCCAGTTAGCTGTATCAATACCAGCTGCCTGATAAGCCGCACCGATCTGATTCGTAGCAGCAGTAAGAGCCTTCATAATCTTCAACTGGATGTAGCTCTGGAAGGACATCGTGTAACGACGGCCAAAATCACCCCAATCGAACACACCAGCAGCAACAGGATACCAATCGATAGCAGCCGCAACTTCTGTAACTTTGCAGTTTACAGTGAATTCGTTGTTATAGATGGGCTGAAGAACGCCACGGTTTACACCTTCGGCAACTTCATTTACCTGATAAAGCTCGTTCGAAGTAACTTCGAATTTCGCAGTTTCACCCCAACCAACCTGACGGATTTCCGCAAAGAACTGGTTGTAAAGCTTCGACGTAACGGAAGGAAGTGCGGAGTTAATATATTCGGAAATAACAACGTTGTAGTTGTCGCGAACTTCTGCATTTTTTGTAACGCGAGGATCTTTGAAAATTTCAACACCTTTTTCTTCGAACATAGATTCGAAACGAGTGCCGCTTACAGCATATTTCGCAATCGCAGCGTTGAGGATTTTGTTTCTTTCTTTATAGTCAGCAGACTGACCTTCGATGTTTTCACTGAACAACGCAAGGCATTCATCAAGAATTGTGTTGAAATCTGCATCTTTACGATTATAATTAAACATAGTCATCATAATAGTTTACCTCCTTAAATTATTTTACTTCGCAGAGGTAAAGCTGTTCATAACCAGCACCTTCCGCATAAGCCGACTGACCAACGGTAAGACCTTTGGAAGCAAGCACTTTGAGCTTAAGACCAGATGCAGGAGCACTCTGGCTGGGGGTAAGCAATGTGTTATTGGCTGTCGTACCAGCAAACTGACCAACAGTGGGAGCCGCTGTAAAGAGACCTCTACCCATCCACATTCTATCGCCCTTCATAAGTCTACGGCAACGAACCGCAATACCTTCACCAGCTTCAAGATCAACAAGTTTGTTACCAATCTTCATAATGTTACCCTGAACTGTCGATTCATTGATACCACCAAGGTCAACGATAACAACGTCATCAGAAGCAGCAGCGGGTTTAGTAGCCTTGTAGATGTTGTAGTCGGGCGTACCATATACATCATTTGTGTCAAGATCGCCAAGAACAACGAGCGCACCGTCGTGGATTTTCGCATACGCACCGTCGGCATAGAATTTAGCACTTACGCAATAGCTCTGAACATCTTCAGAAGCCATTTCAGCACAAGCAAAAACTTTAATAGCCATAATTTCTTTCTCCTTATAAAATATATTTTATAATATTTTCACGCGTAGCCTATCCACGCATAGAAAACAAATTTTTAAAAACGATTATAGTTTATAACCGCTTTATGTTTTAATAATTAGTCTTTAATACCTGCATATTTAGCAAGTCTTTCTGATCTCGTCTTTTCTCTCTTCGGCTCAACCGTTGTTTCAAAAGGCGAGTAGACGGGCATTGCATAACACCCTTCTTTCTTTTCTTCTTTCTGTCCCATTGGAGCTGCTTTAAACATAGCATACCCAACGGCACGGGCAATTTCTTCTTTAGAAGCATATTCTCCTTTGGAAGCTTTCATTTTAATTTCTTCTTTATCTTCGTCAATAAGCATTTTACCGGCCATCATTTCTTCTGCGGCGGCAACCATCTCTTTGCAGAAAATTTCAAAAAGTTTTCCTTCGGCGGTGCTCAATCGAGATTTAATATCTTCGTAATCTTTACAACCTTCGAGTTTTTCTCTGCACTCGCAAAGTTCTTTCTCGTAAGCTTCGCATTTCTCTTGTAATTTACAAAGATTTTCCTCATAAGAAGCGCATTTTTCTTTGAGCGCACAAATTTCTTCTTCGCTCATTTTACACTCTTCTGCTGGTTTATTTTCTGGATTGCAATCATCATCGTGATCATCATCATCGTGCTCATCGTCATCATTATGATCATCGTCGTGATCATCGTCATCGGGATGGTCATCATCATGATTATCGTCATCGGAAGAACATTTACCGTCTTCAGAAATAACGCTGCATTGCTCTTCGCCTTCTTTCGGTTTATCCGTTTCAGGATCTTCTGAGCACTTTTGCGTTTCATTTTCTTCGACAGGCTTTTGCTCTTCATAATCATCGCAGAAGTCTTCGCAAGCATAAGATTCTTCCTCATCTTCGTTCAAACCGAGATGTTCATAAATCTTTTTAAGCTTTGATAAAATTTCTGTTTCGTTATTTTTTTCGGCATAAGCTTTGGCAGAACCAAGACCGCCGCGATTATAAACAGCTTCATCGCCATTAATTTCCATTACTGGATATTTTAACTTTGAAACTTCACCATCTTCCCAGCCTTCACGAAGATCAAGAAAGATATCATCGGCGATTTCTTTAAAGTTTTCAGCTTCAACAACTTTTTTTCTCAAAGCCGTCTTATCTACCGAACCCCAGTCTTTATCAGACATAGCTTCTTTGGATTTATTAACTTTAATAGAACCCATTTCCATTTTTACCTCCTTGTCTTCATTATAATATTGATTATCATCTGCTATATCAATTTGTTGATATGCAAATGTCAACATTTTCTTTTGTTCATTAAAAGATTCATTTTCCTCTAAATCTTCTAATATTGAAAGGTGAGCATCTGGAATAGCTTCTATCACTTTTCGCCCATTTTTTGTGCCAAGAATTGTTACGCCGTTAAGGACAAACTCGTTAATTTGCAACACACCTTTCTCATCTTCTTCCGAATTTTTGATTGTGATTTCGACAGAAACTTTCTTTGTTCTGTCTTTTAATAATTTTCGTACTTGTTTATAGCAATATTGAACCCATAAAATACATCTGAATTTAATCCAATTCAAACCGTCTTTTTCAACAAGTTCAACAGGATCGCTTTCTCTAATTACACCAAGAATTCGTTCACCACTTTCAACGTTCCAAAATTGTTTATGTAATTCGTTATCGTAATCTATCTTTCCAGCATGGTCAACAAAGTCATCTTTTTGAAACAAGCCAACAATTGGCTTATTTTTAAAAGTCGATAACGCATTTTCCATACTTTCTTTTGTAAAGTGACTATTATTTCTGTTCGGGTTAATATCTGAAATAGCCCAAACTTCAAGTTCTAAGAACTCTTTGTTTAATATATCCCTGTATTTGAGCTGTTTGGAGTTCAGCTCAAATTTCATCGTTTTAATTTCGTTTTCCATCAGCCTAACCTCCTAAATGCCCTAATAACGCACCTGTAATTCTTAAAGATTTTCTATTTAAAATTTCTTTTACTTTATTCAAATCATCGCAGTCAACCGTAATAAATTCAGCAACAATAAATCCAACCATTAAACCCGCTTCTGTTTTTAACGCCTAACACATTATTTGCTTTGCGTTGTGAGATTTGAATAGTTGATAAGAAGCACCATCTTCTTCTTTTATATCATTCAAATCCATAATGCAATAAAAATTACGTTTAGCAAGATTTTTAAATAAAATTGAGAACATTGTTCTAGGTATGTTTTGGAAATCACCCATAACAGGAGAAGTCCAACTATTATCTTGTTCGTTGGTAATTGACATTTTTTGAAAACCCCTTCCCAAAATATCAGTACCACCATTATGATAAGAAAAGAATAAAGCTCTATCTGCTTTAGTTTCTCTTATAATACAAGAAAGCTATTGATCTATATATTCATTTATAGCATGATTACATTCTTCATCTAGCACTGTATGAATTGCCGGTCTTTTCACATCTTCAACAATTTCTCTTAATTCACTTTTAAAACTATCTCCAAAATCTTTCATTCCTTCTTTTACAGCTGACTGCATTAACTGCAAATTATTTTGAGCATTTTCTGCATTATTTTTTTCTGTGTTTTTCTTACTAAGACACAAAAACGTTATAATAAGAGCAGCCATCATGACAGGGTATATGCCGTATTGTATAATTAAATTAATCGTCTCTGCCATAATGTACTTTCCCCACTTTACTTTTTAATTTCTATAAAAGTAGTGAAGGTTTCCATTCTCGCATCAAACGATTTATAATTACCCTCGTATCTCTTAGCCATTTCAGCCCAGACATCTGCTTGTTTTCTATAAGGAACAAATCCAAGTAAAAACTCTTCCAATTTAATCTTTACTTCATAATCCTCATTAAACTCTGCAACTTCGATTGTGTCTATGATATCTTGTCTATACGTCTCACACATTAAAAGGTTATCTGCAAAAATAGCAGCTAAATCGCCTTCATAATCTTTGTCGTATCCGTTTATTTGCTTTCTAATCGGCCTTGAATCTAACCTAATCATTAAATCTGAAAGCGAATCAGCAAAAACAGGAAACTCGTGTGCAAAACTATGATGAAAAATATCGGCGGTAACTGGATATCTTGCATAATCAATATTATAAGCAAAATTATCTGTTTGAGCATTACAATCAAAAGATTTTCCAAGCAAATAATTCATTTTGTCATAAGTCTCTTTAGACATCTGCATAATCATCAATACCTCCTTCTTTGAATTTAATATATTTATTATTTTCTTTTATAAATTTGAAACTCTTACCACAAATCGGACAGAATCCGAAATATATTCTCGGTGTGGTCATTGTTGCAAATTCATTTTCAATTTGAATAGAGGTAGTTTTTGAATTAATTTTATGATTACATTCCATAATAATTAAACCTCCATATATTTTTCTGCACATTCTTCGCACAAAATTCCATCGGAATCATTGCCACAAATTACGCATTTACCTTTTTCCAATGACATTTTCACATAATCTCTCATATCACCAGTGTTTGTTCCTTGATCGATTGATTTTGCCGTATTGTCATTGTCAATTTCTGATTCTGTTTTAGAAGGTCTCCCGACCTTTTCTTTTGTCAAAGAATTATCGTTCTCTTTTGTGTCTACTCTGGTTTGTTGCGTTACTGTAACAAAATCACTATAAATATTTAACGATTTAATATATGCGTCAGTTGCCTTTACTTCGTGTAAATCCATATCGAACGCCGAAGCGATGCGTGGCATTAAGAAAGTAGCACCACCTTGCCACATCTCTTTCATACGTGCCACGTCATCTCCGAATGTAAATATACCACCCCAAAGATGTAATTTCCATTCATATTTACACCCGATAAAATGGTTTATAATATAATTTAATACAGATTCAAACTGTCTTGTAACATAATCCTCCTGCGCCTCTTCAAGGTATTGCGCAGCTTTAACTTGTGCCACAGAAGGTTTATCTGTTGCAGCAATCAAACCACCCATTCCAGCCATTGTAATTACGTTCTGCGTAGCTTTTGTAACAAGATCGGAACTGTTTGGCTGCGAAGGTAAACTTTGTAATTTGATATTTTTTAAGGGCAAACCAAGTGCTTCTACATTTGTTGACGTAATAGCATTAAAGTTGTTTACTGCACCAGTAATTTCTTCAATGCCGAAAATACTCTGGTTTGCACCAGGACGAGCATCTGCAATTGGCTCAATTTCACCAGTGAGTAACGCTGTTAAAGGCGTACTTGCAATCAAACCAGCCAAAGTTGCGTAGTCTGAAAGTTCTCTCAATTGTCCCAAAAGTCCAGTTGTATCTGGAATCTTCCAAGGGTGGGAAGCATCTGATGAAAATACATAACAAACTTCTTGCGGTAATTGAACCCAAAACATATAATCTGTTTTACGCCCCATACGAACAATTTGTTTGATACCGTTTGCATTATTATAATCGTAAAATTCTTCTGAGTTTAAAGAATATCTCACTACATTTCCATTTGGACCAAACTCACTCGGAGAAATAACCCCTTTATTGATCATATCATCGAAAATATCTCTTATATAAGGAGGATAGTAATCTAACGAGAAGACGGGATTTAAAAATAATAACATATTTAAACTTACCAGATACGTCTTTTCTCCGATCCCAGTAATCTTGATAAAATTATCTGGAAGTTTTTGCCAAGTGCAATAATTTACTTCCCCTTTTTCATAATCAACACTGTTTCTAAGAAGATAAGCCGCTTTACCAGCGCGTTTAACTTCTAAAGCCGTTGTTTTTAATGTTTTGACAACATCAAACGTTTGTATCCACTTTCTTACATATTTATCTTCTTTTTTAAAATCTTTTGAGTTATAATCTTTTGCTTCTAAATATTCCGGTGTAATATAATGTTTATAAAGAGGAACATCTGCTGACATTCTAATCATCTTATAATAAAGATATTGATTAAAAGACTCCTGCCACGACTGTCCCTGCAAAGCATTTTCACTACCGTCTGGATTTGATATTGCTTTATATAAATCTTCTTTACTAAGTTGTTTTCCTTGTGCAGTTAAGGTCTGTCTGAGTCTGTCTTCTTGTAAAAACGGATTATATTTATTCCAATCTACAATGCTTCCTTGCACGCCTTCTTTTGCATAATAACCATAAACTTTTTGATAAACAGAAGTTAAATCTCTGCGCAAATCTTCGACAGTAACAAAATTATCACCACTATCTTCCATACGCAGCTTCTTTTCTTCTTCGTTTACAACAGGTGTAGCCTGTACTTTCTTAGGTCTTCCGACTTTCTTCTTCTCCGTATTATTGGAACTCGCCATATACAGACCTCCCTTTTTATTATATTAATTTGAATAGGTATTTTGGATTTGGACCAAAACTATTTTTGTGCTACTTACACCAATACCTAATACAGAGGGAATTTATCCCTCTTTTTGTTCACAAGCAACTCTCTGTTTTATAAGATCTTTTGCTTTTTGAATATTTTTTTGCATATCCACCAATTCTTGTTGATGTTCTGATTCGAATTTTTTTAAACAACTTTCCGTATATTGTTCGTGAAACCAAGCAGAAACAAAATCGTTTCTGCATTCAACATCTTTTAAAGATAATTCTTTACAGTATACATCTGTTATTCCAATTCGTTTTAATTTCGACAAAAGCTTCTTTTTATCGATACTTTCGTCGTTTGACCATATATATAAATTGCTATTATCTGCAATCATATTGTCGATAAATTTAATCTTCATTATTTCGCTTAACTTTACATTACTTAAATCCAGAAATAATTCAAAACACATCTTAATTAATATCTCCTCGCAAAAGGATTTCTTGCACCCAAAAATGGATTAACTTTTTTCTTATATGCTTTACTGACTTGTCCTGGTGCGTGTTTATATAAAGCAGACATATCTTGCTTTGCATCATTGCCGCCGAGAGCGTCTTTTCTGCGTAATTGTGATAATAAATAACAGAAAGCTGCGAAACAGTACGCCCTATCATCGTGCATACGGCGTTCTTTTTCACTTGATAATCCATAACGGATATTTCCTGCTTCCGTCTTCGTTCTTTTAATCGACAAGACCTCTTCTTTCAAAAGATCAATTTCAACCAACGCTCTTCTTTCCTCTTTTGTTAAGTCAACCTCTTGTCCGTTTATAGTAAAGTTTTTAGAACCGAACGAATCTGTATAAGGAAATTTAACCAAATCCTGTTCGCACATTGTTGTTACCGCACTGTAAAACTCGTTTTTATATTTTGTTGCAGTATACAAATGTAAAACATCTCTTACGGCGAGGGGGAATTTATTTTGTTCCAAAGCAGATTTCTCATCTTCCAGGTCAATTAAACCAAAGTGTTTAATTCCGTATTCATCGACGAAATTCTGCATAAGAATATCCGAATATATATGTCCACCACCACCAGAACCAGGATCTATAAATATTGTTAAATTCTTATACTCTGGTGCATTTCCATTATAATCAATAATCAATTTCTTTAAACGCTCGACTTGTTCAACTGCTGTCAAAATTTTCTTTTCTCCGTTATTTAAAGATTCGATAAGATTGATACAGTTTACTATTCTCCCAGTCCAACCAACTCCGTCTTTTTTCGTAAGTTCTCCAATCAAAATAATTGAGTTATCTGACATCAAAGCAGGATCGAAACATAAAGCATATATTCTTTCTCCTGGCGCAACTGTGTTATCGTTGGCAAAAACGGGAAGATACTCCTCTTCGTTTCTCATAATAATAGTTCTATTGATAACAGCATCGTTACCACCAGTAGTATCAAATATATTATAATATTCTCTCAATGCTTTATATTCGTTTACACGCATAGCGTCATCAACAACCTGTTGGTTTAACAGTGGAGCATACGGCTTACCGCCTTTTGTGGGGTGTAACGGAATTTCGCAATTTATATCTGCGACAAACCAAGTGTTATCACCCATCATCATTCTCTTTGCGCCTTCTTTATAAATCTCCCATAAATACGAAGAAGTATCTTCCGCAGAAGACATATAAAGAAGTTGTGTCGGAATCATTTTTGGAATAACGTTCAAATCAATTTTTTCACCAGTTTTAAAGTTAGTATCTTGCGTTGCAAACGGTTCTGTTAAACTATAATATTCAGCAGAAATTTTACCAGCTTCATCATACACGCTCAAATGGCTTCGCATACCAACGGTTGTTTCTGGTTTACCAGCCAACGTTGTAATATGAGAACCATTATAAAGTTTCACTTCATGGTTTGATTTTTGGTGTGTGAAACCGTCAGAATTTGCTTGTAATTTCACAGTTTCATTCATAAATACGTCACTCGAACCAATAAGTGATGGTATATTTTTTTTAGCAATATCTTCCAACTTTTTAAATGTTGTTTGCGCCTGATTTGCACTCAAAGACATAAACCAACATTCAAAGGATGGGAATAATAATGCTTTTGCCATAGTATATAATGCACCCATCATGGACTTGCCCGCGTTACGAGAACATACCCATATCGCACGCTATTTAGTCCAAGAGTTCATTATAATATATTTTTGATAATCCAAAAGTGGAACTTTAAAAATCTCTTCTATAAACCACACTGGATTTCTTCTTCCATATTGAATTACTTTATTATATTTTTCAAAAATTTCAGCACGACGAGTAGTTACTTCTATTTCGGTAGAATTTTTATATACGCTTATCATTATACAACTGGTATCCTTCTATCTAATTCTTCTTTAACAGCTCTATCTATTTGTTCTTCGTTCAAACCTTTATCTTTCAAATCTTTTTTATACTCGTCTAATAATTCAGATTTTAAATGTTTTTCACGAAGTAATCTTAATTCTTCTGCTTGTTTTTCCATGGTTTCTCTCATTCGATTAATCATTATCGATTGATCTTTTATCATAGCAGCTTTATCAGAATCACTAAGTGCAACTTGTTTCGCCATTGATGAGGAACTTATATCCGCAACCTGTTTCATTGCCGCTACCGTATCTATATCGAATTTATTAACCGCCCCTCTATCATATCCTTTCTCGTTCATTTCTTTAATAATATAACCAAGTGAACCAGAACCTCTTGATTTTGCAGTGGCGTATTTTTCGGCAAATCCGTGGTCTTTTGAGAATTGAGTTACCAAGTTTGTTTCTTTTTGTTTAGTTTCAGATAATTCTTTGATCTCTTTTGTATGTTCGAGCATTGTATCTTTATCTGTTTGTAATTCTTGCAAAGCCTTACTAATTTTATCGATACGATGAAACGAACGAACAATTTCAATTGCCGCCTTTTGGCGAACCATATCGTCCGCCATTGAATCGTCAATCATTGTTACGAGGTCGTTTTGTAATTTAACTCTATCCAATAATTCCTCGTCTTCAAACGGATCGCAGTGAAAGACTGACAAAATTGTAATTCTGTTATTTTTATCTTCATCAGACATTAAATCTTCAACACTGTGTTGATTATGATATTTTACAACTTCCTCAAACATAATATTATCGGAATCGTAAAATGTCTTATCAGAAAGTATCAAATCTTCACGAACCGCCTTATTGTAAAGCAAGCCCCAGTGATAAGATTTTGGAACTGGAGTATTATCGTCATATTTATGTTCTTCTTCTATAACCCTGTGTGCAAGCTTATCATCGTAATAATAACCTGTATACATACACATACGATATAAAGCTTTATATTTATTTCCATGTGCCTCTTCGGTATATTGATCTATTAATTTTGCAAAACAATTTTCGCAAAACACAAAGTGTTTTTTGCCATTTTTATCCATCAAACCCCAGCCGCTTTTTGGATGAACGATGGGATAAGATGAGATTTTTCGTATTGCCCCGCACCCAAAACAACCACCTTGTTGTCTTACGGTGTTAAAATTCCCAAGAGGAGGGTATTTTTCAGAAGACAAACCATCTTCATCATCGCCAGCAGCATCATACTTTTTGTCTACTGGTGTTTTTTTAAAAATCATCTTCTATCCACCTTTTAATCTATTAAAATTATAACCCCTCATAAAGAGGGGTTATTTGAGGTTATTAGCCTAAATTTATATCATACAAACATTTAACAATTCTGTCTGCGTTTGTAAGGAATACGACTTGTTCTGGAGAGCCAGAAATACGCATATTGATACAATGGTCATCAACGCCTTCAAAACTGCCGTTTTGTATAATTTTTACATTATCGATGGTATTATACGCGTTATGATGTCTATGTCCCATAATTATACCGTCAGGTTTTCTTCCCAACATCATTGTAAGTCGTGAGGCAACGCCCTTTTCTGAGTCTTTATCTCCGTGGGTTATATAGAATAATCTTCCCGCACGCGTTATAATACTATCTATAGTAGAATCAATCGAACAATCTTCATACACTTTTACATTTGGTCTATTCATAAACATAACATTCAAATAAAAAGGAATTAAATCGTCGAGTTCTTCGCCTTTTAAATGATCTTGTTTGTTCGGAGAAATTCTTGAGTGATTTCCCGAAACACTGTTTACCTGAATTCTTTCAAACAAATTAGAATCATCAAGTGCTTTAATAAAATCGCCAATAAGCAAAGAAGCAATTTTCACTTGCCTAATAACGTCTTCGTTGTTTTGCAAGCGCATATTAACATGAATTAAACCACTAATATTATCACCGCCAAGTGCAATATAACAATTTTTACACTTGTGCAATTTTTGAATTTTTAATATTTCAGCCAAATATCTATCAAGCCTTTGTTTTAAAATATCAGTATTAAATTTGTTCCAGTAATTATCACACACCATTCCAGTATGTAAATCACTCAAACAAACAACCATATCATCATCATATGTTTCTTCTGGAAGAATATAAGTACCACTATCGTATGGTTTAACTTCTTCTTGAATTACTCGACGGACCAAATCAACAAAAGATTCCTTACGCGCTTCCTCTCGAATAATTCTCATGTAATCAATACGCTCGTCGCGCATTTTGATTTTTGCTTTTTCAAATTCCCGAAGCTTAACAGTAATTTCTTCTTGCGACAAAGAAGAATTATCACTTTCCTCTTTCGCGATTTCATAACCCTTATTCATTCCTTCGCAAAAACGCTTATAATCAGTACGATACTTTTTTTCTGAATAACTTCTATCAGTTTCTTCATTGATTATATCAGCAACTTCCTGCCAAGTTAAATTCTCGTCTTCACGCATTGAACAAATACGAATTGTGTATTCATCGGTATTCTCGCCGTCTAACATTTGAAATTTTTCTTCAATCATTACTTTTATCTCCTTTTAATCTCAATCCACCAGACGGCGGAAACCATTTGTAAATGGAGCTTCCACTCGGACTTGAACCGAGAACCTGCTGATTACAAGTCAGCTGCTCTGCCAATTGAGCCATGAAAGCAAATCGACTCCGCGTGGTCCGCTTATCTTATACGCGTGCGGAGTTCTGTTATTTTGAAAGAAACGTTTTATTCACATTTTGTGTTTTCTATTTCTTTACTCATAAAGGAGAGGGGAAATGGTTACTGAATTTTTTTCTATGAGCAATCAAAGATGTGTAGTTTTTTCGATTTTTTAAATCTATTTTATAACACTTTTCACATAAACACGTTTGTGATCTAGAACTCGGTCGAAACTTACTTCCACAATTCTCACAAGTTTTAATAATAGGAAATAAATATTCCAATTCTTTTACTTGATAACCATTCCATATCTTGCAAACGACTTCACCGTTCTTAAACTCGTGAATATTGAAATATCTGCTCGTTTCCCAACAACCTTCAATATCATCCCATTCCTTTGTTTCAACCATCTCGAATATCTCGTTTTTAATTGCTTCTTGTGTCATCGAGTAAGAAAGGTTTTCGGTAATATCCTTCGTTTTCTTTCCGATATATTTCGCGAAAAGACCGAGATTGATTTCGCTTAATCTGAAATTGCTCGTCATTTTCGCATAAACCAAAATCAATAACAATAATTGCTTCTGCCAAGTTGCTTTGACATCACATTTATTTATTCTGTCAATTTCTTCCTGATAAATCGTTGCAATATTTTGTTTGTTTAAACGAACGGTCGAAGCGGAAGTTTTCCACTTATTCCAAAAAACACCGAGATATTCACCCTCGGAAGATTTTTCGTGTGCTGTTTCATAAATCGGAAGCCAAATTTTATATGCTTCGTCTTTATCTTTTCCCTTCTTCTTTCTTAAATAATATAAGAGCCAAGCATCCTATTTATTTGTACTTAATTCGGGAACGTAAGATTTATTATTCAGCATATATTTAATTGCTTCTAACTTATTCACAATCTCCATAAACCAACCTCCTCATTCGTTCTTTGAAAGTATCGTCGAAGCAGCTCCACGAAACTTCCTTTCCAACAACTCCATTATCAATATGAAAAGTTTGCGTTGGTTTTTTGCTTCCGCTTACACGAAGTTGAATTCCATATTTCAAAACTGGCGGCAAATCTTCGCATTTCAACTTTTCAATACCAGATAATTCGCGCAATTTATCTATATCATAACTATCCCAACCACTCTCGTGCATATTCAATTTATGGAGCGCATAAAATGAATAAAAGAGTGCTTTCATATCTTTATTTTCAATTGTTTTTATGAAATCATCTTCTTCTTTATAAAACTTTATTAATTTATGTTCTTGATTTTCAACATTTACATAATTATCGTAAAGTTTATTCAAAATCTTTACTTTATAATCTCCGTCTGGCAACGAAGGTAAAGATTTTTCAAATTCTTCTTTATAATTTGTAAAGATTTCTTCGAAGTTTTCATCCTCATGTTTTTTAAATATATCATATACATCTAAAATTTCTTTTTCCATTTTTTTATCTTTCATAAAAGAAAACCTCCTTTATTCATAATACATTATAACATATTATTAAATATTTGTCAAGTTAATTCAAATGATTTTAAAAAAATATTTAAAAAATTTTCTAAAAATAACACAAAATCACTTGACTTATTTTTAAATATATGTTATAATCAACACAAACTAAATAGGTCCACGTTGACCAAGGGTAGCAAAAATGTTTATCTTCCCTTTCAAAAGTATCGGTTTGCTTATATAAGTCCCGAATACAAAACTAATTGGTGTTGCGAGCCTGACAAGAGATATTCGCTCGGCTAATGAATAATTGCCGTTAGAGGACCGTGGTTCCCAAACTATACCTCAAATAAAAAAGATGGGAGGAGGAATTACTTAAAATTTAAGTAATGTGTCTGTGAAAAGATAATCGTGATTATAATAATTTAAATTATAATCTATATTATGGGCAGAATGTAATGAATGATTATCTTATTTTCATATTTCTAATTTTAATTTCAATTCTATTTTTGTTTTTGGATTTGGAAATATGAACTTCGAAAATTTTTCGAAGGAATTATTGGGTGGGTTTTTCTTTGGGT